ATTAAAAATATTAAAATAGTACATATTAAATAATAAAATAATAACTATTAAAATATTAGATAATAATGGATTTTATTTTAGATAAAGTGAATAATATTATAATTAGGTCATTAGATGATTTATATAAATTTATGAATATATTTTTCAGGCCAAATTTATCAGAAAACATAACAGTAATGAATAATTTAAAGGAGAATGCGCCATCATGGTTATTAATATTGTCTACTATTTCTATTATTTCTTATCCAAACATTTTATTAGGTGTAATAACATTTGTGGTATTTATATTTATTGCTTATTTTTATCATGTAGTGGCGCATGTAAATAAAAATATTTTTTCAATAGTACATCATTATCATCACGAAAACGACAATTTCTTCTCGCATTTTATTCAGATAATTCTTGAGTTATCGATACCATATCCATTTGTAATGCTGTCATATTTTTTTGGAGTAACTATATTTGATCCTTGGATAATTATTTATTTTATGTTGTTTTATTGCTCGGTTCATAATGTTAATTATTCAATATTTAAAGTAAATGGTGTACATCGATTACATCATACAGAGGTGAATTTAAATTTTGGACCAGATGTATGTGATGTAATGTTTGGTACAAAACATAGTAGCGAAGACTGTGTGGAAAATACGAATCATTATATTCCAAATATAATAGTTATTACAGCTATTGTCCTTATATTAAAGTATGTATCTAGAACAGAATGGGTAAAAGATAGTTTACTAGTAGGGCTAGTAACATTACTGTCTTCAGGTATTATATTACTGTTTTTTTCATCTATTATTTTATGGCATTTAGAGTGTAAAAAGTATAATAATAAGATAGAAAATAGGTTGTGCGGGGAAGGAACCATGGAGTGTGTCGCAAAAGATACACCTATCGACACATTCCTCCCTCAAACATGAAATTATAAAAATAATGAATTATTTTGTTATTTTTATAATTAATCTAATGAATATATAATATAATATAAAAATATAAATATGAGTAAAATAAATGCCGATTTAGATAAAAGATTAAAACATACCGAATCATGTTATACTTTTGAAAAACTAAATTATGAATCTGGGTTATTAGACTCAAATGTAGATGTTACATATATTATTCATTTAGAGAATAGCGGACGTTATGATAATATAATTAAACAGCTTGAAAAAACCAAACCTACAAAAATAGTTTATATATTATTGAATAAGGGTTACAGTAAATGTAATAAAGTGGGAGTTAAAAATTCGGTTGATGATTTAACAGATTCTTATTTACAAATATTTAAACATGCACAAAAACAAAACTTTGGTAATATTCTAATTCTTGAGGATGACTTCATTTTTAGTGAAAAAATAAAAGAAAAAGAACATATCACAAATGTTAATAACTTTCTTGAAAAAAAGTCAGGTGATAATTTTATTTATTTTTTAGGCGCTATTCCATGGTTGTTAGTACCATATGATTCGTACAATTATAGATGTATATTTTCAACAGGAACACATTGTGTAATTTATAGTAAATCACATCGCGATGACTTTTTAGAAAATTTTAATAGAAAAATGCTCATAACTGATTGGGATGTTAACTATAATATTAATTTAACAAGTAGGTTCATTTATTATAAACCACTATGCTACCAAGTATTTGGCGATACTGAAAATTCTAAAGCATCTAGATTCCAAAATAAATATTTGTCTTTCATGTCTGATTTATTTATATATTTTAATTATAATATTATTTTTAGAATGTTAGGTATAGATAAAAATCCTGAACCAGGATACTCCATTTTATATTTTTATTCCAAATTTATATTTTATATTGGTCTGTTGTTTTTAATATACTTGCCTTTCCTTATAGCATATGGTATAAAAAATTTTTACACAATAAAGCACTACTGTATTCATGTCATAAATACTATTAGAGGTCACCCTTCATCTTAGTATGTTCGTTTTGTTATATTTTACTCTATTCTATTTTACTCTATTCTATTTTACCCTATTCCATTTCCGATGTTTATATGCTTTCCTCGTTTTTTTCTTAACAACTTTTCGTCTCACACTTCTTCGTATATTACTATATTTTCTCCCGCCGTCTTGGAGAGCGTTTTGAGTTACAAATGCTAACCTTTTTTCTAACTTAGCATTCGGGTTGCCTGATAACAATTTTGATACGTTACTATAATTAGTTTCTTTGAGTGTATCTATTTGTAAAGGATTTGTGTGACTATATAACTCAAAAATATAACGATGCTTGCCTGTTTTGGGAGGAGGAGAAGGCTTATAATAATCTTTTATAGACTTACCATCGCTTATATTAGTACTATTTATTGGTATATTTATTACTAACCAATGAATAAATATTCCTTTCACAGAATCAGGATCATACATAATAATACTTGAATATTGCGTGGGATTTGGGTGTATAGTTACACTAGGCTTGTTTATGGTTTGATATAAAGGCAACTCTTGGTATGGAGGGTTTTGAGATGTAATTTGTATACTATTATATATTATTTCCATTTATTATATACTATATATGTATATGATAAATTTTAAAATGTCAAAATTAATTAATTTAATGAACTAATAAGATAAAAATACTAGAACACTATATGCTCATCTATCCATTTTTTAATTCTACCATTTGTCGGTTCAAGTAATTTATTTAATCCATCAATATAAATATTTGCATCTATATCACTTTTTATCATAATATTTAAGGTGTTGTATATAATATTATATATTTCTTGGGTGTATATATCCGTTATACGAATAAATACATCATCTATATTCTTTATCTCTGGTGAAGAAATATCTGAAGAAATATTTTCATTTGTTATACTATTACCGCTATCTCGTTCTAACATAGGTTCATGATCGCGTTCATATTCGGGAGAATCATCGTGTAATATTTTTTGCATAATTTTTGTCTTTTTTTCTTTGTCTTTCTCCTTTTCTCGTTTTGAAGACATAAAAGATGTGGATGATACAACTGACGCCCCTCCACTCTGCGAGGATGAAGATATCGGTTGAGATTGTAAACTATTAGATGTATGAGACGCAACAGATGCGTGAGAATTAGGTAAATTCTGTAATTCATAATTCTCGAACCGTTTTTGGTATAATAATTCATTGCTTTTTTGCCCTTTGCCATCACTTTCTAAAATTGTTTTATACATTTGTAGTGTGTGTAATATGTGTATTTTGTCTGTTTGACTATATGTTCGGATTAAATTTCCTATTCCAGATTTAGCTAGCTCAATAAGAAGGTCATATAATTTTTTGTTATCCGAGTTAGGTTTCGAGTCATTTAAAAAGTGATAGAACTTTTTGAATCTATAAAAAATATTAAACAAATAAAATAAATCTTCCTGAGTATCATTATTGTACCATCTTATTACGGGCTGTGAGTAGTTAGGAATCTGTATCTGTAAAATGTTATTATGTATTGTTAATTTTGTCCCAATTGGCGCAAAAGATAGATAACCTATTTGTAAAATTGCTTGAAGTGGCTCTAGTATCGTCTCAAATCTCTCTTTTTTTCTTTTTGTTCTTATTGTACTGTAAATAAAGTTTATCGTTGACTGCATAACTTTTTTACCTTGTTCTATCTAAAAACAAATACTATATAGTAAATACTACATATATTTAAATATAAGTATTAACAAATATTATTAAATATTAACAAATATTATTAAATATTAAAAAAATATTATTAAATATTAACAAATATTAATATATTATAAATAAATATTTATAAATAAAATACACTAGAATATAATATGGATAAAATAGAGAACATTGGTGATAGTAATCTTACTTCTGGTACTAAAAAAAATGTAGATGGTATTATATTAGTATTATCTTGTCAAAAACATAAAAATACACGACTAAAGGAATTTTCGTTGAGTAAAACTAGTTATAATAATTGGCAAGTAATATATGTAATAGGTGATTTATTTTTAAAACAAAATTATGTTTTAGATGGGAATTTTTTATATCTAAGATGCGAAGATTCATATTTACACTTATTAAAAAAACTAGTGTTAGCGATGAAAGCGGTTAAAGAACTATTTATTATTAAAGAAGGTATTTTAAGATGTGGTGATGACTTGATTTTTAATGAAAACAATTTAATTAAATTCATTAAGTCTAAAAAAGTAGATTATTGGGGACAATCATGTTTTAAAAAAGGTTATAAATGTATTGATAAAAATAGTTTAAAAAAAATAAGAAATGATCCCTTTATGATGATGTATTATAATAAACACAAAGAAGATTTTCAAAATCCTCAACATGGTATACTGTATATGAATCTGTCATCTCTTTCAAAATATACTACACGTCCTAATATTTATGGGGCAGCTGGTGTTATTTTTTATTTATCAAATAAAGCGTGTGATATTATTATTCATCATATGGAAAGAATAAATTTTAATATATTTAGCTTTGATACATTTACTGGAAGTTATCCATATACAATCGAAGACTGTGGTGTATCATTTATATTGTACTACAATGGTATTGAATATACCGATGGACAATTCTTTTATGATACTCCACATGAAAATACTATTGCTAAACACACAAATAAATATAAATAAAATTTAATTATAGATAATTTAATTATACAAAATTTAATTGTAGATAATTTAATTATACAAAATTTAATTATAGATAATTTAATTATACAAAATTTAATTATAGATAATTTAATTATACAAAATTTAATTTGTAATTGTATAATTAAATTTATATAAAACCCATTATATTTTATACTATAATATACTATTCTACTTCGAATTATTTGTATCAATATTGATGATGGTCTCAACAGTATCAACGGTCTCAATAGTCTCGTTTGTATTCATAGTTTCATTTGAAGTTACTTCATTTAGAACAGAATCTAATTGTAGAGGAGACTCTGGAGACTCTTGTGACTCTGGCGACTGTGGTAACTCGGCTGACAATGTATTTGATTTATTTTTATTATACGCACTCCCTAAACCACTATATACACTATTTGTAAAATTAGAACTTTTACCCTTTAAAAAAGCATTATTGTTATTATTTTTAAAAGAAGAAATAGGTGTTCCATCGTCGTATATATTTGATAAAAAAATATTATTAGAAGAATATAGTTTAACACACGAAATATCATGTTTCTCGCACCATGATATAGATTTTTGTATATGTTGTTTTTTCATAGAGTCAATTTTATCATAATTATTGCGATTTGATATAACATTTAATGTTGTAATTATATTCTCTAACTGTCGCTGACCTAGTACTACATTTATTTCCTCGATTTTATTTAAGAAATAGTAGTCATGTTCAATATTTAATATACTCTGAATATCATCTTGTGTATCTAGTTTTGAAAATTCGTTACAGAATACTTCATATAATTCCGATGAATCGTCTAATAAAAAATTCTTACATACAATATATTTCTCCGAATTTGCTAACCTACTTGTATACGGTTTTGTTATATAAACTTCGCTATATAAACATGATAGTAAATAAAGCATATCTACAGTAAGTTTCGAGAATATATCAAATATTTTTAAAATAAAATGTCCACCCTTTTTCTGCATAGTTACAGCATATATAATTTCGGCAACTAGCAATTTACTAACTAATTTCTCTTGTTTATTAAAATCGTTTGAAACATCGATTCCTCCATCAGCTGTAATAATATCCATTGAATTCATGAATTGAGCTTTACAATATTTATAATTTTCTAGTTTCAAAATATCACCTGTTCCGTCTTCGCCGTTTATAATTTTAACATTTGTGTTATTTTCTAAAAATGTGTTGCTCTTTTTCCATCCTGGACACCCAGGGTCGTCATTTATAAGCGTCATACCATAGTATGTATCGTTGATATTTTTACGCATATATGAAGTCGCTTCAATAAATCCGCCTGGACCCTCAGCTAGGTGGAATGTTTTTATAGTTGATGATCCTGCTAAATTATTAAATGAAGAAGGGTATATATTTTTTATTTCTCCCAATTTGAACATTTTCCATAATTCTATCATTTTATAAAAAGACCTTGACAGTGGCTTTAATTTACTTATTGATATTTTATTACCCGGTATTAAAGTATGAATAAATTCATAAGGATTTGTATATTTTTTAATGTTATCCCATGCTTCGGATGAAACCTCAATTTGTTTTTTAAATTTGGATAAATAGTCACACAATGAATATGATATATAACACGATGTAGGTGTCAGTATTTGTTTCGATGTTGGTTGTGATGAATATAGTGGTGTCTCAATAGAAAAAGAAATTGAATTATGTATTTTGGGATTTTTAATTGATATTAAATTATAATATGACATAAAGATAGTTATATGTATCTAAAAAATAATATTTAGATTGTTTAATTATTATTATTAATATTGCTGTTAATAATATTGCTGTTAATAATATTGCTGTTAATAATATTGCTGTTAATAATATTGCTGTTAATAATATTTCTGTTAATAATATTGCTGTTAATAATATTGCTGTTAATAATATTGCTGTTAATAATAATAATAATACTAATGTTATATTTTTTATCAAAGTAAATGCTATTTCGATAATTTATTTATCATCCGTTTTTGGCTTACTAGATAATAAAGCAAGAGCAGAAGGATTCAACTTAATGGACCCTATTTTTGACGATGATGTTTTCTTCTCTTTTACATCTTTCGATTTATCAGCTTCACTTGCCACAGCGGTCGCCTCTATTGCCTTTGCTGCTTCCTTTTCTTCTTTGGTCGATTTTGCCCTTTCTGTCGAAAGTTTCAACGATGACTCTTTCATTCCTAATTTTGACTTTTCTATTATTGCAGCAGCAGCACCTGGTTCGGTAGCAACCGCTCCTGTGCTTGGTAGTTTAACAGCTGAAAGTGCCGATTTTTTCTTTAATGTAATACCTACCGATTTATCCAAGTTTTCTAAATCTTTATCACTATATCCCTTTACACCTACACTAGCATCAGCACCTACACTCTTACCCTTACTAGTTTTCTCCTTCGTCTTTGATCCAAATAACTTCGAAAATTTCGTATCTGCTCCCTCCAATTCGACAGCCGACAATCCTAAACTTTTACCCTTTTCACCTAATAATTTCAATTCGGATTCTTTTGTTGGTCTATACGACATTTTCCCCTTACCTAATCCTGCGCTCTCACTCTGACCCTCCTCAAGCATCAACTGTGACGCAATCATTTGGGCTGTCAATGTATCCTTGCGATTCATTTTCTCCTGAAACACATGAACACCTGTAACACTCTGGAAAACATCCTCAACGTCAACACTCGCAATCTTTTTAAATACGAAATAACGGTTATAAAATGAAATCTGTTTCTCCTTAGGTGTCATAAGAGGTGCTGAACCGTACCTAGACTTTTGCTTAGGGTCTTGCTGTATTTCGCTATCCATGACTGTGAATAACTCAGAGAACAATCCGGAACTATTTGGGATTCCTAGTTTAACTGCTTCATCACGCTTGAGCAATTCAAAACCGTAGCTTTTCATAAGTTCTGTAAAATATGTAAAGTTCACTAAATATTCCTTGATTGTTTTGTTGATTGAGTCCTGATAAACATCAACAGCATATCCTACACAACTAATATCTGGATCATATGTTGTCTGGCTATATTCTTTTGTAACCTCCCAAATTTTATCACCATCGATACTTAATCCAATAGACTTCCCCTTTTCTAAAGAACGAAGAGCATGAAACATTGACGCACCATCATAACAGGTTCCGATAAAATATCCATCTACTTTGGTACACTGACTTACATTTTTAATAAACTGGTTTAATTTTTCTATATTTTCGAAGAAGTAATGTAACGCAAATTGACATGACGAAATATTGAAGCCGTCGGCCGCTTTTCCATATTGACGGTAAACACCCTTCCCTAAAATGGACTCATCTTTTGGGCCATCGTTAAATAAAGCGCGAACGATTTCCTTTCCCTTCTCGGTAAACATTGCGTCACCAGATTTAATGTTCACACCACTATTTCCGTTTACAAAGAGCGCATATGGCATTGAGTAAAACTTCTTTCTATAGTTTAAGAACCGCGCGCATGCTCCATCAAGGCGGTTCTCAATATTATCTTTCGACAAATCTATACCAAATACGAATGATAATTTAGCATCAATCCATTTAGGAAAATCGCCGGCTTTTCCCACGGCATAGTCAATAAGAGTATTTCCTTTCGCAGCTGTTTTGGTAATAAGCATCTTTTTAACGAATAGGTTATGAAAGTCGCGCATTGCACGTGTCTTATTGTCACCGCTAGACTTGTTATAATACACATCATCGTCGGCTAGTTCGTCGGGTATATTTTGACCTGTTGTTATCATTCCTGGGGTAATAGGATTATGAATCGAGTACCAGTTACTGTTAGCGACATGGTAAGCGTTGCCGTAATTTTTAATACCGCGTTTATATTCGGCGGTTTTATCATAGCGAACGCGTTCAGCGACCCATCTCCAGTGTTTTGGACGAGAAGCATCATAACTAAATTCTACGATTGTTTCATCGTCGAATATTTCATCTTGGCTTGTAAACATTTGTAAAACACCGTTTTGATCTTCGCGGAGTGGGATGTTACATATGCATGCTTCAGGGTCATAAGGGTTAGTTGGATAAAATGGGGCAGGTTTATAGCCTTCGCCTGTATCAACATCACCGGCATGAGGTAATTTATCCTCTATAACAGCAGCACAAGGATTAATATAACCGTGTTTGCGTTCATCATATCCAACACGCAAAATGATTGTTTTATATTGTTGAAGCTGTTCACTTTTCATATTATCGATACCATTTTCGAATATATTGCCAACAGCATCGGTGCCATTTTTATTCTTTTTAGTTGTAATTAAGAAATCTATTGTGTTTTGATTGAGAGGTTTCCATTTAAATGACATATCCCAGGTTACTTTGTAAAGTGGACCGGCAACGCCTACTTTGTTGCTGGCGACGCCGGTATTACAGGGCGTAAATATAAGACCGTCAGTTTCATATTCAAATATTCCTGCTTTTTGACCGGATATAATAGAGTTAGCACAAGCAAATATGTTTTTGTCAGCGGAGGCGATTTGAAATTTTTTCACATTAATTTTGATAGGAATATTGTCACCGTGTATGACAGGGTGAATACTCATTTCATTCACAACCTGTTTAAGTAATAACAGTCGCGATTCTTCATTACCCTTTCTAGCTCCGCGAGGCAATTCTTCTTCGCGAAGTTCCATATTTTTTTTCATTGACGACCGTGCACGTGCGCCTTCGTGAATATCTGCTTCGGATTCAAATTCTTCTTCACCTAGCATTTCGTCTACAGCAGCGCTTGCCCTTTTATCAGCATCAGATGTAATAACAAATGCGTTGCGTCGAACATCTCTACCGTTAATAAAGTATATATCAAAGGCAGCGAACAAATTAATATATTCTCCATTTTTATTGTGTATAATATGTTCGCCGTCAATAAGTGTATTATATATACGTTCTTCGTGTGAAACGGTACCGGTAAATTCAAAATTCATATTTGTGTTTACTAAATATATGCGACCTGTTGGGCAAATATATAACATTTTTCTCATACCGTCTGCTTTATCTGTTACAGTATAATTATTTCTAATATTAGGAATAGAGCAGTCATCATTTATGGGCGCAATATTTAATACTTGGAGTGTATATGAAGAAGGGCCGATAAAATGATTAGGTGTTAAGTTGATAGTTTCTGGGTCGCTGAGTTCTAAATCGCGTTCTGAACCTCTTGCACCTTTATCCGATTTTGATTTAAGTTTATCTCTTTTTTCGCTAGGGTGTAATAAATAATAATAGTCCCTTTTTGTTATATTAAGTTCATCATAAGATACTGGAAAGTTTGTACCCTGAATTCCTGCCAATATTATTTTAATACCGGTTCGCAACGTATCGGCGACTACGACAGCGTTATTCATTTTTTTGCCGATACCGACGAGAGAGTTATCCATTTCAATCTCAATCTCGTATTTGGGTTCACATTCGGTTGTTTTGGATGCTTGGAAAGAGTATTCGGGTATAAGATGTCCATCGCGGCGGTGTGATTCTTTGACAACCGATATATCTACGTGAAATGGGTAGTTATCGTGAATCAAAGTTGTGCGGTTAATATGGCGGAAAATCTTTTTCTCTTTAATCCATGTAGATAGGATAGATTGCCCGAGACTGGACGTGATAGGTATCAACTTTTCCTTTTGATAACTAAGGCGAAAATTGAAGTCATCAAAATTGACGGGTCGTATAATTTCAGAGCCCTCTTTTGCTTGTGTTTTTTGAACAAAGCGGTAGTTGATATCTTCTAGGCGGTCATTTCTACAGTATTTTTGGATGTTACTTAAACCGTAAATTTCTGTTCTAATATTTGACAATTTTGTTTTGCCTGTGCCGATATCTGTGAATTCTGATTGAATTTTGAGACAGTATTCTTGTGATTTTACAATTTTGAAACCGGTTGATAGTAACTTTTTGACGACATTATCAAAGTCATCTTTTGTAATTTCTTTGACGCCTCTTGTTCCGAATTTTACTTCAAGTTCTGATACACCATCTTCTTTTTTCAAAATGTTGTCTAAATATTTTTGTGTCATGATATTAAACATTTCCTTGGGATTGGGATTTGGATTTGATCGAGACATATCTCTATCTGCGTTGTATATATAATCCTACTATTATTTTAAATTGTAATCAATTTTATATTACAATTTAAAAATAATCATAGTTGTAAATGAAAAAATAAAAATAAAAATAAAAGTATTAAAAATATAAAGTCCGCGCAATTATAATTTCTGTAGGATAGATGAATACAATTCCGCTTTTGTTTTCTTTTTGTTTGTTGTTTCGCAAATAACATCAATCTCAAGTTTAGAACATATATTATTTAGATCCTGTACTGAGTATGCAGTAATAGGGCGAAGAGGTTTCTCGAGGTTATCGAGTTTCCAATATTTTTCTTTCGTTTTTTCTATATATTCGGAATGTTTGCTCAATGTTTCGGTTGCTTTTATGTCAACTGGTAGACAAATTGAATAATTATTTGTTTCCGCGTTGTATTTAATAATATGAATAGGTTTTTCTATACTCGAAATCATTTCATAATATGTATTTTTATATACGTAAAAAATATTCAAATTATAACATAAGCAAAGGGCATATAATGTTTTAGCATTAATATTATTATGACCAAGAAGACCAGATTCAAAACATGTCTTTGATATTTTATGTTCTTTTAAACAGGATTTACCTTCTCCCTTTTTTACTTTCTCAATAGTTTGAATTTTAAACTGTTGTTCAGCTGTAAAATAATTCGACTCGTATTCATAAGAAGCAAAACCATTATAAATAATATAAAAACACCAAAAAAGTGAATTAGATTGAGATGGAGTAAAATATTCTAATTTTGTATTTTTTACTTGGTGTGCGTCTTCATGCGGATCTTCGTGTGTATCTTCGTGTGTATCTTCGTGTTCATTACTTATTACTGTAACAATATTTTTATCATACACAATATCAGTAGTAATATTGTCACGTGTATTTTTATTTTTACTTTTACTTGTATCCTTGCTTGTAGTAGGTGTAGGTGTAGGTGTAGGTGTAGGTGTAGGTGTAGGGGGGTCCATTGTAAAATTCTGACAATTTTTTAAAAAACATTCTGATAACATTATATTTTTTAGTTCTTTAATTTTTTCTTCCATTTTGTTTATGGTTGAAGCATATAAATTATATTGTTCAGTCATATTTGTAAATTGTTTTTTTACAACTGAATTCAAAGATGATGCTACTGATTCTTCGCCGTTTATATTTTTTGTTTTTTTTAATTCATGGGATGAAGATGAAGATGACGATTGTGACATTTTATTAAGATTAAGATTAAGATTAAGATTAAGATTAAGATTATGAATTATTGAACTGTCTAGATGGTTATGATATACTTATACTAAAACATGTCTTTATTATAGTTTGAATATTATATATGGATCTAGGTGTTTCAATATATAATATAATATAAAAAATCTATGTAAAGAATGAAGTAACAATTTTTTCTTTTTCTTTTTCTATTTCGTTTAGTTGGTCTTCTTGCTTATTTACATAACTTAAATATTTGTAAACTTTATCTAAAATAGGCGAATCTACATATGTCAGATTAATAAAAATGCCATTTTTATTTTCATTAACTAACACTCCATTGTCGTTAAATATTCTTAATATTTCTATTTGATGAAATGTATTAGTGGATTCGATTCGTTCTTTTAAAAATTTAAGAGAGTCTACGAAATATTTGTTATCTGATACATATTTTTTTGTATGATATAAAGATGTTATATTTTCTACGGGTTCCATTTATACTTTAATAAAAAAATCTTTCTATATATTTTTATTTCAAATTTATATTTTAGTTGATCTAAATAAGAATCTAAAACTAAATATAAAATCTACTATATTTTTTCATGTGTCTACATTGCTCTTAATTGATTTTTTTGATGCTTTGGGCTCTTTGGGTGCCTTTGGCTCTTTGGGTGCCTTTGGCTCTTTGGGTGCTTTAGGAGCCTTGGGGGCTACTGACGGGTTTGTGGCTGATGTAGATGTAGATGTAGATGTAGATGTAGATGTAGACGAAGACGAAGAACTAGAACTAGAACTAGAAGTGGTAATAATTTCACCAATAGAACCAAAATCGGTAATTGATGAAGATGTCATTGTAACTGATTTTTTTGGTGTTTTCAAAGAAATGCGCTCTTTTTTCGGGGAAACTAATTCTCCGATGATTTGAATAAATTTGTCGTTCATTTCGAAGCGTTTGCCGATAACGCGCACTGATATTTTATCACCTTCTTTGATCGTATTATAATAAGTATTTTGTGTAAGCATACTATAGTCTCGCGAGATGTATACAATGACGGGTAAATATTTGTCGGCTGAAATTGCGCGAATCCCAGCTTGTGTAATATTATTTGCGATACAGTTAATGGTAGAATTTTCGCTAGGGTTACAAACAAGACACTCGATTACTAGATTGAATTGTACATTTTTAGCAACTATTTTTCCACACTTAAAGTCGACAATTCGGACAGTTTCGGGTTTAATAAACCCTTCTGAAATACATCTGCCTTCAATACAACTGACAAGAGTGGTATGTAGAAGAGCAAGAATATTGCTTCTGCTAGAGGCATGCATGTTAATCAGTATAAATGGTATTAAAATATCATGGTTAAATTGTGTCAATGTATATAAACCATCGTCGTCGTCTTCTTCGCGTGTGTTATTTGTATTTATATCTTCTTTATGAATATTTCTATCATGAGTGTTCGTATTTTTACTTGATACATCTGACGAAGGGGAATCAGACGAAGACATGATTTCATTTTTAAAATTATAGTCGACTGATCCCAAACAGTCTTCCCCTCCTTCACCAGAACTATCAACCTCTATAAATTTGGGGTTAATTGTAATAGTTGTAGTATTTGTAGTAGTTGTCGTAGAAGCGGTGGCATTCTTTTTAGACCGACCCCTTTTTTTAGGTTCAACCACAGTAGAAGTGGTGGTGAAAGTAATAGGTGAATGTTCGGATGTAGAAGTAATTGTAGACATAAAGACGAGTTGAGTTTTTGAGGTACTTTAATATATTAATTTATCTTTATAATAGTTTCAATTTTATTTTATATCGACAATTAAATATAAAATAAATAATAAATACCAAATAATACAAATTAAAATAATGTAATAAAAATATTATCTGTTTTATTCTTCCTCTTAAGCTTTCTCTTCCTCTTCAGCTTTCTCTTCGACGTTACCACCTTCATCCTCTGATTTTTCTTTTGTAGGTTCTGCTGGCTCTGTTAGTGCTTCATCTTCTTCATCTTCTTCATCTTCATCTTCATCAGCAGCAGCAGCAGCAGCAGCCTCATTTGATATTTGAAATTCGCCCAACATGTCGCTATTTTCTTCTAAAATAACAGATAAAGGATTACCTTTCTTTTGTGCGCTTTCTATTTGACGCATCATACTAGGTTCTGATCCTCTTTCATGTTTTAATTCTAGTTCACCTATTACAGATACAAATGCATCATTTAACTCGAATCTTTGTCCCATTACACGTACCATGATAGAATCATTTTCTTTTAACTCTGAAAAATAAGGAATATTATAATGATGGTCTCTAGCAATAAAAATATTTAAAGAAGAATATTCACCTTCGTCAATATGTGCTAAAATACCAGCATTTGTTATATTTTTAACGGCACATGATATTCTCATACCTTGAGGAGGATTACATACCAAGTATTCAAAAACAACTGTAAAAATGACACAATTCCCCTCTATAGTTCCACTTGAAAATGTAATAATTTTAATTGAGCCACGTTTTACATAACCTTCGATACAACATTTGCCTTCGAAATTATTACTTAAAATTTGTTCAAGAATTTCGGCAATATTTGTTCCAACATACTTTATAGGGACAGATAGTTTTTTAGAAATTATATTTTTAATATATAACGACATTTTGCCTGCAACCGAAGTTCTTCTGGATAGATTAGATGATAATGCTGTTCTACTACTCATGATTTAATATGTTTTAATTTATATATAATATATGTAAATAAATGTTATATATATTAATTTACATATATTAATTTACATATATAAATAATTAAATTAAATCATCTTAAAGTTTCGATTTTATTGAGTAAAACTTGTAAAGGAGTTAAGAACCATCTTTTCCCATCTTGTTGTATAATGTCAAAATAGCGTAGAATAAATTCCTGTAAAATACATAATTCTATTTCATTAGTATCTCTTTTATTTGAAATAGACAATGGTTTACTATTATCTAAAGGAATACGATTAATAAATAACTGAAGTAATACTTCTTCCGATAAAGGAACTATTTTTCCGTCATCGTCCATACGACTTTCAATACCGTAGTTTAAATATTCTTCTCGTTTTGGTTCTGGTAAAGCTTCTAATATTTCACTTATTTTTGGTGACTCTAACATATCTTTTATATTTTTCTCAGTCTTTGCTCTACCAGCTTGGTCGCATCTTGATGCTATAGTGCTAGCAAATAATTTACCTTTTCCTTTAGCTTTACCAACGGTTATTTTTTTTGTTTTAAAAACCAATGATGAGAAGTCCTTTCTTTTGATGGACGTTATAAACCCTATATAACTATTTAAAGGCGCACTACTTGTTATTGAATTTTTCTCAGAAATATCTGATTTAAAATATTCGATATCAGCAGGACCAGCAGGTTTCCATATATTAAGATTTGTATCTCTTATAAACAACTGGTATGTTCCATCAATATTGATCAATAATATTCCCTCCATGCCATTTCTGCTATTTAAAATATTATTTTCATAGTATTCTTCCATTAGGTCTTCGAATACGTATTTACTTGGATTGTCGCGTCTTTCAGCAACTACTTTACGCTGTTTTGTAGAAATAATATAATTCATAATTGAAAGAGTATCTTCTATATTTAATTCTTCTAAAATATGAGATACAATCAACTGTTGTAATAATTCTGGAGGAATAAAAGATAATTTTGTTTCTAAAATACTACCACAGTTATAATACCAATCGTTATTACCTCTCTTATAACTATTTACTTTGTTAGCATCATTAAAGAACTTTTTAGCTTTTATTAATGCTTTTGGTTCTTTCTTAAATGTTGAAAAATATTTAAATAATTCATCTTCGCTTTCAATTCTGCCTTCACCTTCACCTTCACCTTCACCTTCACCTTCACCTTCACCTTCACTAACTTCCTCAAGAGTTGATAGCTTTTTTGCCGATTTAGGTTTAACAGATACAGATGGCTTTGCTTTTGATGATGTACGAGATTCTTGTATACTTGAAATATATGATTTTTTAAACTCTTCAAAATAATTTTTTTCTTTATTTGGTTTAAAAACTATTTTTTCACGTTTAAAGTCAACGGGTTTTTGTCTATCACGAAGAGGTATAATGGAGTTATCAAGTTCAAGCGGTTGGAATAAATAATACAAACCAATATTTACAAGTCTGCCATATCTACCATATTTATCACGAATATATTCATTCTTGTCTTCTATTAACTGTGTAAGAGCAATATCAATTGCTTCTATTGGGTATTTCTTATTATAGTTTATTGTGGATATTAGATCGCTTGATATATCCTGTATTTTTTCTCCCGGCGATGTTCTTTTATAAAAGAATCTTTCTTGAAAAATGTCGCGTATTCTCTGTATAATTTTATCAGTATTCATGGTTATTATTGAATCTGTAAAAATATCTTTTCTTGTTCCGATACGATTTTCAGCCATACCTGGTTTACAACTAAAAACACACTCCATATAGTCACAAACCGATGAATAATTTTTATCACCGATTTTATATTTAATAACTATACTAGATTTAGTTCTAGGATCATACGAAGAAAGTATTTGCGTGACAGGTTCATCCAGTAATTTTTCGTCGAATTTTTCTTCGGTAAAATTTGTTTGCTCGATATTAAGAAGACAATCTACGGCGTTTTCTTTTAGTACACGACTTACTTCACCAATATAACGCGCTTTTCTTTCGGAAAGACGGTACATATAAATATCTGCTGCTTCTTGTGCTGGGTTATTTGATAAAATAGAACCATGTAAAAATATTTGGACATTTCTTTTTTCGAATTCTAGATCTTTGTGGCTACAATTTCTCACAGCGCGACCAATAGTTTGTTCTACTAAGTTAATATTGTACCATGGTTCAAGTATATGAACTTGTCGAATATTTTTAAAATCGAGTCCTTCTGTTCCCGACTTTGAGATAATAATTACTTTTACAAATCGTCCGTCAAAATTTGCTTCATTGCTAGCTGCTTTAACATCTCCTATATTATCAGGAGATAGTGCTGCTTCGCCTGAAATGACTACGTATTTTGCAGGGAAAAATGTCTCATTTTCGCGCATTTCACTTCTTTGTCGACATGTAATTCCATCTATCTGTCTTACTCCATCAGGAGGATTATTAAATAAGGATCTCGCTTTAGTTCCATATCGTGTAAATCCCATACTTTCTAGAGCAAGCGCCATCGGTATTACACCACCTTCAATATAAAAACTGTAAATTAATATAATACCTTCCGATTTGTATATATTGTCACAAATATTCTTTATTTTCGAGCTATAGTTGCCTATTAAATCTCGGGAAAATATGTGAGGTTTGCTTTCCTTATATTCGAATCCGGTTTTTGTCTCTTCATCGTAGTTCATAATATTTCTAAGACCATACTTGCCGACAAGAAGGCGAATATCATAGTTGGGGGGGTCTGATGCTGGGTTAAAATCGTCAGAAGGGTATGAAATATTAAGTGCTTCAATTGGACTTCGCAGTATATTAATGCCTACAGAAACTGATTCTTCAATATTGCGCATTTCATCCCTTTTCAGTGTAAGAAATTGTCGAATAATATATGAGTAAACATCTTGTTGATATCCGGATGCTTCTGTTAAATATACTTTATCTTGCATTCTAGATAAAGCACGATGTTCGGGTATTCGCAAACCATTTATTTGTATGTTTGGAATTTGGTAACCAACTTCTTCGCTTTTTGACCCTGATGACTTAGATCCGATACTGGCACCAGAAAATGTATGTTCTGGTGAAAATTCGTCAGGATATATTCGAAAAGGGAACGTATAAGGATTTTCACCGCGTATATAGGATACATAACCTGTTGAAAAACGGCGCAAATTTTCGCGACCGGTTTCGATAATTTGTCCCGGCCCCTCAACTGTTTCTACAAATATTCCTTCATCGGGGTTAGAATTAAAAACCTCTCGAATATCAATCTCAGACCTCCCATCATTTAAACGCATAATATTCAGCAACCATATAATTTCACGATAACTATTATACATTGGTGTACCTGTTAAAAGAAGGAGACGTGTCATAAGAAGAGGACCGAATTTAACTAGTTTTTCTAATTGTTCGGCAACAGCACGTGTACCACTTTTTTCATCTGTGCTTTTTATATTATGAAACTCATCAATTACGATAAGAGAGTTACCAAATACTAATTTTAATTTCTGCATCATTATTTTTGTTCGATGAGATTTATCAATAATTTCGTCACTTACAATGGAAGTTTTTTCAATAAGATTTGCGAATTGATCATAACCTAGGAAGCGATATGAACGGCGAATAATTTTTTTAATTTCAGATACGACTTTCTCTTCTTCCATGCCTTTCATATTCATCGGATTTATTTCTTTCAAATATTTGTTACCGGTACATGATCGGATGTTCCATATACCGTCAATTAATTTGAGTTTATTTTTATCAAAAAGTTGTAGTTTGAAATTTTGTTGGACATTTGGGCTAGCAACAATAATAATTTTTTGAGATGTTGACATGCCTATTTGAACTAGATAGTCTCGCATTTCCTCGCATATTGTTATTGCTGAACATGTTTTGCCAGTTCCTAATCCGTGATATAGGAGAAGACTATTATATGGTGTTTGAAAAGAAAGAAAATTACGAACAAACAACTGGTGTGGAGATAATTCGAAATCGGCATTACACATTTTATTGGAGTATTTTTTTATTGCTTCTAAACTATCTTGGACAGTACCATCATATTTTGTATCGGCAAATTCCTTTTTGGAAGCAATTTTTATATTAAATTCGGGGTCATCTAATGTCGGATATAAAAAGTTATATGCGTTTTCATCCGTTTGTGTTTCTAATTCTTCCGATGGTGACGGTGGTGGTGATTCGTCACCAAGTTTAGAAAATTCTTCATTAAAATGTTGAATTGATTCTCTTTCAGCATTGCCCTTTTCTTTTAAGAATTTATTTTGTTGTTTTTTAGATTTTCTAGACATGTCTGGGTTAAAAATGAATTCCTTTTGTTGCTTTTGTTGTTCGGGTGACATATTTGAAATAAATCGTTCTTGTAACTCTTCTTGAAAATTAGATTTGATACCTTCTCTTTCACCTTCTGAACCACTCGTTGGTATTTCTTCAGAAGATGGTGAAGGTGTTATAGTTTTTTCTGTTACTGTTGTCGATGATGATGATATTGGTGGAGGAGGTGGTGGAGGTGTTGGTGGTGTTGGTGTGGATTTCGCTGTAAGCGTCGATGAGGATGATGGTGATGGATACGGCGGAGGTGGAGGTCTTGGCAACAGTGGTTGGACTTTTTCTTGTCTAAGATGTTGTAAACTTTCTGTAGCTGCTGCTTCTATTTCTGAAGACGGTGCTCTTGATAAATCTTCACGTCTAATGTCATATCCTTTACTACCAATAACACTTCCTTGTGAAGGTGTACTGGATATCGCTAATCCTTCTTGACTCGGTATGCTAATATTACTAGCTCTTCTTTTATCATCTTCACTGCCGCTTTTAGAATAAGAAATTTGTCCCTTTGGAGTAACAGATATATTAATATCCGAATTCTTGCTATCACTGGGGAAAGAAATATTAAAATCTTGTATATTGCTTCTAGATGTTGTTGGTGTTAAGTTTCCTACTTCACCTCGCGAACCGGCAGCTGCTTTGGAAAGACTAGAAAAATTTGGAAAACTTAGAGATTGGCGAGATACACCTGTAATAGACGGGACATTAATTTGTTTATCTTGGTTATAACTATTTTTTTCAGAAACATTTTTCTGATTGCCTTGATTGCCTTGATCGGTCGACGATGAAGACGAACTATCTAAAAACGAACTAATAGAACCAGATGGAATAGAAAACTTAACATCTGAAAGAACCGGTATTAAAATAATACCATTATTCGAGTCGGATACAACTTTTATAAATGGGTCTAGTGTTGATAGAGAAGAAGCGGCGGCAGTAGCCGGACCAGCCTGTACACTGGCTCCTTGTCCTTGTCCTTGTCCTTGTCCTTGTCCTTGTCCTTGTCCTTGTCCTTGTCCTTGTCCTTGTCCTTGTCCTTGTCCTTGTCCTTGTCCTTGTCCCTTATTAAGTAACATGCGAACATTTTCCGGAATATTAATTTGTTTAACTTTGATGGATGGTTTTTGTGGTTTTTGGTCTCTTTTTTTATTTGGGTCCGAATCCATTTAATATATACTATAAATGAATAAGTAATTCTTATATAATGTTAATATAATCTATATTCTTGTAACACTTTATTTATTTTTTCAATTATATTAATTTTTTCTAAATTATAAGGACGAATACAATTTATACATTCTTCGTAATTGAGCCATTTTATGTTTCGAACTTCCGATTTTTGATATTCTTGAATCTCTTTATTATTATTTGTCATGTGTGCTAGATAGTATTTATGTTTATAACTTTTAATATTTGAACCGATAAACATTTCTTCATATGGTATAATATTTTCAATAAGTTTAAAATCGCATAAAGCATATCCGGTTTCTTCTATAAACTCTCGGAGACCACAGTCAATATCTTTTTCTTGATAATTTCTTCGACCTTTAGGAAATCCCCATTCCGGTTCAACCCAATTTGTATTAGAAAATTCAATTAATGATTTTAAATTATATTCAATATCTTTAATTTTAATACCTTTTTTTAAAGATTCGAATTTATCTTTAGACGATGTTTCTTCGCCTCTATATTGAAGACCAGAATATTCTCCCCATAGTAATTTCCACATATCTTCGAATTTCATATTTAATAGTTTATTTTTTTCTTCAACAGTCATTTCGTTAATCAGTGTTTGTATATATTGTAAATTAAATAAAGGATATTTACCACGTATAAATTCGACAAATCCGAAACTATCATTTCTTTGTATTAAAAGATACTCAAGGCAATTATTGACCGTACTATACCTAAAAGAAATAACACCAATACTTGTTATAGGATTTTTACAGTCTGCTAATAAGTGTCCTGTTTTACCACAGTTATTACAAAAATTATTATATGTTATTTTTAATGATTTAGAATTCATAATTATATGTATTCTTTGTTATCTTTTTATATTGTTTCTAATTAGAAATGGTATTAGATTCAAATGTATGGGGTCCACATTATTGGTTTGTTCTATTGTCTATAGCAATTTGCTATCCAATTCACCCAAATGATGTAACAAAGAAAAAATATTATGAATTAATTCATAATTTTCCATTATTTATGCCCGATTCGAGAATCGGTAATAAATTTAGTGAATTACTTGATAAATATCCTATAACACCTTATTTGGACAGTCGTGATTCATTTATAAAGTGGGTTCATTTTATACATAATCGTGTGAATAAAATGACTAATAAAGCCGAAATATCTCTTACTCAAGCATTAAAGGAATATTATTATAATTATAAACCAAAAGCAATAAAAATACAAGAAGAGTTAAGATATAGGCAAAAGTTAGTATTCTTTCTCATTTTAGTTGGTGGTATTGTAGGGGTGTATTATTTATATAAAAAATAAATAAAATATGTTTATATTATAATAATGAAAAATAAAAAAAATACAAAGACACGAAAAAATACAAAAAAAATAAGAATAAGAAAAAATAAGAAGATACTAAATAGTATATATGATGGTGGTGCTGCTTTTACGAAAGGTGGTTTTGGATGCTTATTTAAACCCGCGTTAAACTGTAAAGATTCTGAATTAAATACACCTTCTAATTATGTTAGTAAACTTATTGGGGCTAAAAGTGGAAAAAGAGAATACATGTACATATATAATATTAAAAAAAAATTACAACATTTGCCAGCAAATATAAAAAAATATTTTTTGCTTGATAATATTTCAATATGTGAACCGAAAGAATTATCAGAAGAAGATAAAGTAAAAATAGAAGAAGTTTGTGATTATATTTTGACAGACCATAATGATAAAATAACAAATGAGCCTATTAATTCGAAAAATATAAATAATAATTTAGATAAATTTAGAATAATAAATATGCCTGAATTGAGTATATCTTTAAGCAACTATATAAAAAAAAAGATATTTACACCTGTCGAGTTGGTTAAACTTAATAATAATATTATTGAATATTTAACTATTGTAATACCGGCATTATATAAAAATGGCGTAGTTCATGGTGATATTAAACCGGATAATCTTATGTTTAACTTGTCTGATAACAATACCCTTGTTATAATAGACTGGGGGTTATCATACATAGTAGACAGTGATAGAAAAAATGTACCAGAGGCTTTATATAGCTTAAGTACTCAATGGCATCATCCGTTTTCTTCTTTTTTATTCAAAACAAATGTAATAGATAAATATGATAGTTTTCTTCAAAAATTAAAAAAATATGGTAGTGTGGTAACGAAAGATAATTTGCGTATATTTGCTATGTCGGAATATAAAAATTTCATGATTAAACATCCGAAACAATTTCATTTTTTAAATGAAACATTAATGGCGGTGTATGGTCCTAGTTTGATGAAAACTTTAAAATCTGTAGATGGTAGTGATGTTGATAGTATTATAAGTAATATGGCTACTACTTACATAGTTGAATATATTATTGATGTTTTGGTAACATATACCGTTAACTACAAACTAGAGTTGGGTAAATATTTTAATGAAGTATATTTGATAAATACTGATATCTGGGGAATAATGTCAACATATAGCGAGTTGATTGAGAGATTACCTTCAACTATTAAAATTACCGAAACTGAGCGTAAAATAATTACCGAACAAATTATGTATATATTGATAGAAAACTTATTTAAGAATGGTAGTAACGCAATAAATATACCAAAATTAGTAAATGATATTAAAGATTTAAACAAGTATTTAATGAGTATAAATGATAAAGGAGGGCGCAAAGAAACTTTTGAAAAAATTAGAAATTCTTCCATTTCAGTCCGTCAAAATATGGGAATATTTAATAAAGGATTAATGGAAAATAATGCTGTTTTTAATAAACTAGAGAAATACTCTAATAAATTAAGAGGTAACTCAAGAGAAAGACAATTAAATCCACAAGTTGGTGTAGTAAGAGGTGGTTATAAAACTAGAAAATGTGTAAAAAATAGGAATAAACGCATCAAATAAGTATATATGAATATATGAATATATGAATATATGAATATATGAATATGAAAAATTATTATATGTTGAGTATATAGTTAACAATATATAATGAAAATAGAATTAATAATATTTATAATAACTGGATTATTAATAGCAAATACATATTATGATGGCAAGTTGGTAAAGATATTAAATACCATAAAATCGAGTAAATATTTAAAAATGGCAACATTTGCTTTCGGAGGACTTTCACTATATTTATTTTTAAAAAAAAATCCTGATAATTCTAGGGAATTTTTAAGTCAAGCAAATGATATGATAAAAACCTTACCCATGACGCGCGACTCTATGGGTTTAATAAGTCCGTTTTTAAATTTAACAAATACAAAATCATTTACTGATACAAACCATGATGTTTATATGAATGGTGGAGCACTTGGCGACAGTGGTGGTAATAGTAATGGTAATGGGAATGGGAATCCTAGTATTAACCGCATGATGATGTCTGGTAGAGGAACTACAAAAAGAAGCGTAAGTGAAACAAAGAAAAAGTTTGTTGCTGCAAACCAGAATTGGTTATGCGGGGACTGTACACGTCAATTGCCAGCATGGTTTGAAGTAGATCATGTAATTGCTTTACATAATGGAGGTTCGAATGAAGTTAGTAATTTAGTAGCATTATGTCGTGACTGTCATGGTAAAAAAACGGCTATGGATAGACTAGACCATTCATAATTGTAGTGATATGTATATATTAAACATAATTATGGTATACCAAAACGTTAAAACGACAAACGTTAAAACGACAAAAACAATAAATTATGAATCAATAAATGTTTTTATATATTAATTATAATAGGATAATATATAAAAATGGATAATATACCATTCGCAAATGCGACATCATCATCATCATCAACATCACCATTAAATATTATTTTATCTGTAACAAGATTTATTATTTTCGCATTATTGTTAGTATCAATTGTTATGTTATTTACGACGGGTGGTCTAATAAAAAGTTACATGATAGGTATATTTTTATTTTTAGTTATAGTGTCTATATGTGGTTATAATAATATAGCCAATTTAGGTATTTTTCAAAATATAAATTTTTTGACGTTACTATGGTGTTTACCCATAATATTACTGTTACTTGTTTCTAGAAAAGATTTAAGTGAACAAACGCGAGATATTACAGATCCGCTTTCAATTATATTGACAATTTTATTGGCATTAAATTTTACAGCTGATTCTATTTTAAAATTTATAGGCAATGTTGTAGGTTGGGTTGCGCGTCTTTCTAGTGCTATATTACCGATATTAATAGGTCTAGTGTTGGCTACAATTATATTAAGTGTTGTTTTTTATTGGGATAAAATAAGTACAAAAGTAAAATTATTATTTTTGGTGTTAGTAATTTTAGGGGCTTTGTTTATTATAAATGGTGAAAATATTATTGCCTATCTAGCAACAAATAGAATATCATTGGGTATAAATTTGATTGTTATTATTGGTTTTGCTATTATAAATTACATTTTATATAAATATACCGATAATGGATTATTAGCAAATGTTTTTCAGATATTGTCAGTATTATTTTTAGCAAGGTGGATTTATTTATATGCTTTTAAATTTTACGGAACATCGGGTGTTAGTACGTTTACATCTACCATAGGCACAGGGACTAATACAAAACCGGCTCCAAATGCTTTTTATTCTTATTTAACAGACATAAATTTTTATTGTGAAACTATAAAATCTTTATTTACTGGAATAATAAAATATTTTTTATTAGCTATATTTTTATTTTATGTATGGTTTACAATTTACATATATTATAAAAATAGTTTTGAATTTTTAACTACATATAAAACTTTATCGCTTATAGGATTTTTGGCGATTGGTGTGTTATTATTAGTACTAGTAATTTATTCTATTTCGGGCGGTTCAGGTGTAAAAGAAATAGGTCCATATAGCGAACTTATATCTAAGATAAGTTTATCATTTATTGTTTTTGCTGTTTTTCTAGGATTACTTATTTATGGATTATCAAAAGTAATGTCTATTCCATCTACCTTAGACCAGATTATAAGTGTTATTAATTTTCTATTGTTAATGGGTCTTATTGCTTTAATTCTTAGTCTTTTTAATTTCAATACTTCATCAAGTTTACTGTTATCCAATAACACTGGTTTAGGATTTATATTTAACTTTATTATGAAAATAATTCTGTATATTCCTTGTTTTCTGATTGACTGTTCAAATGTATTAAGAGAGCAATTACAGTTAGCAAAGAAAGAGTATACTGTGGTAATTATACTATTGATAGAGATAGCACTAATAGCTTCCAAGTTTTTGATTCCAAAAATATTTAACACGGTAATAAACAGTGGCGGTGTAGTGCTAACAGATAAAGTATATCCTTTAGAAATGAAGAATCATGTGTCGATTCCTCCTTCAATGAAAGCGATGACTAAAAGTGTAAATTATGGAGTATCTAGCTGGATATACATTCATCCGGTTCCAAATAATACAAATGAAGCATATGTTCAAAATACGTCATTAATTAACTGTGGAAATGTGCCGGATATTCAATTTAATGCTGAAAAAGGTACAATTATATTTTCTGTGGATGTTACCGACACACATGGAGGTAAACGAACAGTTATAGTGCCTGATAAAAAGACACAAAGAGATGTAAAAATAATATATTCAAGATGGAATAATGTTTTTGTAAATTTTATAGATGGCGGCATGGATATATTTGTTAATGGAGATTTAGTAATATCTCAACCAAATGTAATACCTTATCAAAATCCAAATGGTGTAAATATAGGTTCATCGCCAGGTATATATGGAGAGATGTGTAATTTAGTATATTATAAGACACCGGTATTATCACAGAACATAAAATTAATGTATGAATCGATGAAAGATATGAATCCTCCTGTAACTGTGTAACTGTGTAACTGTGTAATAGTGTAACAGTGTAATTTTTATTTTGAGTTTATTATAAACAATTATAAACAATTATAAACAATTATAAACAATTATAAACAATTATAAACAATTATAAACAATTATAAACAATTATAAACAATTATAAACAATTATAAACAATTATAAACAATTATAAACAATTATTATTGTTATTATAATTATTGTTATTAAGAAAAATTTCTAGATGTATATTATAAATGGATTTAAAATTAATATTAGGTGTTGTAATTGTTGTAATACTTTTATATATTATATGGAGTTACTTTTTTACTTCTATGGAAGTTTTAATGTCTTTTCAGAATGGTACTGAATTGTTTAGTATGTCACTCAATAAAGTAGTAGATAGTTCTAAAAATAATTACTCATTTTCTGTCTGGACTTATATTGATGACTGGGGCGTAAACTATGGTAATAGTAAAAATATTTTAGCAGTAGCTCCTGGAACAAAGAGTCCCTGCTTCTTTGCTTTATACTTTTCAAAGACTACTAATGATTTAAATATATATATCGAGCCGGATAATCCCAATGCTGTAGGAAACAATGAAAATGTATATAATTCGCTTTCATCTACATGCAGTGTTACAAATTTTCCATTACAGACTTGGGTAAATATATCAGTTAGTGTATATAATCGTGCTATAGATGTTTATATAGATGGTAAGTTGATAAAGACATGTAGCATGACTACAGTTGCCTCGCCTATATCAAATAGTAGTACTATTTTTATAGGAGGAAATAAGACACCTGATAAGAACCAGGTTCCAGGATTTTCTGGTTTTATTGCTAGTGTGGTATACAGCCCTGATGTATTTAGTCCAAAGGAAGTATGGGATATATATTCTAGAGGATACACTAATTCGGCATTTGACTTGAATGCTTTGAAGAGATATAAATTGGAGTTGGCCTTCTTGAAGGATAACTCTGTTTTGAAGAGTTTCAGTATTTAGATAATCATGTATATATTCATATTTGAATATAAGTATATAAATAATTAATCATTAATTGATTAATTATTTTGAGTAGTATTATATTAAGCACTATATAAATATTTTATATCTAATATATAAATATAAATGGCGGAATCATCAGTAAAAACCCCAGATCTTAAAATAGATGAACCTTCATTTAAGGATTTATTACCAGGTGCAGACGCATCTCCTGGTCCTGGTGCCGGCCGTGCTGCTGCCGGTAATATGGATATTGGATCAGCACCAGGACCGAGTTCAAAATCAGGTTTTAAAGATTTTAGTTCAGCAAGTCTAGTAGAAGGGTCTAAAGATTTTTTAGAATCAAATAGTTGGGTGGCAAAGATTGCTTTTCTTCTAATGGTTATAATAGGTTTTGCTATTTTGTTTCGACTAATGGTAGCTCTTATTAGTTGGTTATTTTCCCCAAGTGGTAAAGTTATACTGGTTGATGGATACATAAATGGTTCTGATTCTACAATAATATCGCAAAACCCCGATATTAAAAAATCTATTACAATTCTACGTTCTAATAATGAAAAGACAGGTATAGAGTTTACATGGTCTGTATGGTTATTTATGAATGGTTTTACAAATGATACCAATTATCATCATGTTTTTAACAAAGGAAATAAGGAATCAAATAACGAGGGTATTGTTTCGCCAAATAATGCTCCTGGTTTATATATAAATCCTAAATATGATGGTATTCGTGTAATAGTGAACTCATTCAATGATCCTGTAAGTGATAGTATAGACATCAATAATTTGCCTGTATCAAAATGGATGAATGTTGTAGTGCGGGTTCAAGGTAAGAATTGTGATGTGTATGTTAATGGGCGTTTAACAAAGAGGCGCGTTATGAAAGACGTCGTAAAACAGAACTATGATGATGTAAATATTTGTTTAAATGGTGGTTTTGCTGGATATTTGTCGAACTTGACGTATTATAATAACGCAATAAGTATTGCTGAAATACAGGATATTCTCATAACAGGTCCCAAGATGAAATCGGCATCCAAAAGTTTTGATGATAACTTTAATAGACCAAGGTATTTGGCCGATAGGTGGTATTTCGATCAGAACGATGTTCCAGCGATGAAATGAAAACATACATCTTATTGTTATAACTATTTTGTTGAAAACATGGGCCATTTAGTGCCTCCAGCGGAATATGTTTGCGGGTATCTATAGTTATTAAATGGTGCATCAGCGGCATAACAAAGTATAACAGGTTTACCAGGAACATTTGATGCCGTAGACGAATTACACACAATAGGAGAAGGAATATTCCAGCATGTTAGTGTATTGTTAACTTCTTGTAATCCTACGTCTGGTGTGTTATCTATATTTGTAGTATTGGGGTATGTGTTTGTTTGTGTTTGAGACGCCCATGCTTTTTTACGTGTAAGTTGATTTTTAGCAGCCAAAGACCATCTCATTGCTTTTGTAAAATTTAATCTTCCATTTGCCGGACACTGTAGCACGTTTGCTTTTCTCTGCATATCATAACTTGTATCAGCTATGCTATTCATAGATGTTTTAAAACTAGGACAATTTGGTTCAAATCGTGACCATAAATATGTAGGTAAACTATTATTAAAAGGTGTAGCTTGTGTAATATTGGATGGAACACTAACGCCAGCAATATTTGTTGCATATACTTGAAAACAATATGTTACGCTATTGTTTACGACAGCGATAATGTTAAAATTAGCTATATAGTAATTTGTTAGTTGAGTTGTATCAAGTTCCATCCAGTCACCAAAACCTCCGACTTTATATTGGATCGTGTATGTTATAGTAGATGGTGGTGTTGACGTAGATGCATTCCATGATAAAGAAACTGTTCCGCCGTCTGCTGTTAATGCTACTAAATTTGTTGGCTGTGTTGGCGAATACATTGTATTATTATATTATTATATACTTATTTAAAAATGTATAATAATATTTGTGTTATATTGTTCTTAATACATATTATTAACTTTATACCCTAAGACGCGGGTTTACACATACATCCATTGTAGGAAAAATGTCACCAGACATACATTTCATATCTTGTGATACTTCAATACAACTTCTAAACCCTCTATCTTCTCCTATATAGCAATACCCCGATTTTGATCTCGGTATTTGAGTGCTACTTGTAGCATCATCCGCTACTGGATTCTGATTTTTAAGCGCATATTCAAGTGCTTTCTTTACTGATTCTTGCTTTTGTTTTTCGCGACTTGTCTCTTCTTCATATGCCGCCGGAGTTGAAGCAGGAGGACGCACCGATTCGCCTTTATTTTGTAACGGTGTTTTCCTTTCATTTGGTTGAATGGGAATAGGTGTCAAATACGGATCAGAGCGAGGCATATTGGGGGCTGGACCAGGTGTTGAAGCAGTCGCGGAAGTTGTATTTGTGGGTGTTGTAGTGACTGGTTTTGTGCCGATATTTTTGTCTAGTTGGTCTATTGTATTTGACCCAGTACTAGAATCGCTGCCGGGTAATGAAGCACCGGTTCTATCAGCAACAACAGGGGTAGCCTTCATTAAACCGATAGATATTAATAGTGGCGCAATGTTTGTATCAAAAAACTGCTTAATCCATGCTATAATATTATCTAAATATCCTGTTAAGTTGAGAGTAAATACTAGAACTATAAGTAAAACAACAATTACTCTAAATACGAACCACCATGTGGATGGAGGAGCTTCTCCACTAGAACTTGCTACAGATGCTGCTTCTGATGGTGATAAAACAGATAATAGTTTACTTGATTTAAATGTGATACCTTCATCGGCATCGGCGTCTGCATCCATATCGGGTCCATTTGTTGCTTTGGTGTCTTCTGGTTTTTTATCTTCGCGTTTATCCAAAAAACTAAAAAATGAAGATTTACCTTCTTCTTTAGCTTGTGCTTCATCGCCTCCTTTTAGCATACCGAGCGATCGTTTTAGAGAATTAGATTTAGATTTCGGATTTGATTTAGTACTCGAATTAGATTTTTCTTTCATCATAATAAAATATAACTATAAAATATTTAATGATTTAGTTTTTTTTATTATTTTATTTAATTATTTTTTATATAATACTATACTAAATAATACAATAAAAATAAAAATGAATTCTTTTATTGTATCTTCCATACTATTAGTTTTGATTGACTTGATTTATTTATATTTTGTTGGGAAACCGGTATTTGATAAAACGGTTGCAGCGATTCAGAACTCATCACTCGTCGTGAATATTGCTCCGGCTATTTTTACATATATTCTTATGGTCGTTCTTCTTAATTATTTTATTATATCTGTAAATAAGTCAGCATTTGATGCGTTTATACTAGGATTCTGTACATATGGTATTTTTGACTTTACCAATATGACTATTTTCAAAAAATATAATTTAAAAACGGCGATAACTGATACTTTATGGGGTGCAATATTGTTTTTTTCTGTTACTACCATTACGTATTATTTAAAGAAAGTGCTTTGATTTATTCTACTCTACTCTACTCTACTCTACTCTACTCTACTCTACTCTACTCTACTCTACTCTACTTTATTCTATTAAAATCTAACCATACCATATCATTGTTCATTCATTATAAAATCAAACTTATTCATCATTTGTAGTTTATCGATTGATTTTTCAAGAGAACTTTTTCGAATATCTGACATCAAGTAATCTACTTTAGGACCTATTTCGTTTTTCTTTATTTGTTTATAAACAGAATTTATCTTTTTTACTACTGTTTCTACTAAGTCTTTGTCTTTTGTTATTTCTATTTTAGTATCATATTTTTCTGTTAAAATAGAAATTGCGTAATATATTAAATACCTACGCCTTTTTTTTACACCTGTTGTATATTTTAAACAGTATAAGTTTAATATACTATTAAGAATTTTAATTTTTATATTGTCAAGACTTTGTGAATTTTTAAGTATAATTTCCCATAGTATCCATATAGGATCCATTTGAAATTTATCATCAATAGGTATATTAGTTCTTCGTTCACATAGGCATTTCTCTTTTTTATTAGCACAGATTTTTTGAAATTCCATTATCCATTCTAACCAAAAGCATGCTTGAAGAGAATTATTTGATTCGGGTGATATATGGTAGGCAAATTCGTTAATCGCAATGAATAGTTCTTTTGGGTCATCCTTTCGATAAATAGATTGGGCATATGATACAGATGGTGCTTTTAATTTACTTGACATATGTGTTATATCATATTCTTCTTCTTTGTTTATTTTTATACCTTGGAAGCTGTGTTTTTTATTGCTGGAACATATAACACAAATTATTTCAGCAAACATGCTTCTTATTTTTGGATTATTTCTTAAACGTAATATATCGTCCCTATAGCCTGAAGATATAATAGTTTTAAAATTTTCGTATCGCATTTCTAAGTATATTGCTAATTTTGGATTAGCTAAATGGATATGTTTTCCTAAAAATGTCAATATTATATCCCATAGGTCTAAAAACTGTCCGGCACATATAAGTTCTGAACTCCAGTTACAAGCATTTTCAATTTTACCACTAAGCATGGAGTTTAGTAATTCTTTTCGTACATCTGTTTTTTTATATTTTGAAAATGACTCTCCTTTAAATTCGGCGACAGTCCTTATATCATTAATTTGAAATTCAGGTTCCATATACTATTTTTTCTATAAAAAATATATATTAATAATACATATAAATAAATGACAATTATTGACACAGCCGTTAATAAAATAAATACTTCTTCTTGTTGGGTTGTAATGTTGGTATTTTTAATTATTCTTGTTTCTGTTGTATACATTTATCGCTTATTCTTTTTAGACACAATGTCTAAAGATAGTGGCTCTAGTACGAACCAAGAAGGTTTTACTATAAATAAGGATTTTACTTTAAAGACAGGAGAAGAATCTCTTGATAATTTTTATGCTAATATGTATGAAAATTTATTTTATAAGGACTTATATGATGACTATGAGGTCGGTATTATTCTTAACAAAGCTGCCCCTGTTACTCAAACGGATGCTTTAGTCATTGGTTCTAAAACAGGTAAACATGTAGAAACTCTTAGTTCAAAAGGTTATAATGGTTATGGTATGGAAACATCACGAGATATGATAGGATATTCTGAAAAAAAATATCCTAATAATAAGTATATTTTAGGAGATGGAACAAACCAGCTTACTTTCGATGCCGAGAAGTTTACTTTAATTACTTTATTAGATTTTACCATATATAGTATTCCAAATAGGCGAATGTTATTTGAGAATTGTTATAAGTGGTTAGCACCAGGTGGATTTTTAGCAATACATTTAATAAATGTTGGAGGATTCTATGATTCGCAGACATACGGGGCTAGAGAGCGGAGATTTTCACCATCAGTTATGCGTTTTTTTAATAATAAGAATGTTAAAAATCCTTTAGGAAATAATGATGCAATTGTAGATGACATAATTTATAAATCAGATATGATTATGCATGATCCCGAGAATATAGAACTTCGCGAGACATTTAAAAATAGGAGAAATGGTAAAAAACGGCAAAATGTTCATAGATTCAATACACCAGACCAGAGTGTAATTTTAAGCGAAGCAAAAGATTCTGGTTTTAATATGTTATCACAACTTGATCTTATCCCATATGATAGACCGTTCCAATATATATACATCTTATATAAACCAGCAAACTAACCGATAAAACCCCTTATTGTCTATATACTTGTGTAATATAAGGTTGCCATTTAAAACATGAGATGTTACAGATGCGTGAGATTTTGTTTAATTCATAAATCATAAATCGATAACTCATACATGCTATGGTTTTGTACTTTTATGTTTATAAGTTGACTTAATATAATACAAACCTATTTAAATATTATTGTATATTATTGTATATTATTTAATAAAATGGATACCAGTAACGATACCGACTTTGAATTCATTCATAAAAAAACTGTTACTGAATTAAAAGATATTTGTAGAGTAAATAATGTTTGCGGATTTAGTAGATTGAGAAAAAATGAATTATGTGATTTATTAATAACTTATTACAAAAAAAATCCAGAACAGTTAAAAAAAGACTTACAAATAGAAGAACAATACAATGAAAATAATGAAACTTTATTTAATAATTTAATAGTTGAACCGCAACAATCAGTTCCACAAGTGGTTCCATTTTATATACAAGGTCCTGTTCAAGAAGTTGTTAAAAGAGTAATTGTGCAACATGTGCGAGCTCCGTTTGTATTATCTCAAGCTTATAAAAACCAACTAATAGAAAATGTACCCAAAGCACCCAAAGCTCCAAAAGCACCTAGCGCATCCAAAGCATCCAAAGCACTCAAAACTCCAAAAGCACCTAGCGCATCCAAAGCATCCAAAGCACTCAAAACTCCAAAAGCACCTAGTGCGCCAAAAGCATCTAGCGCATCCAAAGCACCTAGCGCATCCAAAGCATCCAAAGCATCCAAAGCACTCAAAACTCCAAAAGCACCTAGCGCATCCAAAGCATCCAAAGCACTCAAAACTCCAAAAGCACCTAGTGCGCCAAAAGCATCTAGCGCATCCAAAGCACCTAGCGCATCCAAAGCACCCAAAACTCCAAAAGCACCTAGCGCATCGAAAGCACCCAAAGCACAAAAAGCACCCAAAACTCCAAAAGCACAAAAAGCACCCAAAGCTCCAAAAGCACCTAGCGCATCGAAAGCACCCAAAGCGTACAAAGCTCCAAAAGCACCCAAAGCACCCAAAGCTCAAAAAGCACCCAAATCATACAAAGCTCCAAAAGCACCCAAAGCATACAAGATTAGTAATAAAAAAAAATGAATATAATAATATAAATCGTATGAATTCTTGTAAATATATATTATTAGTTATTATGATATGTTATTATATTATGTCATAATAATTGTAATAATATTTATTTTAATATTAAATGGTTATAATAAAGTAAAGTATAAATTTTGGGCGAGTCAGCCTATATTTTATAGATATAATATTGTAAATTGGTGCAGATTAAACACAATACTATCTGATGAAAAGCCAACAGATACGATTCATTTAAATTTTTTAAATAATAATGTATCTTATGTTACGAATACTAATGTAGCAGCTAAAATAGGAAATATATATGTAAATGAAATTGATAAAAGTATTAAAAACTATGAAGACATATTGTTGTTGATAAATAACTATCCATATTTTAATAAGAAATATAACAATGGTAACATGAAATTTTTAGATATTAATCGAAAAATGGATAAAACGGTACTAAAAGTACTATTAGAAAATCATGACTATGACCCTATACTTACAGTAAACTATAAAACAATATATAAAAGTAACAATGATACTTCGGGTGTTATATCTGTACCCACCACAGTTGGTGTAATCATTTCTATTCCTCTTTATTGTTTTTTTAAAAATAAAAAAGGTACAAATACGTCAATGTCTACATATTTTTCACAGATTTATTATGATTCTCAGGAGATAGATGAATCAGATGTGACGGAGATGATTAAAACATATAACTACAAAATGTTTCATGATTGGGACGAGGTGATAAGAAGAGAACGAGATATTATACCCTCTGATAATCATGAGATACAACAGAAGCGTGAGATTAATGGAAATTCAGCTGATATAAATAATAAATCAAATACAGGTAATATTCGAAATATTTATGATGAAAATGGATTGAAGATTGTTAAAAATAAGGATAAAATATACACATCCATTTTCAAATATACTGGCATAAATATAACAAAGATTATTGTTCCATATGTAGAATATCATTCTTTTTATATTCCTGTAATAAACTGGAATAAAGTAGAGTATCGGTTTCATACAAGTATACAGTTAATACATATCGGTACTCAAAATATAAACATTTTCTTAGATTATTTACAGTTATATCATACAAATAATGTTACAATGAGCAACGATCGTAATAAATATTCTAGGTTATTTGAGGTATCAATATTGCCATCATTTTCTCATGTATTTCATCTTATAAAGAGTGAGATATATTCTATATATATATTGTTACAGAAAAACAATGCTGGGATTTCAGGGGCTAATAATGATATTATACTTGCTGTGTATATGTTTCGCAAGTCAAATAAAACAATTGTTAACAAGGGTAGTACAAAAGATTCAGATAGTATATTGTATATCCCTATATCTATTCAACTGCCTTCTACAAATGATAATTTTTTTATTTGTGGCTTTATAAATGCTGTCAAAATGGAGAAAAAAGGTAAGGATATTGGGTGTATCTCTATCGATACATTATCACATAATAAAAAGATAATAGATTATTTTTTAGTAAATAATAAACCTATATTGGTCGAGAAAAACACGTTATTATTTCATAATTATATTTGTAAAACATTATTACCTGAAAATGTTGTAATAATGAATTGATTTTGATGGTTTATGTATTACTGATTTACGAATTTTAATTAACGCAAATCTCACGTGTCTATAGCTTCTCATGTTTTTATCTAACATACTTACCTGATTTTGAAAAAGAGTCCACAATAAATATCACGAAAATACCTAGGAAAGCATACAATATCAAATCTTCAAAAATAGAATTTGTTTTATAATCTTGTTGGTCTTCTAGTAAATCTATAATATAGTTTAATTTTTCTAATAATTCACTCTTTGGTTGATCAGGTATTTCAGATGTTCCTTGATTTAGATATGGGATAAACTGTTTATAATACTGGTTAGCATATGTGCTAGGCATGTCATTGTAGGTGCTGTTTGTAATTGTGCTAGTAGATGATGTAGGAATATCAGGAGCATATAATGAATTTGATTTTTTACCAGAACCAGATTCTGATGCTTCAGAGGCTGTAGATGAAGGACCTTTATAGTTTAATTCAGGTAAAGGAGGAAACATACCTGAACCGGAACTTGGACCTGGTGCACGACTGTCGATGCCTTTATAATTTGCTAAATTATTATCATCATCATTTTCTGAGTCGCTAGATTCATCCATCGACTTTAATAAAGCGGCAAGTTTAGACTCGTTGGGAGCGGTTGGTTTTTGTTTAATTGTTTTTCTGAGATTATGATTTTTATTTTTAGAATAATCGTGTATATTGGCATTGTTATCATTATTGCCTAAAATATAGTTATTTTTATTATTTTTTACGGGAGTATATGATGATTTTGAATTTTGAATTGTTGATCCATTTGCTTCTTCCTCATTATATGACGAAGCAAATAATGCTAAAGGTATAGTCATTCCTATAAAAAAATGAGATATTATTTTAAAAAAAAAACGGAAATTAAATTATAATATTAACAATATTAATACATATAAATTATCGACCTGTCCATACTTTAACTAATGGTAAATTTTTATTATATCCATGTCTCAAATATTCATCATATGTTAATCCCCATGGACAATATGTGAGGATAGATCCAAACAAAGATTTCTCTATTATATTTATTTGAAGTAAACATCCAATTATTCTTTCAAATGCACATCTAACATCACGTGATGTTATATGTGGTATTAAACTAGCTATGCGAAATTCACTATCAATACTTTTTAAATAACTATATTTAATAACAGCCATTGAACCGAAACATCCTTTCCATAAATTAAAATCTTTCTTATTGTAGAAAATATTCAACTTTGTATTATTCAAAGCATGTAACAATGTTTTCTGATGTGGTGTAGATGACAAATCAGTAATACATTCTCTTCCAAAATCTAGTAGTATCTTGTAGGTACTAACGTTAAAATTTATATAGTTTTTTATAAATGCTGAATCGTGTAAAATAACTGCAGTTTCACAAAATTTTGTTTTTAAATAATAATAATAAGGTAGAAATTCACCCCTTTTAGGATACTCACTTCTTATTATCATCGTGTTATCTAAAGGATCATTGGTAACATATGTATAGTCGCTATTATCATCTATTATTAGTATTCTATTTTTCGGATAAAATTTTTTAATACAACTGTAACACTCTTTCCAATATTCATTCGTTTTAATACTATTTACATGCCTTAAAATTATAAATCCAATATTTTCAGGAGATGTTTCAACACCTGATTCGGGAGGTACACACCATGTTGGGTTCCAATTTATAGTAGGTAATATTTCATTTTCTTTATGATGATTTATAATGCGAGAATTATCTATTGAAACTTGTGATGATAAAAATAAAGGATATATAGGAACATTTAATCTTTTTTTATATGATACGTGAGGTTTTAATGCTTTTATTGTAGTAAGATTCATATGTTATATAGAGTATCGTATATAGACTATCGTATATAAATTATCTTATATAAATATTTTTATTTCTAAATATATAATAAATAATAAATGAATACATTAATATTTTATAACATTTTACTATTTGCCCTTTTGTGCGTTTTCATACCAAGCGTATACAACTATATGTATAGCTCTATTATAGGAAGGATTGTAATTTTACTACTTATTGCTTATTTTTCGAAAGTAAACTTCTATCTAGCACTTATATTTATAACAATTATAATTGTAAAATCGGCAAACATTTATGAAGGATTTAGGTAGTTAATGTGTGTAATTAATATGAAACCTTATGGCATAATTAACTGTAAAACAGTAAGTAAACATTTATATTAAGGAATCATTTTGTTTTAATAAATAAAATTAATACAATTGTAATTTTACAAAATTATTAATTTTACAAAATTATTAATTTTACAAAATTATTAATTTTATTTGTATTGTAAATATATAATATATACTTTCATAAATATAGACAATGGATATTATAAATAATGCTGTAAGCTCTTTAAATTCTAGCACATTTTTTGCCGGAATAATGATGATATGTTTAAATATCGGTTCAAGATATATACAACTTAATTTAGATGAGTCAACTGAATCTTATATAAAATATGCTCTTACAAAAGAAATTTTAGTTTTTACAATATCATGGATGGCGACTAGAAATATATATAGCGCTCTTGTGTTAACTGCTGTTTTCGTTGTTTTAGCAGATTTCATTTTAAATGAAAAGAGTAGATACTGTCTTCTTCCTAAAAATTTTATAAAATCACGAAAATTAGGTGAGTTTACAAATAATAAAATTATAACAGAAAAAGAATATAACGATGCTATTGAGTTAGTAGAAAAATATAAAACTCAGAAAAGTAAAAGTAGTCAATTAGGTTATTTAGATGCTTATAACATGAATAAATTTTAAAAATAATATATATATATTAAAATCAAATATATTAAAATCAAATATATTAAAATCAAATATATTAAAATCAAATATATTAACGTAAACTATATTAACGTAAACTATATTAACGTCAATAATATAAAAATTTTAATATTATAATGTCCAAATTAATTAAATGAATATTATAATATATATTATCAATATTATATAAAATGAGTAAGGATGAAAAATATCCAAATATTAAAGATGATGAAAAAGAAGAAGTGTCATGGTATGTGACTCAACAAAATAAAACAGTTAACATTATTAAAAAATATAACATTGGAACTTTACAAATGTTTATAAGTCCTGAAATTTTAAACATGACAAGCAAAGAAAGAAAAAAAATAGATAAAATTTATTACAAAAGAGAATACACCGAAACACCAAGTGAATTACAAAAATCTCAAAAAGAATATGAAAAAGAATTAGTTCTACAAAATAAACAAAAAGAAAATAATGAACAAAAAGGAAATGTCATAAAACAACCAGTAGATGCTGCCGTTGCTATTCCTGCTGCTATTCCTCCTGCTGTACCACCAGCCCCCCCAGTACCACCTCCTCCTGCTCCTCCTGCTGCTTTACAGAAAAAAAAAGAAATAATGGTCGGAGGAGCATTTTTTGACTCTGGTTTTAATGATAGTCGTGATATACGATATGATAACGAAAGAACAAAAGTAGATGCAAATACTGGTATAGGAACAGGAACCGGAACAGGAACAGGAACCGGAACTGAAACAACATCTTCAAGCGGTTCAAATATATTAACACGTGTATTACCTGATTCCGAACCATTCATTGCTTCATTGGTAAAATTTAATAATTCTGGTTTTCCAAATAATACTACTATAAAAGGGCGCGTAGATACATTTTTCAATATAAATTTATTTAAAGCATTCTTAAAAAAATTAGGAGAACCAATCAAATTATATGGAAATGATAATCAACTCGTTTCTGTAGATGATATCGACGCATTGAATAGAGATAAAGAACAACAAAAAGGTGATAAAGCAAATAGTAAATATAAAGTATATGAAACGGACCAACAAACCCAAGGAAATTTTATTACAAATTGGTATCCTGCTCAAGAACAAAAAACACTTATAGGTTCAGTTTATGCTTTCATATACACTAGACCAACAGAACAAGAAATAAAACAACAAGTAGATTCAGGTAAAAAAGTACCAGCATCTTCCATGTTGATGATAAAAGAAGGAGATAATTATAGACTTATAGGAGGACCAGTCGATAATAAAGTAAAAACTTATTACCCAGGTTTTTCTAGTTCTGTTTCATTATCAACAGATAAATATAATAGTGAAACATCGGAAAGAACCGTTGATAGTCAAATTAATGATTACTATAAAAGAGTAACAGGGCAAGGTTATCTTCCACAATCTGTTTCAAATACAGCGCGAAGATTTGTATATGAACCGGAATCATCACTTTCTCCTAATATTGATGCAAAGTCAGACATAAAAGATTTAAAAAGCGTTATTTACTCAAGACAAGTTACTTCAGCACAAATTGAATCTATCATTGAAAGTTCTAGAGCATCATCGACAGACGTTGTTAAAGTACCAATAAGTACACTATTTAATATATTAACTGGGAAAATACAAACATTACAAATAAAAATAGACTTAAATCCACAGACTAGAACAGTACTAAAGTTTCTTTTCAGAATACTAGAAAAACAAAATCTATTATCTACTATTTCAGGTCAACAGAAAAAAAAGGTGGGAGAAATTTATGAAAATAGAGTTGCTAAACTAAGAGAAAAATTATCAGAGTCATCTGTAAATGAGCTTGACTCTATTATTATTCACAATATTCGATTCATTTTAGATATACTTTTCTCTACCAAAACAGCATTTAAATATAAGGGTATTGAATATATAATAGATTACTTAGAATGGAATAGTACATTTAAACAGTTAAATAAAGTATTAGAAAACTATAAAGTTGCCTACTATATTGAGTTAGAATTATTTCTCGAAAAATTAGAAAAAGGTAAGCTACCAATTGATCGTGATGGAACGTTATTCTCATCATGCGCTGTAAGAGGATCGCAGCTTAAAAATTTTTGGAAACGAAATTTCTTAGAACGCGATTGGTCAAAGCTTGGGAAACAGATTAAAAATTCTATTAAAGTAACAAAAACGCCATCAGTTACCGATATTCTTCCTGGTTTTATAAAAAAAGCATTGGATGTCGGTTCAAGTCAATTAATGTCTCCATTAAATCCTGGTGTAAATCAAATATCATTTGTTCAATACTGTTTTTTGGGTCAAGAACAATTAGTCGAACAGTTTAAAAATATAGACAATTCATTTGCTGGTGTATCATGGAAAAATGAGAATTCGTGGAATAAACGCAAAGAATTATTATTTGCTTCGATGGATTCATGTAGCTCGGATATATATTGTTTCCAAAATGTACAATGTTCATTAGATTCATATAGAAAAATTATATCCTCTCTAACAGATCAAGAAAAAGAAACACTCGAAGATGTAACTACCAATAAAGTACAACCTGATAGAATAAAATTATACAGAAATGTTATAAATAAATTACTAGAAGACGTTCATGACCCATTTAATTTAGTAGCGCAAATATATCAGCGTTATAAAAATGAATATACTTTTGTTTATTTCTTTGAACAAGAGTATTCAGGAGTTTCAATGATTATAGGAAAGAACAAAACGGCATTAGGACACCTTACTATGTTTAAAAGCGATAAGTTAGAGTTAAAAGATGAATTTGATATTAGAATTGCTCCCTTTATACGTAAAAATAAAAAACTTGAATCTATTACAAAATTAGAACCCATTTATAATAATACCTCATTTGGATCTATTACATACTGTAAATTTAAAGGTGGTAAACATATAAAATCATTGGATTTACCAGGACAAACTATATTTGTATCAAAACCATTATCACCTACATCTAATTCTACGCTATCACCAGAACTACAAACACAATCTAATTTACCAGGTATGCCTGGATATGTGGGAACTATTAGAATAAGTGAAGATGATAAAATACCCGATGAGAATGATACCAGAGATTCTGTTGAAGGAATAAAAGACTATGATGAAGAACCATCGGTTGATCCAGCTATACCAAGCAGTAGCCCTACCAGACCGGTCTCCCCACAAAGAGGAGGAGATGATGGCGAATGGTATAATAGAGATACTTCGGAACAAACAGGATTTTTATCAGGATTTTTTGGTAGCAGATATGAAAGTAAACAACTTAAAGTTAAAGCAGAAGCAGAACCATGTAAAAAATACATGAATCCAAATTATATTCCTGGTGGACAAATATTTGGAATTATAAATATAAAACTAGAAACATCAGAAACTCTAAAAAAAATTCAGGATAAAGAATCAGTATCAAGTAGTTCTAGTACACCAGTTTTAGCAACTACACCTGATACAAGTAATAGAAAAATTAATAAACAAATGTTAGAAGTTTTATTAACAGCTGCCTTTATGTCAAAATTTAGGTCTAGATACTATTTATCAAGTTCAACTGATATTAATCCATATTTTATGGCAGGTGACTTTAACTTTGATATACCTAGTAATGATGTAGTTGGCAAAGGAACCATAAAAGACATATATTTGAAGGCACCAGCATTGGCTTTGTTATTGACAAGAAGTAATAATGTTTTTAATCCCGAAAGTTATCCATTATTAAAAGAATATTCAAAGGAAATATCAGATTTTATTTATAAATGTAAGATATTAACATATTTATATGGTGGTAAAGGTAAAAATGGTCGTCTTCGTTTAATAGGATATACCAATAACCAAACGTTATCAAATATGTTCGGAGATAAATATTCTTTAACCGATCCAAATAATGTAAACAAGAGTGAGCTTATTTTTACAACAGGGAAACTACTTCTTTGTCCAAAAGAAGAAATGAATAAAATAGTTAATTCGGAATCACCCGAAGGATTGCCGGTATTTCCAAATAAATCAAATCCGTCGAACAGCGATGCAATAGGTGGTGTATTCGAATTTGACACAGAATATATAAAAATAATAATACAAAAAGAAGAAAAAAACATTACCGAAGAAAAACAAAATGAACAAAAAAGTATACAAGATGCTGCGAAAAGAAGTATAATAGAAGAAGTAACAGGTAAACATATTGGTGCTGTATCTACTGTTTCTAGTCCTTCTCGACGTCCTATTAGTCCTTCTAGTCCATCTAGTCCATCTAGTCCATCTAGCCCATCTTCACCTTCCAAATCTACTGTAACATTATCAAGACCTCCTGAAGAAGAAAAAGAAATTCCTAACTGGATATTATCAAGTTCAGGAAAACTTAGCAGTAAATCTATTAAACTTATTCCTGATTCTATAAATCTAACAGGTGGAGATATAACAAAACTACATAACTTTGAATATACTGCCTCAAAAGCTAATACTGTAAAAGGTTCCCCCTATAATAAATCAGTATTTATATGCGAAACAGGTAAGCCAGAATATGAATACTTGACAGGTTTAGAAATGACCGAATGGAATAAGAGTAAGAATAAAGATAAATTGTATTCAGATCATTCACCGATTATGTATAAAATTAATAATTCGGGTAGTAACCTATGCGGGCCATCAGTGGCTGTTAGCGGTGCTAGTGTTAGTGCTGGTGGTGGTGGTGGTGGTGGTGGTGGTGATAGTAGCAGTGATGATGAACAGGAAGGAGGAGAGTTTCCAACAGAAATAAACTTAGTAACATGGAATATTGGTGGTTATGGAGGAGAAGGAAAAGATATGACTACAGGATTACCTTTTTATTATCATAAATTTAATGGAAAAATGGAGGAAGGAATCGAACATTACAAAACAAGGTTGAGTAATAACGCTCTAGCGATTACTGCTATGATAAATAGCGGATATGATTATGTATTAATACAAGAAGGGCCAAATTCATCAATAGAGTTAGGATTAAATAAAGGAAAATCAACACCATTTAAATATAACAAATATTTCACTAAAGCGATAAATAATGATAAAAATTTGGATGTTATACAATCAGTAATATCTACAGATAGTAGTTACTATGGTGAATTTTATCTTGTTATTAATAAAAATACTGTAAAGACAGAAGATATAAAAAGTTTAGGGTTTTTACTTATAGGTCTTAAAAATTATTTTTCTAACGAAGAAGCAGAAACAATATTTACAGATATAGTGAATATGATAACTAAAAAAAATATAAAAAATTATGATGAATCTATCATTAAAAAGGACTGTTCAAGATTATGGTTTTTTGTAAACAGTAAAAGTAAACAAATATTAACATCGATTCATTTACAGTTAAATGAAAAAAATACACCAAAGATGTACGAAAGACAACAGCAAGTATATATACTATTAAACAGTATCGTTTTATATTTCAGACAGAATGAAAGTTATAAAGAATACTCTATTGTGTTTGGAGGCGATTTTAATATAAATATGTTACAGCCTTTTCCAATTGAAATTAGACCAACTTTCTTAAAATGTGATAGTGTTCCTGGGCAAAAAACATTTATATATACAAGTAAAAATAATGCTCCTTCATCATTTGGTGGAGATAATGAAGGGAATTACAATCCAACAAATATAGATTTTGTGTTATTTTATCCGAAACCCAACCTTAAAATTTCATCAAAGTCTAAAAAAGTAGGATTTTCTATGTCTAGCCCTCCCAGAATTTCAATGTCATCGCCGCGATCACCTACACCAGTGACTTCTTATTCTGCTCCCGCTCCCTCATCTGCTCCATTAGCTACTTCTACAAAAAAATCTACTATTATAAATATAAATGGTATAATACGCAGAGCTACTGTAAAGGAATTTAAAGATGCTCACCAAAATGGTATTAAAGAAAATACAAAAATACCCGGAGGTATGAATGATACAATCACATATCATCAAACAGGTTCTAATTTTAAAACAGCGTTATCAGAAATTAAAACAGGACAAAAAAAAACAGATTGGGTGTGGTATATTTTACCATCTGGTATAAAAGGAATTACAGCATGTTCTACATTTTTCAGATTAGGTCCAGGTGCTAGTAAAGATGAAATAGGGGGTAAAAAAACTATAACAATAAAAGAATACTTAGAGGATAATATGTTAAGACTTAATTATGTTTCAATGGTAGAAGCAATATATGACAAAATGGAAGAAATGTTGGATAGTGATTCGGTACAACTACCTCAAGATAATTTAAAATATATTATGTCTGATAATCCTAAAAAATTAGTTGACTATTATAAACTTAAAAATTCCATAAAAATGTTTTATACTCCTCTTAAAGATAGATTAAAATCATTGCCTGGTGATAGTACAGATTTTATTAAAAAAATGAACCTATTAAATGTTATATTAAATAATATTAAAGATCCTGAATATAAATTGTATGATGAAGTAAAATTAGATGATGAATATTCAAGGTCTTTAGAACAAAACGCATTATCTCTTTCACACGATGGTGATGGTGATGGTGATGGTGATGGTGATGGTGATGTTAGACTTCCCGTTCCTCCAGGTTCTCCAGTTTCTTCTGTTCCTCCAGTTTCAGATGAGTCTCTTACAAGTTATGATTTAAGCGAAGATATCGAGTTTAATGAAAATGATTTTGAAGACTATTCTAGTGATTTATCAACTGGTAAACTAGATAGTATACCTGAAAATGATAGAAACATATTTATTGAAATAGAAACTTTTGCTATGTTTAATAGAGATACAATTACAAATGAAAATATGTTTGATAGAATCATAGATGGATTAATAAGATGTGATACTTATGGAAGAAAAGATATAAATTATGAAGGTGTAAAAAGTTTCTTAGTACATATTTATGATTCTGGAATATATTATATATTAAATGATTTATGTTATTTCAAACTGTATAAAATAGATCAAAAATATTGTTTTATACAAGATTTGCTTTCAAATGGAAAAGAAAATAAAAATTTATTAGAAAACATAAGTTTACTAACTACAGATCAATTTAATACTGAGTATCTTATTAATCCGGATACATCAGTTGATAATATTACAAAGCTTTCGGATGACAGAGATAAATACTTAGGTACTATAGTTACAGATAAATATACAGACCATAATGGTAAGAACATTACAGTAGAAAATGTAGATGATATATTGGGATTTTTATATGATAGTGAAAGATATAGTTTGTACTTATATTTAATAGATGAAAATCAACCGGTTGAAGGTAAAAAAATATTAGTAAAATTATACTCTACTATAATAGAAGCAAAGAACGTCAAGGTTAAAGATATAGTTAATAATTTAAATGAAGAACTAGCTTCTACTCTCGAAAGAAGTAGAAAAGAAACAGTGTCGAATGTACCACCAGTCATTCCAAAAAAAATAAAGGGACCGAAAGGGGCGAGCGAATTATTAAATGCAGTTAACTATATTAATCAGAGATCTAATGGCGACGGTAATTGTTTTTATAACTCGGTAGGCATGTTATCATCAGAACATTTAAAAAATAGAGATAACTTTAATGCTTATGAAGCTAAAAAATTAGAAGAAAAATATAATATACAATATACTGAACAGACAAGAGTTAGAACAGAGCTTGCTGCTTTTATGACAGATATTTATAATGTAATAAAAGATGTTGATAGGAGTAGTTCACTGTATAAGAATTCACCAATTATAAAATATATAGTAAGAAATGGTGGAGATAATTTTAAATATGTTAGCACAATACAATCACCGATTGGTAGTAGGTATTTTGGAACAGACTCGGAAATATATTTTGCTTCTTTGTTTTATCAGCAACCGATAGTCACCATAACAGGAATGTCGGATGTCGCAATATATAACATATTTTATTGGGAATATTATGATATAAATGGTATTAATTTTGTTGATTATTTTAAACAAGATCCTGCTAATATAGATATGAACAAAGTATTAAAATTTTTAGAACAATCTAGTAATCAGGTGTCATATGATGTTGATACAGTTTCAGTATTCTTAATGTACTATCCTAATTCGTATTTTTTGGTAGGTGGGACAGGACACTGGTCGTATGCTATTAATATGGACTTAATTGGTGGTATTTCTGATGATAGTTCGGTGACAGGAATTAGTGTAGGAGGTACCGATAGTAAACTAGTGGTATATAATCTAAGAGTTACTAAAAAGATTAAAAAAAATGATAATAAATATTATAAAAAATCATCATCCTCAAAAACAACTAAAAAACATAAAAGAACTAGAAAAGGGAATAAGAATAAAAAAAGAATAAAAAAACTATAAAATATACTTGAAACTAGTAGACGATATTTGGTTTATTTATTATTTGTAAAAATAAATAATAAATAATAAATAATAAATAATAATAATAAATAATAATAATAAATAATATTTTACTGTATGAAATAAAAGGTGTAAAGGTTAAGAAAATTTATTTGTTAAGAATTTATAAGTAAAGTAAGAAATAAATGAAACACATAAAGATAAAGGTAACGTTTCATATGTTTGGTTTGATATTTTATTAATAACCAATGCACTTGTTATAGGGGCATCTAAAAATGGACTTAAGAATGAGGTCATACCTAAGTACATGATATTTTGCTGAGGAATGGGTGTATATTTAGATAATACTGAACCTAGACCGCAACCGATTGTCATAGTAGGAACTATCAGACCGCCTGTTAATCCAGAACTAATAGAAATAATACAATTTACTATTCTTCCAAAAACACTATAAATATTAAATCTATTTATTGTATCAAATTTTCCTTCTTTTTCTAATTTTTTGAGTTTTTCAAGTTCATCATATTTTTGTTCTTTTTCTAATTGTTTTAATATTTCCTGATTTTTGACAGCTTGAAACCCTTCATTTATAGCGGATTCACCTACACCCATTGTTAAGAATCCCAATTTTTTAATAATAAAGGCAAGAACAAATCCAAATACTATAACGTATAAGTTATTAAATTTTGAAGCGTTAACATGATTAAATATAACATTAATAGACTTAAAAAATCCAAATGATATAAATGCCATTAAAATAGCAAACAGAGCAATATATCCAAAATTTTTAAATTGGAATGAAAGTTTATCTATTTTTATTAAATTATCTTTTTCACCTACCAAGTAGTTAATAAACGGAATTGCACATACCATTATTCCAAAATTTGAAAAAAAGTTTATATCTTTATTTATTACCATGTGTTCTAATATATAAAAAAATGTAGATATCATAGAACCATATGTAATAGTAAAACCGATTGCATACCCTAAATAAATTATTAATTCTGTATATACATCTTTTAATCCTAGTACATTTTTAGATTTGAAATAAAAGTACAACAGTAAACATATAGAAGAGTATACCATTACACCTTCATCTCCTAAAGCTGCTCCTGAAGCAGTAGTTAATAAGGAAAATATATAAATTGCTATATTTGATATTCCTCCGACAAAATAATTTGTTTTAGAATAAGCATTTTCATGATTATTTACACTGGTTAACATTTTATTTATATATAATTCAAAAAATCCATCAGCTAGTTGAAAGTAATTTGCTTTTGAAGCAACCCAAAAAATAATTGGGACATATATAAAAATATATTGAGAGTAGTTAATTAAATTTTTTTTAGTATTCATTTGAATCACGTCATATGTATCAAAAAATGTTTCATTAATATGAACAATAATAAAAATAGCAATAATGAAAAAAATAATAGTTTTAAATATTTTTATATCAAGACCCATATTTATTAATTGATTTATATATAATAATAATAATAATAATAATAATAATAATATCAATAATATCAATAATATCAATAATATCAATAATATCGATAATATCAATAATATCAATAATATCGATAATATCAATAATATGAATAAACTATAATAATTCATCTATATCGTTGCCAAAAATATCTTTAAATGCTATCATCATTTGTTCTATATATGATGAATTTGTGGCTAATGAATTACACACATTTTCTGAAATAGCGATTGCTAGTTCGACACGACAAAAGAATTTTGAAAATTGTAAATTTTGTGTTTTTAATATTTTATTTATTTCATATATTTCTTCTCCACCAAAAAACTTTGTATCATTACTCAATACAGTAATACATATTGTAGAAATTTGATTAACTAATATATTTTTATGTCCCTCTGAAATAGTTGGTTTGGACTTATCTATTTTCTCTGAAAGACTTTCAGTAATAAACTTTGACAACTCTATATGATTTTTACTAACAAGAATTTTAAAAAACATGAAAAATATATTTTGTTCTTCTCTTGTCATTGTTCCAATAATTCCATAGTCTATTATACCTATTTTTAATACAGGTTGTAGTACTTCATTATTATTATCATCTTTTACGTAACATGTTTCTTTCATAAAAATAACATTACCTGAATGTAAATCAGCATGATAAATAGAGTCATAAAATACACATTTTAAATTAAACCGTGATAATATTTTTGAATATTCATGTTTATCTTCATTTAAAATATTTTCAATTCTATTACCTTCAATTTTTTCCATTATAATTGCACATGGATTATTTTCAGTAAAATAATAATATACTTTTGGTATACAAATTGTCTTTACTTCATTAAATTTTTCATAAAATATATTAATATTTTTTACTTCGTTTAAAAAATTTAATTGATTTGTCATTATTTCACGATTTTCTTCAAATAAATCATTTATATTCAACTCGCATAGGTATGGAATTTTTTTAGAAATATTTACTAGTAGTTCTAGTTCATCTATAGATTTATTAAATTTTTCTATAATATTTTTACGACGATATTTGATAATAACATTTTTTCCATTTAACTTTCCATTATATACTAACGCAATATTTCCTGATTTAATAGGAATTTCGCTTTCAATTGAAAGGTTATCACCATTTTTTCTAGCTATATTTATTAAATCATATAATCCATTATAGTCAATTTCATTTGTACTATATTTTACGTTATCTGTATATGAAATAAAGTGATGAAATAATTCTTTATCGACCAAGTTGTTATTATTTGCGAATGCTTGGAATATTTTTGTAAAAAATATATTTTTATCTGCCATTTTTGATGCTATATTTTTTACCATCTTATTATAGTCTGTTGACGTCTTTTTTGATAGTTTATATATTAAATAATGTTTTGTATATATACTCACACAGCATGTTATAAACCATGATTTTGATACACCAGATGTTATATATGTTGATAAGCCTTTAAAAATATTAAATATATTATTTGAAATAGTATTTTTTTTATTATCTTTTTCATTATTATCCTTTTTATTATTATTATTATTGTTATCATGTGGTACACCTTCATACTGTTCTACCTTTACATTATTTAACTGTTCATAATATTCGGATCCTTCAGATCCTTTATAATCTTGTTGATATTCAGGATAAATAGTTTGTTTTATTTTTTGATACATAATAGTGTTTTATAATAGTATTATGTATCATAATCTTTATATATTTATAAACTATTATACCATTTCTATAAAATTTTTCAAACTTAAAAACATTTTTTTCATAGTAAGTCCTAAAATATTTTCCATATATATGGGCAGTGAATGAACTAAGTCGAATTTAAAAATGTAATTTATATTTATTTTGTAATTTGATTCAAAATTTATAATCATAGTTGATATAGTATTTTTGACTTTTTCATATTTACTTAATTCTTCCATATTAGGATAGTCTATATCATAACTAGTGTATATATGTTTTTCATTTTTAATATCAGCAACCGTTTTTATATACATATATTTCGGTTTAATACCCAAATCTTTACCAAAGGGTTTAAATAAAAAAAGAACTTCTACTTCGTTAGGAGAAATCCATTTTTTTATCTCTATTTTTTCAAAATTATCTCTATTCAAGTTAAAAAGTAAACTATACATATTAATATTTATTATATCATGTAAATTTTTATTTCTGTTCTCTAAAATAAACTGTAATAAAAAAATATTACAAGATTTTTCTCTTTTTAAAAACACACGTTCCTTCATACATACCATCTTGAAGTCATAATTAGGTATATCATCAGCTGTAATACTATTATTTTTATTATTTATTTTTTTTTCTATAGTTTCTGTTAGTATTATATTATTATCATTGGTGTTCATATTGATTTACTTATAAATACTGTTATTTTATATAAATAATATTATAAAATATTTATAACTCATTTACGACAATAATTATTATAATTATAATTATTATTATAGTTATAATTATAGTTATTAATATAATATATTTTGATATATTATAGTCTTATATACAAACATACATTTAAATGTATAAAAATAATAATCTTGTTTCTTATATTTTGTTGACCGCTCCAATTATTTTAGGATTAGGGTCTGGTTATTTCGTATCTCGAAAAAAAATACCTAAAGTAAAGTCTTATTTAAATCCTCCATCATGGTTATTTGGCGTTGTGTGGCCTATTTTATATTTACTATTAGGGTATTCCTCTTATATTATATGGAATAGTAAAAACTTGACTATAAGTAGTAAGCAATTTTATTTATTTATGTATGCTATTCAGGTTTTACTTGTTATGGCTTGGTGGCCATATTTTATATATTACCCTAATAAATTTTTTGCTACAGTCACTCTAATCTTGTTAGCTATATTTGCTCTAATAGTTACAGTATTATTTTTTTCGATTAATAATGTTGCTGGATACGTTTTAATACCATATGTTATTTGGTTATCATTTGCTTCTTTCTTAACATCACAAACATAACAATATAGGTTAAATAATGTTACTTTACGCTTCAAATATTCTTTCAATATTTTTAACAAGATTTACTTTATTTAATACCATTTCTTGGTCTATTTTATACTCAGTAATATATTTATTAGGGCTTCTTAATACGCTATGAATAATAATAACATCTCTAGTAATATTTCCTGTAAGACGAATAGTATGTTTGGGGAAATATTCTTCTACTTTTTTACACCCCCAATAAAGTGGAACTGTATTATTTATAAATGGATTTATTATTTTCTCAGTAAAATAATGATCGTGGCTCGTATTCTCAATAGCAATCGTAAACAAATAATCCTTACACATCTCCTCCATTGATTTAAAACCACCCTTGATATATTTATTATTAGGGAATTCTCGTTTATAACTGTCTGCGCCATTACCCCATATATCGATTGGCAAATTATATTTTAGAATATGTTGAGCAACTATGTGACGATATTGGTGACCTGGTGTATATGTTTTATGCGACACCATAATCGACATTATTTTTGGTTTTTGTGGTATAAAAGGCAAAGGCTTAGGTGTTTCATAAAACAGAAATCCGTGATGTCCTACAAAGGTAGGTGTTGGAAATTTATCAACAGATCCAATGAAATATTTTCCTATATTTTTAACTACATATTCTATAAAATTATTTTGATAAATTTTTAGAAATGGTGTATCATGTGGTTCTTGAGCAAATCCAATAACATTTTTAGGCTGTACTTGTAAATTTGCCGGAGTAGGACAGTTTAATAGAATTGCGTGTGTATATGTTTCTGTTGTTGTAAAGTATATTTTTTTGGTTTTGCCATAGTAGTCTATATTTTGAACAAGACACGCTCTTTCGTATTCTTGTTTACAGTGCGCCGAAGCACAATAGTCGCTAAAAAATTTGACTCTTATATATTTTGATTTAAAATAATCTAATATTTGTTTGAACACGGCTGTATTATAGCATTCTTTATAGTGTAAAAAGGTTTTAATATCATTATGTTTTACAGTTACATCACCAATATTGTATAATACGCACTGTTGAATGGCTAGTTGAACCCATAAAGCATTTAATACATTGTCAATTTCCAAAGGCATATTGACACTGACAATTTCTAAACGTTTTAAAACATTCTTTTTAATAATTACTGTTGAATTTACAAAAGGATTTATTTTAAGTATATTATAATGATATAATTCACCTTCTGGAATACAGGATACTTCATTTTCATGTCTACTTTTACTTCCTAATACATCTATTCGAGGGTACTTTAAAAATATACTTGTCTGTAACTCTAATTTATTTGGTACCCAAACATCATTCATTAATAAAACAGCAATATGGTTATATTTACATTCTTGTTCTACTGCCTTTGTTAGTGCCTTTAAAGGTGTACTTATTTCGTTATCATAATATTTTATAATATCTATACGACTATCGATATCTTTATAATTTTGTATTAAAATATTATCATTTTGCTTTATGTTATATAAAACAATTTTTAACTCCCATTCTTTATATGTTTGATTTATAATAGAAGTAATTGAATCATCGAACGATTTGTCTGTATTATTTGTATTTGTGGTGGTGTTATAGTCAACTAAAGCTATAATAGAAATCATTTATATAAATATTATTGTGATATTATTGTAATATTATTGTAATATAATACTTATACAATAATCTTTAATTTATTATTTGTTTATTATATTTGTTTATGATATTTGTTTATTATATTTGTTTATGATATTTGTTTATTATATTTGTTTATGATATTTGTTTATTATATTTGTTTATGATATTTGTTATATTTCAAATATCATACAATACAATCCGTATGTACGTATGTATTTAAAGAATGCTAGCAACAGTTGCTACTTTACCGGCAATATCTCCAACTCTTTTTACTGTGGGTATAAATTTTTTAGTGAACCAGCTTTTAGGAGCAGGTGAAGAAGCAATATCATGACCAGTGGTGTGCGCTGGTTTGCTAAAGTTTAACAAGTGGGTAGGAGCAGAAGAATTGGGGGCGGTAGTGTGAACCGGAATGGGAATGGGCAGAGCAGCAGTATTAGAAAGAGAGTAGTTGAACATCTGATGAGCAATCGGAGTAGAGGGTCAAAGTGTTTATAATATAGTAAAATATATTATTTTTATATTGTAATTTGTATATTGTAATTTGTATATTAAATATCTAAACTAATAGTGTTGCGTTCAGATTTAGGTTTACGCTTTGTCTTATTCGGCATATTATCATTTTGTAAATCTTTCAATTCTGATATGCTAATAGTGCTTCCTTTATCTTCTGATGCTTGATTTGCGTTTGATGTCGATGACGTAATATTTACGTTCTTTGTCTTTAGTCCTGACAAAATATTATTAATATCAGATGGTCCTCTCATTTCAGGTCGAGGATTCTGAGGAAGAGGAGGAGGAGCACCACGTTTTGATTCATACGGATTTATATAATTTTCAGAAAGATTTACACCATCGTTCATATTTCCTCTCCCAAAGTTCAAATCAGGGCGATTTGAAATATTACCTTCCCTTCTAGGAGCAGGAATTGAATTAGGACCCTTTGTAGCTACTGGAGGAGGTGGAGGTCTCTGATTATTAAAGTTGCTTGGTGGCTGCTGTTGTTGCGCTCCGCCACCCATACCACCCATCATGTCTCCCATAAAGTTACCAAAATTGGGTGATGATTGCGACATGGTATTTACTGCCGCTTGTGTAAACTGTTTCATGAGTTCGGGATTTTGTCTCATAATATCGTCCATACCAGGCATTGCCGATTTAAACATAGTATTTGTCATATGAAGCATAATTGCGCTTCCTCCAAGTTGAAAGAGTAATTTCAATTCTGGTGCCATCTTTGCTTTCGACTTATATTTCTCGTGAAGTTCGGCAAAAATCTCATCATAATCTTCTACATTTTCGTTGATTTGTTCTGACCATCCATCAAGCTTTAAATCAAAAGGGTCGAATTTATTATTTAAGAATTCAATACCTGTAATTGCTGTCATAAGCAATTTTTGTTGAAATTTTATACTGTTTTTCTTTTCTCTTTCTTCTACATGTGTTTCATATTCGCCTTTCATTTCGAGAAGAGATGACTCCATGGTATATTTTTTTGTAAGGCGAATGCCTTTTATCTCGAGTTCTTCTAATTTCTGAAGAATTTTGAATTTCTCGCGAAGTAATTCTTCTTTGGACATTTGGGGGGTTGAGTCGATAGGAGAATCGGGATTCATGGGTACATTACTGAATTTTCCAAAACCATCCCATGTTTTTTTATCAGGGTCAGTATTTGCTGTAAAAGCACCAACTCCGCTAGTATTGCTTCCACCAACAGGGGGTCCGCTTAGTCCACCCAAGTTATATTTAGACTCAGAAAATCCTCCATCACTATGGTCGTCGGTATTATCATAACTGTTTAATTTTATATTAGAACCACTAAAAAAATCAGATTTAAAATTTTTACTTACTTTATTGGGGTTTACAGAATCGGATAGTTCATTTAATTCATCCTCTAGTTCATTTAAATCATCAAGGTCAATATTTCCATCTCCGCCACCCTTATTTCCAGATTTTAATTTATCGTTCATCAAAAGCTCTAAACCTCCACCAAAGTTTACTGATTTAGAACTACTGCGACCACCGCCACCACTTTTACTTCCTCCAATAAAACTATTATCAAGTTCTGATAAATTTCCAAGATCAATGATTTCGTCAGCCATATTATTTATAATCTAGAACTTTAATTTTAAGTTTGTGCGCATTATAAATATTTATAATTAAATGTTTATAACTAAATATCTATAATTAAATGTTTATAATTAAATATCTATAATTAAATGTTTATAACTCAATATTTATCATATTTTTTAATGTAAGATAATAAATTCCTTGTAAAAAACAGTCAGCTAAGTCATCTTTTTTTTTATTTTTCTCTAAACATCCTCTGTATTTTTCAAATTGTGGTAATTTTTCCAATAATTCCTTTGTTACTTCTACACTTTCTATTTTTCGTTCAGTATATGTTGTTTTCTTCTTAGTCATAAACATTTTTAATTTATTTGCTGCTGATATGAATTCTATACATGGTGTTCCTCTCATTATAAAATATTGTGCTATCATACCTTGAAGCGTCTTCATTCTACTTGCTATTGTACTTATTTGATTCTCTATGATAACGATATCTATTTTGTATTTGCCCAGCCCTCCCATATTTCCTAAATCTCCCGAATGTCCCGAGTCTATCGCTTCTCCTGTATAGGGCAATACAAATTTATCTAATTCAGTCATCATGTTTTTACCAAGTGTCAATAAGTCAATCTGGTCAGCTCGTACATTTTCTATATGTTCTAAATAATTTTTATCCAACTCATTTTGTATCATATCTAACATTTGTTCTTTCGTGTTTTTTTGTCTTTTAGGAGCACTTGATGGTGCCGATGATGATGAGAGTGCGGGTTCTATAGATTCTATAAACGTATGAGGTGTATGAGATTCATGAGATTTAATTAAAATCGGTGATATATTATACTTATCAATAATACTCTGAATCTCTATTAATTTCTTCTTTTTTATTTTTTTCATGTCAAGTTCACTAGGTGGTATATTAAATTTACACTTTCTTGCGTGTTTACTACAATAATAATCAATAATAACATTTTTATTTTCATTGTCATCAGTATCTTCGGCATCTTCGGTATCTTCGGCATCTTCGGCATCTTCGGTATCTTCGGCATCACTATCATTAACATGAGCATGAGCATTAGGGCTATCATCACTCTTAAAACTTTTACAATATTTCGCAACTTCTGAACAACTATCGATGTTACATTTTTTCACTATGGGAGTACATAAATTTATAACCTCCCATTGTAATACTTTATAATCTGTCAAATTATTTGCGTTATTATTATTATTATTATCAACACCATTTCCAATCTGAAATAGACAGTATGCTAAATTTTTCATACCTACGTCAAAACTAAGAATGGTTTTCATTTCATGTATGTATCTATATATGTATGTATTTACAACAAGTATAGTTTTATATTTGTTTTATATTTGTTTTATATTTGTTTTTTATTCTGTCAATATAATAAAGTAAATAATAATTCACAATGATAAAAAATATATATTTTAAACTAGTATGTTTATTTGTATTATTATTTATGGTATGTTATTTGGCGGAATTATTCGTTAACAAATATTCATATGAAAAGGGTAAATCTATTAATAAAGTAAAAATTCCTGATATTATTCAAGAAAGCATCCCAATTATTAGAAATTTAGACGTGGTAAGTGATTTATTTACTTCATTTATTTTATTTGTTTTTTTAATTATTTTTGTTATAAATGGTAAATACCAGTATATTATTTTGTATTTTTTTGTATTTTTATTAATGCGTTTAATTACATATATTTATTATGTATCTACAACGCTACCTGATAGTAGCAAGAAATGTAAATATGCTTCTGATTTTTTTAAAACAGCAATGAATATGGGTTCATGTAATAATCTGGGTATTAGTGGACATTTTATAAATATTGTATTTCAATTGGGACTTATTTATCACTACTATGGGTCAGCATATTGGTTATTATACTCTATTGTTTATGGTTTAGCATTTATATTAATATGTGCTTCTAGAAATCATTACACTATAGACTGTATTACATCGACATTTGTAGGATTGTTTTTTATTTATGAGATTGATAATATACAAAAAGGATTGAATTTTGTACTTGGAGAAAAATATTTTATCTTAAAAAAGTAAAACATTATTATATTTAATTGTGAATATGGTTGGATTATAGTTGTATTTTAATTTGACCTACTACTACCATCAGCCAAATACTGATACTGTGTAAGAGCTGGCGCCATCATACGACTTTGTAGTTCGTATCGTGAAAGATACACATTTTTAAGATCACTTGTTTCATAGCCGAATGGTTGATTGTTATCAAGAGCGGATGAGAAAACATAAGGTGTATTTGATTGTGTAACAGGATTTTGAGGTCCAGTATACATAGGAGGACATGCTCCACAGTTGTTACAAGATGATACGGAATTTGCTTTCATGATTTTAACGGCATTTTTTTGTAAAAATGTTCTATAGTCCCAATTTGAAGTTATGTTATTGTTTTCGCGTATTTGATCATTTACAACAGCTCCAGGCTGCCATGTTGCATAATTGCGACCGTCCATCATAATGGGAGGGAAGTTGAAATGGATATTATTTGATCCTGCATAACAAGTAGCCCAAGACATTTATTATATGATTGTATAATATATACTAAAACTAGATAAAAATAATATTAAGATTCAAATTCATATTATTAATTTTATATATAGTTTAATTTATGTCCTAACTAATGTCGCAACTATGACAGATTTTTAATCAAATCCTTTTTTGTTAATTTATTAATAGAAGATTCGCTCATTGATGTGCCTTCGGTTGATAACTTGTTTTTAAGAAGTTGTCTAAGAGATTGTACATTCATTGAATTATAATCTGAATGTGTTTCTGAATCTTTATTGTTATCCTTAGTTTTAAAAACTGTTTTTACAGATAGATTATCTAAAGAGTTATCTACTGAAATAACTTCAGAAATATTATCTGTTTCTAAATCTATTTGAGTATCTTGGGTATCTTGAGTATTTTGATTATTCATTTCGGTAATAACAAAATTTTCCTTAATCTCACGACTCTCATGCTTCTCATCTTCTCCGCTAGGCTCATGTGGACCATCAATATCGGATGTTAAGGACTCGCTATCGCTATCATCATCGTCATCATCTCCATCATCTCCATCATCTCCATCATCTCCATCATCTCCATCATCTCCATCATCGTTATGGTTATACTCTTCATTATTATTTTTAGGATACAAAGGATGTGTTAACTCGATTATTTTTACATCTGGACCATCTAAATGTTCTACAAGTTGAGAATCATTATTCCCTGTAAATAAGATTTTTCTCGTATTATTGTCGCTAACTTCATGGTCATGGTCATGTTCTTGGTCATGTTCTTGGTCGCTATCACATTCGCTTCCGCTCTCACTGCTTTCATCACTTTCACTGCTTTCATCACTTTCATCACTTTCACTATCATCAGAAACGTCAATTAACTCATTTGATGAGTTTACTTGTTGAAATCTGTTAATATCATGATTCACAGAATCAGATATAATTTCATCTTGACTTCTATTTTGAACCATACTCATTATATTTTCATTATTGGAATTCATCGACATTATTACACTTTGTAATACTTTCGCTTGCTCGCGCTGTGTAAGCTCTAAAACACGATATTTATATTTTATATAATAGTATAATCCAACACCGATCAATAGTGTAATTAATATACTAAATATAGTTTGTGAATTAAATAGAGACATCTTTTATTTTTATAAATAAATAAAAATAAAATATTTAACGCTTTAATATTATTTATTATATTGTAAAATCCTTAATTACATGGAACCCAGAATTTTTTTAGTATTTGTAATAATTGCTTCAGGATATTCTAAATCATATAGAACTTTTATTCCTCCCTTAATTGTTGATATTCCCTTTTTAAATTTGTACAGATATTCTACATTATGATCGGCTAGCATGTTTACACTCATGTGGTAATTCTTAACACTATTATTTGATTTCAAATTCTTACATAACTCAATATAATGTGTAGTAAGCATTAAATCTACATTTCTCATACCAGACAAATAATCTATATATCCATATGCACTCGCAACCGCTTCGTATGGGTTTGTTCCTGAGTATAATTCATCAAAAATACAAAAATGGTTCTTATCGCTATTTTTCTCTAAACAATCCAGAATTTCTTTACATCTTCTAGATTCTGCTTGAAATAAACTATCCCGACCAGAAGTATCTGGAATGTTCAAATAACAGTGTAAATAATCATATGGCTTAACTTGAGCAGTTTCATAAAAACCATATCCTATTTGTTGAGATAATATAATATTCATCAATGTTGACTTAATAACTGTAGTTTTACCAGCAGCATTAGGTCCAGTAATTATAATTTTTTTATCTATAGTTACACTATTTTTTACAGGATTATCATATGGCGGGTAATATAAATTTTTAAACTTTGTAATATTTTTTGTCTTTGATGTTATCTGAGAACATTCAGTATCTTTGGATTTTGTAGATACTATCGACATAGTTGACTTTTCCGACTTATTCGATTTGTCCGACTTATTCGATTTGTTTGATTTATGTTTCTTATGTTTTTTAATATTATCATTTTCTCCCCTTGCCTCTTCTTTTACATTCTCTTCTTTTACATTCTCTTCTTTTACATTCTCTTCTTTTACATTCTCTTCTTCTACCTTCTCCTCCACCTCTTCATCAATGTTAGCATCAATAAAAGAACATGAATTGATTTTACCAGTATTAATTATGCTCTTTAAGTGATCAACTTGTTCATAAAAGGCATTGAATCCGAAACTATAGTCAACACATTTCTTAATATCATTATCGACAAATATTTCATAGTTTAGCTTCATAATTTTACCAATATCAAGCATTTTGCCAAATGAAATCTTGAATGGTTTTATTTTATCAAATACTTTACATAATTTTTCCAATTTATCTTTATTTTGTGTAAGGTCTTCAGCGAAATTGCTATATGTTTCCAATGAAGATGATATATTTATAATATGTGACATGTTCTTAGTCGTGTACCTAAAATAGTCACGAAGAATAAAAATATTTTTGTGAATTAAAATCATATTTTTGTAGAACTGATAACATGACATTATATTTTGATAGACCTGAATAACATAAAATACAAATGACATTAAAACATATATCCTCTTATCCCAAGGCATACTAGAAAAATCTAACAAAGTAAACATTTTACCGATTGGATGTGTAGCAAATATTCTCTTAAGTGTTGCTATATACCCGGTAACAGTAATATCTATCTTTTGAAATTTAAGAATAAAAAATGGTATAATAACTAATATAATTGGAGAAAGAAGAGAAATAACAGGTGATGTAAGATTGTAAAGACTCAATAACTGTAAAAAACCTGGTGACTTATTAAGCCTATCTAAAATCGGAATTTCAATATAGTTAAAACGTTGTTTGAAATTTTTATCTCCAGCAATATCAATCCATAAAGCATCTATTTTTTTAAAAATATCATACGGATCGATAGTTGATTCATTATCGCCTATATTCATTTTTATTGGCGTCTTTAAATCACCTCCATATTGATTATTATATGACTTATAAAATACTTGAGAATCCTTTAAAAATGGAACATCAGTTGTATAATACTTACTCCACTCATTTAAAAATTTCTTGCTAAATATTGATTCAGGTTTAAAAATATGGCTATACATCGATTGTCCCTCCGGATCCTTAGACTCTACCAATTCTAAATCATTAATAATATTATCATTAATTTCTTGTTTGTTCTCTAAATATGCTATAGGAAATTTAAAAGATGAGGTTGTACACTCTTTAGTATTAGTATTTTCCATAGGATTACGTGTAGGATTACATGTAGGATTGTTAATATTGCCATTCAAAGCTTCAAGCTTTTTCATCTGTTCATCTTTCAATTCTGTTAAATATTTTTCAAGATCAAACATATTTATATGTTAAAATATAAATAATAAAATAAATATACGAATTTATTTTATTATTGGCTTAACTTTCATAAAATTATTAATTTTATTAAATTACTCATTGTGTTTAGTTTAGTTTAGTTTAGTTTAGTTTAGTTTAGTTTAGTCGATTGTAATATTAGAAGGCAACTCCTCTACAATAGTATGATAATGACGCTCAATATCTTTCATTGTTTTAATATCCCATCTAGTAACAAAGTTAATAGCCGTTCCTTTCCTACCCCAACGACCAGACCTCCCAATACGATGCAAGTAATTAAATATACATTTTGGTAAATCAAAATTCAAAACCGTTCTAACTTGTTGAACATCGATACCACGAGATGTTACATTTGAAGATATCAGAACACGATGTTTACCTGCTTTAAAATCCATATATGCTTCATCGCGTTTTGTCTTATCCATGTTACTATGAATACAACATACAGGAAATCCATCATTAATCATTGCATCAGTTAAGTCCATCACACGCTTAATACTGTTACAATATATAATACATTGTGACATCGAAATAATATTAAAAATATCCTTTAGGGTTGCATACTTCTGTGTATCATCATTAAGAGCAACATAGTATTGCTTGATACCCTCGAGTGTAAGCATCTCTGACTTCACCAAGATACGAACAGGATTGCGCATAAATTTGTCCGTAAGAGACTGTAACTCATTCGGCATTGTTGCACTAAATAAGCCAACCTGAATATCCGGGCTCAAATATTGAAAAATATTATAGATCTGGTCTTTAAAACCCACAGAAAGCATTTCATCGGCTTCATCCAATACAAGAAAGTTGATATCTTTAGAAACAATATGATTACGTCGCATCATGTCATATACACGCCCAGGACAACCTACAATTATATGAGGCATGATAGTTTTCAACTGGTGAGCATCCTCATCTGTGGATGTTCCTCCAATGAGAAGATGGAAACGAATATTTTTAACCATTGAACCGATTGACGTAATTACATCATAAATTTGTTTCGCTAGTTCCCTTGTTGGAGCCAAAATCATTGCTTGAGTTTTATTTATTTCAGTGTTTATTTTTTGTAGTACACCAATAGTAAACACACCTGTTTTCCCTGTACCTGACTGCGCTTGAGCAATAATATCCTTTTTATCAAAAATTGTAAGAAGCGCCTTTCTTTGAATCAAACTTGGAGAATCAAAACCATAAGCATAAATTCCGCGCATAAGTTCCTCACTTATTACACCTTCTAAGTCTTCCCACTTATCAAATTCCTTTGGAATATAACTATTATCTTCTACGTTGGTTACATTAGATGCTGTCTCATCTACATTATCGCTAACCGGATTTGTATTAATCTCATTCCTATTTATATTTAAACCACTATTTTGGTTTTCGGTACCACCGTAACCAAGTCCATTATCATTTCTTGAATTATTTCTATTGGGACGACGGTTATCATACCTATTGGTATTATTACCATTATTACCATTATTACCATTATTACCATTATTACCATTATTACCATTATTACCATTATCATAATTACTTACAAACGACGGACCTTTATTCGTTTCATCGTTTCTATACTTGTTTGTATTATTACTATTATTTCCATTATTATATCTATTATTACGATTCGCTGGGGGGTATTTTCCTGACATTCTATATTATATATTCTTATACATTTAAGTATTTATTTATTATTTATTTATTTATTAATACTAACAAAGTTTAATAGTAGTAATATTAGTATCAAATATCAAATATCAAATATCAAATATCAAATATCAAATATCAAATATCAAATATCAAATATCAAATATCAAATAATAAATAATAAATAATAAATAATAATAATAAAATAGATATAAACAATTGTTAATATATAATATTAGGATTTTATGGCTACTACTACAACTTCTCTGGTTAAAATTACAAAACAATATAGTATAACAGATTACGACGACATTACAAATGCTGGGTTTTTATGTAACTTGTCTCAAGAAACGCTAGATATAATATCTAAACTTTCTGAACAAGTTGGAGCTCCAACATATATTAAAACGCCTATTTTTTTGAAAAAGGAAAATAGATCGGTTAATAGTTTAGGTGGAGGTGTTAATGGTGGTATTGGTGGTGGTGGTGGTATTATGAGTAGTAATTTTAAGAAAACGAAAAACAAACCTTCTGAGATAACAGATGATGATTGGGAGGCGATACGTGCTTTTCAAACAACTCAAAAACATGTTAGTGAAGGTATTCAAAAAAATGTGGATAACATTCGAGGTTATTTGAATAAGATTACGGATACTAATGAGGAATCGATGATTAAGGATATTAAGGCTGAAATTTCCCAGTTGATTGAACATGATACATCTCATGAAAATATGATGAAAATTGGATATTCTATTTTTAATATTGCGAGTTCGAATAGTTTTTATTCAGCACTGTATGCTAGGTTATTTAAGTCATTGATGAATGATTATGATATATTTAAAAAGATTTTTGAAGATAATTTTAAGGAGTTTATGAATTTATTTGAGTCTATTGAATTTGTAGATCCTAAGAAAAATTATGATAAATTTTGCGAATATACAAAAACAAATGATAAACGTCGAGCTATGAGTTTATTTATTGTTAACTTAATGATAAATCACATTATTAGCGAAGATGAGATTATCGAAATTATAAAACAGATACAGGCGCTCATTTCGAACTATGTAATCAAACCTGAAAAATCTAATGAAGTAGAAGAGTTGACTGAAAATTTATCTATCATAATTACGAAATCAAAAGATTATTTAGGAAAAGGTGAAACTAAATCTGCTTGGGAGAGTATTATTAAAAATGTGGAATTTGTTACTATTTTAAAACCAAAAATGAAAGAATATCCCAGTATAACAAATAAAACTATTTTTAAGCATATGGATATTTTTGAAGAAATTTCCTAGATTTAGATTTAGATTTAATTTTAATTTTTATTATATATATGATTATGGTTCGTATATAATAAATTAAAAGATATAAATATTTATATAAACATAATAATAGTAAAGATAGTAAACATCGTTTATTATTATGTTTGAAATTTTAGTCGATAATACGTTAAAGGAAAAAAACAAAAAGGAATGGAAAAGAATTAATAATCTTTGGCTTGAAGTTAAAAATAATCATAAGTCTCAAAATCCCGATTTATATGATACAGAGTCTGATAAGTCTGATAATTCTGATGACGGTGTTAAACCTTATAAAGAACTAAAGCGTGCTGACAGTAGTTATGATGAATTATTATTTGCCCATGACTGTATAATAACAGAAAAAAATGAAATAGAATGCGATACTCCTATATATGATGGTATAGAAGATTCTAAGACACACTTCACATCATCATCAAACGATAATGATACCTATAACGACACCTATAACGACAACTATAATGAAAACTCATATAAAATTACAATAGATGAAATAAAAACCAAATATATTGTCGAAAATTCAGATATGTTAGAACTAGATTATTCGATGAATTATAATATGAAAATGCTAACACATCTTGCTAGTTATTATAATATCATTAAAAATAGTAATAACGGGTTAGGCATACCTATATCTAAATGTAAAGATGATAAAACAAAAAAAACAAAAAAGCTTCTTAAAAACGAGCTAATAAAAGAAATTATTTTATTTGAAACGAAATGTGAGAACCATAATATTGTATTAAAATTTAGAAAAATGTTAGAAAAAATAGATGCTCTTAAAAAAGATAAATATTTTTCATCTTTTATTTTATTTTCTTAATTGTTTAATATTACGTTAATAATAGTATTATATTACTACTATTAATATTATTATTACATTAATATTATTACTACTATTATTACATTAATATTATTATTACATTAATATTATTATTACATTAATAATAATATAAAAATTATTATTAATGTATATATAAATAATAGTTGAGTAAAATATGAATATACCTGATGACAATAATGTGTCTTTAATAAAAACTATTACAGATATAAAGTATTGTTTATATATTAATTTGATTTCTAGACCAGATAGAAAAATACATATTGAGAATCAATTGAGAGGAGTTGGTTTAAATCCTATTCGGTTTAACGCAATTAAATTAAAAAATGGTAGAGTTGGATGTAGCATGAGTCATTTAAAGTGTTTACAAATTGCGAAAAATAATAACTGGCCATATGTTATGATTTGTGAAGATGACTTATTAATTTTAAATAATGACTTATTTGTAAATCAGGTTAATACATTTTTTAACAAACACGGTGATAATACAACTGATAATAAATGGAACGTTTTATTACTTGCTGGAAACAATGTACCTCCTTATAGAAAAATCGACGATACATGTATTCAGGTATCTCATTGTCAAACTACTACTGGATATATTGTAAAAAAAGATTATTACGATATTTTGATCGATAATATAAGAACAGGTATTGAACATTTAATGAAGACACCTGAACAACATATTATCTATGCTATTGACAAGTTTTGGATCAAGTTACAAAAACAGCACACATGGTATATGCTTGCTCCTATTGTCGCAATTCAAAGAGAGGACTATAGTGATATTGAAGAAAGAAAAACAAATTATGAAAATTTAATGAAGGATTTAGATAAACCACATTTAGTTAATCAGCAACAGCATATACAGCAAAAACAAAAAGGTATAAGTTCTCTCTTATCTAAACTACCATCAATGACTCCGACATCAGCGTCACCAATATCTATTCTACTAAAAAAATGATTATTATTAATATTATTAATAATATTATATGATACTTATTTTATTCCAATTTGGCGGACATAAGTCTTTTGTATCGTGTTGTGATAACTGAGGTCCGAACCATTTTTCAGGATAACATATAATCTTGTCAGGACTGTTGTTAAAATATGCTGCCCACCAACTAAAACTACTATTTGCGATTATATTGTGCTGACAACAACTCATTAATAATAGTTGTCGCCAGTCTTCCATTCTAGGTTCACCCCCTCTTTCAAATTCTAGTTCCGATTCCATATATCCGCCACATCCCGCCTTTATTTTCTCGATTCTATTTTTTATTTCTACAATATCTTCTTCTTCACAGAAATATAAAATTTTCCATTTTGTTTTACCCTTTTCTTGAATAGTTTCTCCGCTAGTTTCTCCGCTAGATTCTCCGCTATTTTTTTGTGTTTTATTTAAAATAAACTTTATACTGTTTATATAATATTTATCACCAAGAATAGGATGACAATTTTGTAGGGTCTTGTAGTCACCCATTCTGAAATGAATAGATATTATATTCTTATTTTCATATTTTTTGTAATATGTACTTCTCACAGCTTGTCTCGAATCATCTAACTTTATATATCGAGAAATTTGTTCATATTGTTTGTCAAAATATTTATAACTCTGAAAATAACCATATAACATGATACTACCATGTTTTCTAATTAATTCGGGCAATATTTGTATTTTATTATATTTAAAATCCTTTTCTTTATATACAGGAATCTTCAAATTTTTTATATCTACTAAAGACGTGTTTTTATTTAACTCTTTCAAAAAACTATTCCAATATGTATTACTTCTCTTATCTGACTCTAGTTTACTATTTGGAAAATTAAAAGTTGTTTTCATTTCTATTGAAAGCGCTATTGTAGTGTAAATCTGAAATAATTGATTACCTAGTCCTCCCATAATAACACACGATATCATATTTGTTATTTTTAGTATATATTGTATTATGTATGTTTTTAAATATTATATTTAATTAATTATAGGTTATAAATAATTAATTATAGGTTATAAATAATTAAATATATAAATTTAATATGTATAGTTATTATAATGGTGCGTTCAAAGCTTGTTCCAAGTATTAATTATATAGAATTAAAATCATTAGATCCATCTGATACACAAGAACATAATTATAAAGCCCCCTTATATGAAGCGTCTGTTTTAGGTATTAATACAATTATAAGTATTGGTAACATCAAAAACACCTATATATCAGAAAATATTGTATATTATCCAATTTATCTTATTAAAAATGATCAGGTATTGTCACAAATAGGTGTATATGAAATGTTTAAAGCCGATATACCTTTAATATTGGACGATTCTGGTGATATAAATATAGAAAAGGCTCCTGCGCCTTTATTATATTCATTTGTTAAAAAATCGCTTATTCAACAAGCTGTGTATATCCCTCCAAATCCAGAAGCAGAATTGGGTATAAAAAAATCTAGTAAAGCATTAGGAATTAAAAGTAAACAAATTTCTCTTAAATCTCTTAAATCTCTTAAATCTCTCGAATCTCAAGTTGATAAAATCGCTGTACCTGAGTTTGATAAAGGGCGGAAAGATGAAGATGAACGCGACGAGGCTTTACAGGCAGCTATTCGCGCATCTCTTGAACCCGTTCGTTTATCTGTTGTTCCTTTAAAAAGGAAAAATATTCCTGTTCAAAATCTTGAACAATCCATCGCTGAAAATAAAGCATACCGTCCTGTTAAAGACGAACCATGGATACAGTCATATTATCATAATAATAACTTCAAGATAGTTAGAAACCAGGGAGGAGGTGACTGTTTGTTTATGGCGATTTGTCAAGCATTTTTATCTATTGAACCGGAAAGTGATATAAGTGTAATTAAATTACGAAGAATGCTCGCCGCTGTTATGACTGAAAGTCAGTTTTCGGACTATAGAGAACGTTATGAAATGTTTTCAAAGACATTAAAGGAACTACGCGACGAAAATACAAAATTATCGGCTGATAATCAAGAATTAGCACAAAGGACAGCTGAACCTGGTATATCATTAACCGATAAAACATCACTAAAACTTCAAGCCGATACTAATAAACAAAGACACCATGAAATAGTAAACGAGATTGAAATGTATAAAGATTATCTTAAAGATGTATATTTTATGAGAGGAATAAAAAATGTTGAGGCATTGAGAGAACTAGTAAGGAAGGGTGAAATGACTAGTGAATATTGGGGCGATGAATGGGCCATTGCTACTTTAGAACTTATTTTAAATGTTAAATTTATTGTTCTGTCTCATAGAGACTATATGGCAAAGGATAAACTACCATATACACAGTCAAACGTTATTATATGTGGTAGCAATATTGATGAAAAAAGATACAAAGAAATAGATACGCTTATCAGTGCTGACAAGAAGCCTGGAGGTATTGAAGCCATGAGAGCTATGGAAGTCATGGGAGCAAGAGAAGATACAGATGCGAGAGATAAATCGAAAATGAAAGAATTTGAAGTTATTAATCCAGACTACTATATTATTCTTTCTCATACAGGACTACATTATGAGCTGGTAACATATCGCGACACTGCTATATTCACTTTTCCTGAGATTCCATTTTGTGTTAAACTTCAAATAGCGAATAGGTGTATTGAATCATCGGCGGGAAATCTTGAATCATTTTCTGGTACATATCAAAAAATACCACAGTTTATTCTATTTTATCAACATGAATTGGGTCTAGAAGATATAGGAAAGGGCGATCCTGGTCAGGGTGGTGGTGCATCGGCAAACCATGTTCTTACAGCAAATCCACATTTTGACCCATCTATTGTTTTAATTTATCATTCTAAATCTGTGGATGAACTTCCTGGTCATGCTCAAGGGGATCATGTTTCAAACAAAAATAAATCGACTTTTATCCCTCTTATTGCGAGTGGCAAAGGTAAGAATAACTGGCGTAAAAAAATATCGAATGAATGGTGTGAGCCTTTTACATTAGATGGACACAGATGGTTATCTGTGGAACATTATTATCAGGCTAATAAATTTTTAAAACGGCATCCTGAATTTTATTTGTTATTTACCATGGACGCAAACAAAAAGAGTAAATATTATGACGAAGCTTCTATATTATCTCGTATATCTCAAGACGTAGATTTAGCAAAAGTTGCTGGTAAAAAAATACCAAAAACTATAATTGACAATAAAAAAGTCAGTCTTCGTCCGGATGATGTTGACATAGATTCAGAATTCTTTAATGGACGTAACACACGCGTTCTTGAAGATGGAACTATGGCGAAATTTAACCAAAATGACGATCTTGCTAAAATTCTTCTTATGACAAATAACGCAAAATTGATAAACTATGTGTTCTCAAAACAGCCTACAGTATCGATTCATTTAATGCGTGTTCGATCTAAATTAAGAACGAAAAAAGGAGGCATAAACGTATTTGAAACTATCAATGATAGAGATTAGATAATTACAAATACAGCAATACATTATTATTTTAAGATACTCAAAAAAAATATAGTATTATATTAGTAATAAATACAATACTATATTAATGGAAATAGAACAACAGGCAGTTGTAAATGAGGATGATTATAACTTTTTAAAAATGATGAAACTTACCGATACAAATTATAATAAAATTAGAAAAGTTAATAAACTACAACTATCTCATAATTCTAAAAATTCAAGACAGTCGGAAATAAATGAGAAAATAAACTTGTTATATGATGAGATAGATAAAGAATTTAATAACTTGAAAGCGAATAATTTATCTCCTTGTTTTAAACATAACATAATAAAGATACATAACGATAAGACAGTTTTACAACCTTCATTATTTAAAAGTACATATATACCTACTAAAATTGTCGATTATATTAAAGAATACGCAAAAATTGTAGTAGAATATAAATGTGACCTAGGTAATGGAAAGAATGTTAAGGTAAAATTTATATTATTCGATAGTAGTCATTATGAACTAAATAATATTAGAAAAAAAGGTGCCTCCTATTTTAAACAATGTGTACTAAAAATATATATATGGTTAAAAGTTTTATCAAAATATTCTCATGCTGAATGTGGCAAAAATTTAGAATGTTTTATTTATTTAACACCATTTAAAAGAAAACTTCCTAGTTGTTCGGGTTTTGAAACGTCGTCTAATATGTATCACTATGCCGATTTGCCTGAGAATGAAATAGATGATGATAATGATGATATGAGTGGAGCAGGAAAAAAAAATGATAGGGTAATCAGTGCGTCTCATGTTAATGGTGGGTTATCCGATATATGTCAAATAGATGGAAGAATTATTGTATATAGAAGGGAAGAATGGTTTAAAGTATTAATTCATGAAAGTATGCATAACTATGGTCTGGATTTTTCAACATTAGATCTATCTATGGCGAATAAAAAGTTACACTCTATTTTTTCAATACAAACAGATGTAAAAATATTCGAATCATATTGCGAAATTTGGGCTAGGATTATGAATGTATTTTTTGAATCATATTTTGAAATAAATCGACATAGTCGTAAATTATTTACGCCTTTAACTACTAGAAAAAAATTCATAAATAAAATACATAGCCAACATAAACAACATTTTGTTTCTCTTAAAAATGGTCATGGTCGTGGTCGTGGTCGTGGCGATGTTAATACAGGCATTACAGATAAAAAGGAAAGATTTTTAAATATTTTTTATGATAATCTTCAACATGAATCAGTTTTTTCTATATTTCAATGTGTTAAAGTTTTGAACTTTATGGGACTTGATTATAATATTATTTCAAACTGTAATGATGAGAATTATACTATAGTAAAAAAATTATATAAAGAACAAACAAATGTATTCGCTTACTATATTATTGTAGCCATTTTAATAGCAAATTTTAATAATTTTATACTATGGTGTGTTGATAATAATACAAATTTATTTGATTTTAAAAAGACAAATGCTTCGACTGAAAATTTTGTTACATTTATTTATAAAAATTATAAAAATAATGAGTTATTAAAAATGATCGTTGGTTTAGAAAAAAGATTAGAAAATAGAACAACAAACGATGAGTTATTATTAACTACTATGAGAATGACGGTGATTGGAGGAAATATGTGATTTATCTGGATGATTTTTTTTTAATATATTCAAAAGTACAATTGTCTCTTTTTATTTTATTTTTTCTCCATTCGATAGAAGCATCTATAAAATCAATTATGTTACATGATGGTGGTTGATTATTAGTATAAACATCGACAGAAAACTCATTTTCTGCTTGTTTCATTCGTTGTTCTTTTGCTTGGTTTCTAGTGAAGACCATATTTTGTAGTAGAATAGGTATACTATTATATTTATGGTATTATAAATATTTATCAATTTCTTTTTATAAAAAATTGATGAATATAATTTATATATAATAAACATACAGTAAACAAGACTTAAATAATTCTATAAAACAGACATTAGGACAAAAAGGTAAGAAATGGGTATTCGCATGTTGAACAAGTTTCTACAAGATAAATGTAAAACATCTATATCCTGTATAAATTTATCCGAATTATCTGGAAAGAGAATTGCGGTTGACATAAGTATATATCTTTATAAATTTCTTAGTGACAATGCCTTATTAGAAAATTTATATTTAATGATTTCCATTTTTCGAGAACATAAAATAATACCGATTTTCGTATTCGACGGCAAGCCACCAGTTGAAAAAAACGATACAATAGCTTTTAGAAAAAAAACAAAACATAATGCTCGTGAAGAGTACTATCGTTTGAAGCAAATATTGGATGACATCGAGTCAGATGCTGCCGTTGTATCAGACTGTGACAGTAATACTAATACTAATAGTAACACGATTGTAGAAATTGATGAAGAGACAACGGTTAGTATTCCATCAAATAGCGTAGATATTCGCATGATGATGGATAAATTAAAGAAAAAATTCGTTATTCTTAAATCGGAACATATTCAAAACGCAAAAACATTGTTACAGGCATATGGTATGACATATATTGAGTCTCCAGGAGAGGCTGACATGCTTTGTGCTAAACTTGTATCGAAAAATATAGTATATGCGTGTCTTAGTGAGGACACGGATATGTTTGTATATGGCTGTTCTCGCGTGCTTCGTTATTTAAGTTTGACATCTTCGACTACAATTTTATATGACTTTCAGGAAATTATTAAAACTCTAGATATGACTACATATGAATTTAGGCAACTATGTATTATGTATGGATGCGATTATTTACCAAAAAATGAAAAACAAAATTACAAAAATATGACAATATTTAACTCATATAAGATGTTTAAAAGTTATAAAGAATATTATAAAAATATAGTTAGTATCGATCTTAATACGAACGAAATTAAAGAAGACACACACGACTTTTATAACTGGATATTGAATGAAAATACCAACATGTCTTCATATATTAATGAAGCTTCAAAAATTATAGATTTATTTGATATTTCATCATATGATAACCTAGAATTATATGATAATATAAAGTTAATGAATGGTCCGATTGATAGAAAAAGATTAATCGAAGTTATGGAAAAAGAAAACTTTATATTTATTAAATAATTATTCAGAAATATATATAAATAATATTTATATAGTATATAAAATGAAACTCGGTCATATTGTTCATGAAGTCGGTCATGTTGTCCACGAAGGTCTTGAAGTCACCAGCCACCTTGGAGGTGCTGTAGGTAATGCTAGTTCCGCTTTATTGGATGCAGGTTCAGCAATTCATGATTTCCAACACCACGATTATGTCGGAGGTGTTATAGAATCCGGTGAAACTATTTATCACGGTGTTGAGGCTTATCTTGATGGTGCTTCTGGTAACTGGTTATAAATATTTTTTAAATTTGTAAAAAATGACATAGTGTTTATGTCATTTTTTTAGTTGTTTTGATTTTTAATTTTTAGTTGTTTTGATTTTGTATTTTTAGTTGTTTTGATTTTTTATATTGTTAGGTTAATTTTAATTTTGTATTTTTAGTTGTTTTGATTTTGTATTTTTAGTTGTTTTGATTTTGTATTTTTAGTTGTTTTGATTTTTTATATTGTTAGGTTAATTTTAATTTTAAGAAGAAGCAGCGGCAACAGCAGCGGTAGCCTTAGCAAAATGGGGAGACATGTACTTCTGAAGGTTGAAGTAGGTAAGCTCCTCATCCTTCTTCAGCTGAAGAAGAGCACGAAGCTTGGCATCAGGATTGATCTTGCGACCATTCTCCTTATCCTGAAGACTGTGAGTCCTAATGTAAGCATTAATCTCACGAGTTACCTCAGTACGAGCCCACTCGGTGCCAACGGGCTTACCAAGAAAATTAGCCAACTCCTTGGAAATCAAAGTAGGCTTGACGAAGCCAGAAGGAGCACGGTTTCCAGACTTGCGCTTACGCTTGGAGATCTTCTGAGCAGCACGCATCTCACGCGCAACATGGCGCTCCAAAACACGGAATTCACTGCGAAGAGTAGACAGACCGGAGCTCAAAGTTTGAAGCTTGGAACCAAAGTCACTAAACAAAGTAGAAAGAGATGATACCTCAAGAGCACTGCCCTCGGTATGGGCATCAGTAGAAACAGGAGCAGGGGTGGGAGTAGACACTACAGGAGCATCAGTCTTGGGGGTCTTGGGAGCCTTTGCGGTCTTGGGAGCAGGAGCTGCCTCCTTAGAAGGAGTGGCAACAGGGGCAGGAGTAGGAGTAGGTGCCGAAGCAGAGGAGGAGGTTTTCTTAGCCATCTTGTAGTTGGTATACATTACTATGTGAGGTCTTTTTAAGTATTTTTAGACAATATATATTATATTCATTTATATGTCTTAAAAAATGTCTTCTATTATCGTCTAAAAATAATTAAATATAATGCGTTTTTTTTTATGTTAATAATATTAAGGAATATATACTACAGCATCGTATAACCATGGCATAGCATCACGAGCAGACTGACTTACTAACGTAAGTGCTGATAAAACATAAAAAGTACCTAACATTTTATTATCTATATCCATTGCCGATTTTACGAGATTTTCTATTATTTGGATATTATATTTTACAAGAGTTTCAATCGAAATATTATTCAACGTAGCATTATTTGCTAGATTTGTAAAATAAGGAGTTCCTAGAAATGGACTTCCATGAGGAGGACATATCTCCTGTTTCTTTGCCATCGTTAATAATGCTCTATAGTTCCAAATATCTACTAACTCTCGCGCAAATCTTATATGTGAATTTCTAGAAAGATCACTAAACCATTCAGAGTTTGCATAGTTACCGTACGAATTCATCGTCTGAAATAATTCCAATATCTTTAACTCCATCCTTTTAACTGGATCCATTATCTCATTCTTTAATTCTATCTCGATAGGGATTTTCAACACCTTTGATATCCTTATCATAGATGATACGTTTTCCTTTACCTTAATATCAAATTCACTCCTATTATAAGGATTCTTTGATATAGAACCCTCTTTTAGTATTAAATTATACAACGAAACAATATTAAACCCATATACAAAGTCATCTCTATCACGATAACTATAAAACTGGATTGTCGGTATTTCTATCATATCATCCATCGTAAAAAAATCTGTATCATTTGTACATAACTTACGATTTTTTAAAGCTGGGCCTTGTAATTTATGTAACTTTCTATGTAAAAAACCTCTAAACACTTTTTGTATTTTTAATGGACCAATTGAATTTTTACAATAATCATATAGTCTCTTTGTTAAATCATCCTTGTTACCACCCTTCGATATTTTATATTTTGAACATAGTTTTTTCAACTCATCCATCTTGTATTTCACTACAAGAAGTGTATTATAATTACTCATAGTCAACTCTTCTTTTTTCTTTAAAACCGTTACTTTATTACGATCTTCACTTTTATTATTCATAATTTCTTTTTCTGTTTCCTTTTCTGTTTCCTTATCGAATATTTCATTCATTTTAGCATTCGATTTAGAATTTGATTTTAACACTTTCTCACGCTTCTCACGCTTCTCAACCTTTTTATACTCAATGCTATTCATTCCTACAGTACTGTTTATCACCGCACCATTCCCCAAACTTACTGATACTATTATTTCATTCACATCATTTATGTGACTACCAACATTCATCGACATTCTCTTGTATCTATATGTATCTACGTATACGTTATGTATATTTCTTATATATTAACAATATTTTTTTAATATCTTATTGTACAATACATTTACTATAATTACGAATAAGTATTCGTCTCCTTATTTACCATACTTTATCAACATATACCTTACATGTTACTGTAACTATAACATCTAATATTTTACAATATTTTTAAAAATACTGTAAAATATTATTTCTACATGTAGTTTTCATTTTCGAATTTATATTTATAAACGCACCGAATTTCCCAAAACAGAAAATTGAACACACTATAAACCATAATAGTATATAGCACGAACAATTAATCGCAAAGCCAATCAACAAACCAATACAATGTCAGCTCAATCAGCCGCTAAGTCCTCAAGCAAATCATCCGCTCCCAAAGAGATCCTTTCAGGTGAGACCTTCAATCCCGACAAGGATATCAAGTACTCCAAGCCCAAGGTTAATGCCTCCGGCGGTAAGAGTGTTGGAATTCTCAACGCAACCACCAATGGCGCAACTTATGTGTCCACGCCTCTCATGATGACGTGGGGTGTTTCGGCATTCGAAGACAAGAAAACAGGCGACAAGTCGTACAGCATGTCGCTCCAATTTCCTAGCGAGGAATACAATACTCCAGCTATCACCAGATTCCGCGCAAATGTCGTCAAGTTCGAGGAGAAAATCAAGGCAGATGCTCTCGCAAACCAAAAAGAGTGGTTCGGAAAGTCAACCATGACCAAGGACCATATCGATATGTTCTGGACGCCTATTCTCAAGTTCGCCAAGGGTGAAAACGGAGAGCCCGACCACAACAAGAACCCAACCCTCAATGTCAAGATGCCAATCTGGGAGGGTGTATGGAATGTCGAGCTCTTCGATTCCCAATCTCGCAAGATCTTCCCTGACTCTACCAATGATCACGTTACTCCCGTAGACTTGATTGCGAAGGGTTCGCATGTAGCGGTCGTTCTCCAATGCGGAGGCGTCTGGTTTGCCGGTGGTAAGTTCGGAGTTACATGGAAGCTGTTTCAAGCAGTTGTCAAACCCAAGACAACTCTTCGCGGTAAGTGTCACATTCAGTTGTCATGCGACGATAAGAAGATTGTAGAGACACAAGAGCTCGACACTGTAAGTGATGACGATATTCCTGTTACTCAAACCGAGGATTCCGACGTTGAGGAGGAAGAAGAGGAGGAGAGCTCTGGTCCTACAAGAGTTGCGTCCGCTCCCGCACCAGCTCCTGCTCCTGCTCCTGCTCCAGCTCCGGCTCCTGCTGTTGCTGCTGCCGATGACTCAAGCTCTGGAGGCGGTGTTAAGAAGATTGTCAAGAAGATTGTCAAGAAGTAAAAACATACAGAAACATAAAATCATAAGAACAACCACCATCGCTATGACCTATAAAAGAGAGTAAGTAATATTTTATAGCGGTTATAAAAAAACAACAAGTAAGTAACTAAATATGCGAGTATAACATTCAATAATTTATGAAATGACTAACACATTTTCATGACAGGTACAATATTTTTTTATGTCATTATAACCCATAACCCATGAATAAATTTAAAATTTATATTTACTTTTCGCGTATTCGGCATATTTTTTACCAAATGTATTCTCTAATAATAAAATATAACTTGTAATAACATCATTATATAATACATTATTTTTTTCTACCATACTTAACAACTGTGTAAAACCATGTATCAAATCTTGTATAATTTTATCATGTACTACATTATGATGTTGTTGTCTTACTACCATAGATAACATATTTATTATACTTTTAAAAAAAGTTATATAATCATGATTTTTATCACTATATCCTTTGTATTTACGCAGCTCTCCATCCCCATAGTCTATAATCTTAGCACAATAAGGGTTAGCCAAAGAAACAGGCTCATTAAGAAATACAGAATCAGCATCAAGTGTTTTGTGTAATATATTACCGCCAATCATTTTTTTTATACCAACAATAATATTTGTAAGAAGGCTAAATAAAATACCGGGTTCTGGTATTGTTTTTGTATCTTTTTGTTTACTGAAAACATGTTTCAAATAATATGTTAAATTGTGACTACCAGAAAAGGCAATATTAAAAACGAAGAATTCGTCTGTTTTATATGTTGGTCTTGTTAAAGAACATCGTGTAAAATCGGAAGGTATATGTTCATTTTTTAATTCAAAAGCGTCTATTAATAAACTGTGAAATAGTCCTTTAGGGTCTAAGTCTCTCATTTTTTTAAGAATTTTGTATTCATGTCTATATTCGCTAAAAGCGTTGTTCTTAAGAACTACTTTTGATACGACATTTTTGTCATGCGTAGTGCTGTTTTTGGAAGTAAGATCGGGTAGAAAAGCACATCCAAAGTTGCCTTGCCCAATAAGTGATCCTCCGGTTAATGTTATATTTTTATTTCTACGTATAGTTTTGTGTAACGCTCTACTATTTTTATTTGATTTATATTTTTTACTTTTATACATTTTATGTTTTTTATATGTTTTTCTCATAGTTGAGTGAAAGTTATACGTATATATTACAATATTACTTTATTTTTTATCTATCATAATTTCTTTACCTATATTTTTTATTATTTTTCTTTCATAGTTGGTATATTTTTCAATAGGTTCGCAAATTGAGCGCATCATTGTTAGATACTCCAATTGCTTTCTTTCTGTATCCATCCAATCCGGATTATCTATTGCCCACTGTTGTAACGCTGTACGTTCCTTATCAGCAATCTTTATAATTGTGTTTTTCATCATATCATGACTATCGTCTTTCAACCATTTGTCTTCATCTTTTATATACATTATATCACGTTTTATATCCGTGCAATGAATTGGTCGTTTATGAATGTCCAACTCTTTGAGTCCTTTTATCATAACATCGGCAATACCGCGTGATATACCATTGGTTTTTGAAAACAATAAATCCTCCAATGTTATTTTTAATGAATCTATAAAATCTGATATGTTTAATGCGTCTTTACATTGCTCATTCAAAAATACATTAAGGTTAAAATTGTTATTCATTGTATTATTAGTTGTATTATTTGTATTATTAGTTGTATTACCGATTTTAGGTATTATACTATTTATTTGCTCTTGTTGTCCTTTTATTATTTTCATCATTTCGTCATTATTTTTAATAAGCTTTAGTAGAAGTTCATCCTTTGTAAAAGCATTATCAATATCAGGAACAAAATTATTATTATCACAAGCTTCCTCATTTTTTAACACCATATGACATTTTTTTCTATGTCTCCATAGACCAGTACGTTCTTTATATGCTTTTCCACATACACAAATGTTAGCATTATCAAGCAAAGAATTTACGTGCTTTAAATTGTTGACATTTTGTTGATTTTTATGTTTGCGTGTAGAAATATGATTAAGATAGTTACTTTCTTTACTAGATGAGAAGTCACATATTTCACAATGAAAAAAAGTCGGCATTTTTTGGCAGGTTTTTGTTGATATATATTATCAACAAAAAAATGCCTAAACCCTTTTCATATAATATATAAAAAATATTAAAAAAGTTATCGTCACAAAAAAATCAACTTAAAAATACGATTTAGAGCATTATGCTCTGAGTGACGAATGCATCGTTTTTTTCAAAAGTCTACCCCCGGTTTTCAAAATTGGACATTTATAAATGTCCATTTTTCAAAAAGGGCCTCTGAGAGTTGAAATTTCAATACATCATCACTCTTTCAACATCCGCCCTCCTATTTTCGTCGGGTTACCTTTATGATATCATTTAAAAAAATAATATTATACAAACAATAGCATTATGTAGAGGATTACATGATCGCAGGCTTTTCGCAAAAGATGGGGCAAAACTTGGCGAACGTCTTTTTTATACACCTTTTAATATTTCAAACGCCAATTATAAAATTTTAGTTAATGTAATGTAAAAGTAATAATAATTTTTATAAAATTGAAATACCTTTATATGTAAAATTTAAGATATAAATTGAAATATAATAAAATGGAACACATTACTCTGATGGAAAAACGTATTGGCACTGATTTAGGATATCACGAATCTAACCTTCGCCCAGAAAATGGTGAAGGTTGTGTAGGTAAGAGTGGCTTAGATAAGAATCTAAGTCTTGAGAGAATATTAGAAATTGCGTATAAAATGGACAAAAAACCGAATGTCATTATTAAGGCTGGACCTCGTGCTAAGTGGTATTTAAAGCGATGTCCTAAGGATTTAATTGATATAGAAATTGAGAAACAAAGAAGTTGGAGGGATATTTCTCGTAGCACAATGTGGATTATTGATTGGGATATGTAATTGAATTACACCGACCGAAAAGAAAAATTAAAATAAAAATGTGGAAAACCTCTTTTTTATTCGGCGTTTTAAATGTTAAAAGGTGTGAAACAAACATGGCTATTTTCGGGGATCTTTTTAATATTTTGGGCAACAGTTTTGGGAGGTTTTTAGGATGATGGTCGAAAAGTGTGAAGCTTGTTTTATAAATTATATAACTTATAAAACAAGAGATGTAACAGATTCGTGAGAAATGCCGAAATTCAAAATATATAAATAAAAACAGGTAAATAAAAATTATAACCGCATTAACACAGTTCTATGTTAACGATTATAGATGACTTATCGGAAATATCATACATATTTTTAGTATTTATTACCGGTATTCCGGTACCATGTAACACATATGTTTGATTATTCTTTATATTTAATGCTGCTGCATTTATCATAAAATTTTTACCGCCTATTTCAAATTCAATACACCTTTTCTCTAGTAAATCCGCGATTTTCATACGGATGTCTATGTATATATCGTTATTCGAATCTATATATATATGAGAAGGTACAGACGGAATACAGCGAACGATTAGATCAACTGATGTGTTGTCTATTTTATCCGACTTTAACTTATAGTATAACTCTGTATGCCAGAGAGGTATGTAAAACTTCTTATCATCATGCTCTAATACATATATGTTATTTTCTCCCATTAAATCTTCCAACGATACAGAAATAACAACTAGATTATCGAGTGCCATTTTATTTCTCATAATTTTTTCGAACAACTCTAATTTTTCAATGCTTATATGAAAAGCTTTATGGTATGTCGTTATAATTTCATATATAGTATATGCTGATTCTTTATCCAAATCCTCAAACATCTTTACCGACAACTCTTGACAATCCTCTACTATTATTTTTATTAAAGTATTTATTGTTAAAGACGTATTTTCCTGTGATATAGCTGTCATCTTTTGTAACAATGATTGGATAAAAATACGAAAGATGGACATATAACTATCAGATCCTGAACCTCCGCTATCATCTCCGGCATCGTGATTATCCCCCCCATTAAACATATGAGACGCATGAGATTCGTGAGAAATGTCGAAATTCAATAAATATAAATAAGCATTGTTAACTTCCTTGAAAATTTCACAAGATTCTTCACTATTCGCGTTTTTATCAGGATGATGCTTAAGTGCTAACAACCTATAATTCTTTTTTAACTCTTCTAATGTATAATTATATTTTAGATTTAGTACTTCACGCGCTTTCTGTACTCTTTTTATATCCATTTACTATTGTTATTAGATTATACATGTAATTTTCTAAGTGATAAATTGGTCTATAATTATTATTATAATATTGTAAAAATATATTTGTTTTTAATAAAATATCGGACATATCATTATCGCTTATCATATTGTTTCTTATTAATTCTGTCAAAATATACCATATACATTCATTAATATCTAATTCATATATTAATATATCATACAAAATATCGCGGAATGTTAAGAATTCTATTTTATCGGGATTCTTTATATTTTCTATTATCGCATTACAGATACACTCGTGAGGATTTGTCAATGAACTTATATGCGTTATTACGTTTTTTATATTAGATATATTTGTGATATTAGTATTTTTTAATTGATCATTTGTTGTAGTTTTTGTAGAAAAACATTTAATATAATTCGAAATCTTGGGTCGAGGAATACTTATGATTTGGGCATTGTTAATTATATTATCTGGAATAAAACTGATATTTTCGGTTATAATTATGAAAATAATTTTTATCTTATTTAATGACTGAGACTGCATATAACTATAGAATATATCCAACAATTCACTATGTATTTTATGAAAATATTTACATAATATTATACCATATGTATTTGTTCGCGTAGACACAACATCGTTTATCTGATTGTAAATATCATTCCATAAAATTTTAGAATTACATCCCAATAATGACATGTCCACCTCAAAATGAATATCACTCATCTTTATTATAAAATTATCCTTATTCGAATTTATAGTAAGGCGTTTCTCATATTTTAATTCACTATTACTGTATTTCTTTATACACGATAATGCTTGTGTGTATTTTCCAATACCTTTTGGACCATAAAAAATAAGATTTTTAAAATTTTCAATTTTTGAAGGGAAAACATCATATAATTTATTCATTTTTGGATGAAGAGAACACTTGTTATTAGAAGAAATATAATCGTCAAAATGTGTTTCTAGAAATTTCATCATTATGATTTACTATTATGATAATTATTAATACTATTTTAATTTTACACTTTAGATTTAAATTGTATTTCGATAAATATGTATTTGATAAATATGTATTTTGATAAATATGTATATCGGTAAAATACAATACATAAGAAATACTTAAATATATAATCGTAATTACTGTAGAGTAAATATAGATATACTTTAAAATATTTTAATTATTTAATAAATGAAACTTATTGACACAAAACCGGAAAATTTTAATAAAAACTACATATATTTTAATGAACCAATTCAAAATACAATTATAAATGAAAGTCGGTTTATACGAATTTTATATTCTACACCCAATATTATATTCAATGGTATAAATATTTTATTAAAAATAAATATAGATGGTGTAGATAAACAGTATAATAAAAATATTATATACTATAATATTGATAAAAATATTGAAACATTAAATAATATAAAAAATATAGAACATATTATTTTGGAAAAATATTCATCAGATAAAAATCCGGCATATAATTTAGAAGCACAAGTTAACACAGGAGTATTGAAATTATTTTCGGACTCTAATGATAAGAAAAAAAATATAGACGTTATTCTAAAGATATCTGGGTTATGGGAAGATAATACATCATACGGTATAACATATAAATTTTTGTCAGTTTTGTAACACTTATATTTATAAATTAGTATAATAAATTAGTATAATAAATTAGTATAATAAATTAGTATATACGTATAATAAGTAATAATACGTTATTTATTATATTCAAAAATAATAAATGAAAAACTTGCTAGTCACAGGAGGTTGCGGATTTATTGGTTCAAATTACATAAATTATATTTTTAAGAAATATAATGACTTTAATATCATAAATATAGATGCAATGTATTATTGCGCTTTAGAAACAAATATAGAAGAATATATTAGGAACTCTGATCGTTATAGACTAATTAAGGGAAACTTATGTTCTTATGATTTAGTATATCATATTATTACAAATTATAAAATAGATTATATTATACATTTTGCTGCACAAAGTCATGTACAAAATTCATTTGAAGACGCTCTTCAGTATACTAAAGATAATATTGTAGGAACACATAATTTACTAGAAGCAGTAAGAAAATACGGAAAAATTAAAAAGTTTATACACGTTTCCACAGATGAAGTATATGGAGAGTCTATGATAGAACAGAATGAAAGTAAAAAAACAGAAGAAAGTATATTGTGTCCGACTAACCCATATGCCGCAACAAAAGCAAGCGCTGAACTTATTGCGCAATCCTATTATTATTCATTTAATATACCGATTATCATAACAAGAGGCAATAACGTATATGGACCTAATCAATATCCTGAAAAAATAATACCCAAATTTATAAAGCTTTTGAGTGAAAATAAAAAGGTAACAATACAAGGGGATGGTTCTAATGTGCGCGCTTTCATCCATGTTTCAGATGTAGTAAAGGCGTTTGATATAATATTGGAAAAAGGCGTTATAGGTGAAATATATAATATCGGGTCAGATGATAACGAAGAATATACTGTAAAACATGTTGCTGAGATGTTGATTACGAAAATTAAAAAAACAGATAACTATAGTGAGCATATAGAATATATTACTGACCGCCCCTTTAATGACAAGCGATACTATATAAGTAATGAAAAAATCAAGAGCCTTGGGTGGGATATAACGGAAAACTTTGATGAAGGTATTGAACGCTTAATTCAAACATGTGATAATAAATAAAAATATAACTTACGCAAAATACTAATTAAAAACAAATTTATAAATTATACAATAAATAAACAACATGAAAGTTTTATTGTATGGTAAAAATGGATGGATCGGACAAAAGGTGTATGAATTACTGATACAAGGGGGGCATGAGGTTGTTGTAGGTGATGTAAGAGCTGAAGACCGTGTTGCTCTTGAAGAAGAGATAAGGCGTGTTAACCCTACAAATATAATTTCTACAATTGGAAGAACACATGGAACAATAGATGGTGTGAATTATACTACGATAGATTACTTAGAACAAAAGGGAAAACTAAGAGAAAATGTTAGAGATAACCTTTATTCTCCTACAATTCTTGCTCTTATTTCTAATAAGTGTGGTATACACTATGCATATCTAGGAACAGGTTGTATCTATACATATGATGACGAACATCCATATGAAGAAGAACTTAATGGATTTGCGGAAGATTCTAAACCTAATTTTTTCGGGTCGTCGTATTCTATTGTAAAGGGGTATACAGATATGATTATGAACATGTTTAACAACGTACTGAATGTTCGTATTAGAATGCCGATTACAGATGAAATAAATTCACGAAATTTTATAACAAAAATTACAACATATAAGAAAATATGTTCGATACATAATTCAATGTCAGTTCTTCCCGAGTTATTGCCGATTATGATTGACATGTGTGCTAATAAAGTAACAGGAACAATGAACCTGACAAATCCAGGATTAATAAGTCATAACGATATATTGGAAATGTATAGAGAAATAGTTGATAAAGATTTTAAATGGGAGAATTTTAGTATAGAAGAACAGAGAGAGATATTGGCTAGTGAGCGCTCAAATAATTTTCTAGATACCTCGAGACTTGAGTCACTTTATAAAGTAAAAAACATCAAAGACTCTGTGAGAGATATTCTATATAATATGAAAGGTAAGCTTGATAAACAATAGACACATGAGACGCTAGAGAAGCGTGAGATTTGATTTAATTCACAAATTATTAATAATCAATAATGAAATATTAATAATTTTAAACAAATTTTAAAACGTTAAAAAATGTTAAAGGGGGAAAATGTGTTTAAAAACAAGTTGAAAATAGACGCAATATTACTTCCATAATACCAACAGTTAAAATATTAAGAATAAATAATACTATACTTAAATATAGTGTTCCAATAGAAGGTTTACTTAATGTGCCTACAGTTGAACTAATACAATTTAAATTTCCTTGTAAGTAGCTATATATAAGAACAAGCTGAAAGAAAATTAAAATACCCGAGTAACTTGAGAATTTATAATATTCGGGGTCTACTTGATATGTATTAATCATTTTAGAAAATGAAATAGACTGACGAATAATAACAAATAATATAATAAATAAGGCAAGTATTTGGAAAAAACTAGGATATAAACTATAACAGGATGGAGCATTTTTAACTTTAAAGTAGTAAGAAACTACAGCCATTAAAAGACCAAAAAGAGCAATACTTGTGAAAATATATCCAACTAATGTTGCAAATGCTGGACCTTGATCTTCGTCCATGCTAAGAGATGTGAATACCATTTTTATAATAATTCCAACAAATGCTAAAAGAATACAAATATTAATTAAATAATAAATTGTCTTAAATCTATAATTAACTTTATCAATTGGGGAAAAATTTATCATAGGATTATTATTTTGCATATTGTAAATTACTGAATAGAGTATACTATAAATTATATTATTATTTTTTTTACTGGAAATAACAATTATATATACAAATAAATTATATATACAAATAAATTATCATATAAAAATAAATTCTATATGTTATATTATATAATAATATATTTACAATAATATATTTTACTATATAAATGAACGGACAAAATAGAAACACTTTTACAGAACACCCTTTAATAGCACGTGAACAGACATATTGTTTGGATAGAAAATTAGTAACTATTCATTCGGAAGATAGAGATGTATGTGCATGGCCAAATTCGGCATTTTTTGAAGTTACTCTTCCGCAATCAATAACAAATGTTCAATCAATAAGGTTGATAGAGACAAATTTTCCATCAATTAATGACGTATTTTCTACAGTAAAACAAAATACAAAGATGTCATTTAGTGTTACAGTATCAGGGAATACATATTTTCTTCAGATTACTATTGAACCAGGGTTATATTCTCCATTACAAATGGCAAATGAACTTACAAACTGTATGAATAATGCAGTATCAAAACTAGTTACACCGGCGTACACAAATTTTTCAGTGATATATAATGAAGTAAATCAGAAAATATGGTTTGGTAATAAACAAGATCCATTTACGTTATTATGTGATAAAATAGAAGAATACTATGACCCTAGTAATAATGCATATGTAAACTGCCAGGTTGTTCCACCATATGAATTAATTTATTGTAGAAATACAAAATGGGGACTTCCGTATTTTTTAGGATTTAATAAAGAACCATATGTTGCTACACAAACATCTATTTTTATACCACTTAATTATGAATACAAAAATGCTCTTTATGATCCATTTTATAACTGGCTACCTCCAGGTGGATATTATTTAGAACCTCCAAATGTTATAAACACTTTAGGAGAAACAGTTTTTTACTTGGATATGTTTGAATACAATCAAATTGACGAGCTTCAACCTTATCCTAGAAGAGTAAATTCTACTACGAATAATACTTATGGAGGTAAAGTGAATTCATCTTTTGCGAAAATACCATTTTTGGGTCTTCCTGTTTCTCAATATTTTGATTCTAAAAATGCTCTTCTACAAAATTTTTCGCATTTTTATCCACCGCTTGAAAGAGTTTCCAAATTAAAATTTAGATTTCGTTATCATAACGGGAATTTGGTTAATTTTAGTAATAATGATTTTAGTTTTACGTTACAATTTGATTGTTATCGCGACGAAATAGCGCGCGAATTGAAAATACGCATTCCCGCTCAATACAGGACTTAGATTGTGAAAATATGAAACAAACTATGAAAGTATAAAATAAACAATAATATATGTAATAATTATAATAATTATAATAATTTTGTAGGAGTTTAAATAATACAAAATTATTTTATATATTAAGTTAGCAATTAAGTTAGCAATTAAAGCAGTACTTATGATTATAATAAAGATTTAGATAACTCATGTCCATCTGATATAACATCAGAGTTATCATTTTTTTGTGTCTTTGTTGCGTTCTTTGATTTTTTATGATTTTTACGTATTGTTTTTTTTGATCGCTTTGATTTTTTTCTACTTTTTCCACCCACGGATGTTGTTGAGCTATCATCTAAATTGCCTAGATTATTATTATTATTCTGTATTTGTTGTTGTTGATTTTGTTGCTGATCTTGTTGTTGATCTTGTTGATCTTGTTGTTCTGATGACACAGTCTGCTCATCATCTGCTACGGATTCAGGTAATAGCGCTGGCGGCAACGGTGGTGACGGTGGTGCTGATTCTAAAGGTGGTTGCGATGGCAACGGTGACAACGGTGGTGACGGTGGTTGTGTAAGTGATGATGAAAACATGTCAGAACTAGTGGGAGGAGCGTTGGGATTATTATCACTGGAAATACCAGGCTGTTCTATTGCTTGTTTAGATGATTCTGGTTGTAATGTTGATGCTTCTGATAGCGAATCAGCATCAATATTGTCTACTGCTGCTGGTGAATTAGCATCAGATAGAGGTGTAGTTGTAGAAACCTTATTTTCAGACGAACCAAATATACTACTAAAAAAACCTTTAATTCCTGATGGTTTAGATTCTGCTTTTTCACCTGTATTTGAATCAGTTTCTATTTCAGATAGAGACTGTTTATATTGATCTGTTAACTCGTTAAGTTTTTGCGCCTTATCTGATAGTTCCGCAATACTGGCTGTTATACCTTGGGATAATTTTGATATATCATCTAGTAGTCTTTTATTTCGTACGTTTCGTTCAATGTCACCTAAAAAACTCATATTATATATTATGGTATAAAATATTATTAAAATATATAAATAATATTGTTATTTAATATTTCAAAATATTTCGAAATACATATTATTTATATTTTATAAGTTTTTTGTATCCACTCAAGAATATTAGAGATAGAACATGTTTTATAATCTTCGGTAAATCCCTTAAGTTTTAAAAATGTAGGATTTTTCATTTCAGATGTTTTGTAAAATATATAATCTCCATATTTACCATTCCGAATACTTATGTCATCAGTTATTTTTCTAACCATCCCCTTTATAGGTATTCTACTACATCCACTACCTCCACCACATTCGTCGTTACCACCGTCTGCATCACCGCCACCGCCACCACCACAACCATCCTTAATATCTCCACTTTGTAACTGAATTTGCGCTTTAGAATTTTCTATAATCTTAATAATCTCATGATATGTAATACTGCTAGGATTCTTATTTTTCGGAAACAATCCCGATAAAGACTTCTTTTGTTCCCCCCATACAATATACAGGCCATACTTACCTCGTTTTAATATAATTTCATTACCATCATATATACCAAGCTTTATACCTCCCATATCAATATTACCCTTTTCATCTATTACATCAGCTAATTCATATTCTCCTCTTTTTAATTTCGCTACATCTATATTTTGTTTAATGCTTTTATATTCTATCTTTTTTTTACCCGATTCATCGACTGTCGTATGTTTTATAACTGGACCCCTACTTCCCACCATATACACATGACTATCATCGATAGTAACAGTATCCTTTTGTATATTCTTATCTTTTAATGCCGCTGTTAATTGTTTTACATTATCTAAACAAAACATACACGTTTCGGTATATAATATATCACCCTTTGCTATTTTATCTAAATCATCTTCCATTTTTTTCGTAAAGTTATACTCAAATAGAGTATTAAAGTGTTGTATTATAAATTCCATTACAATAATACCCAATGGCTGTACTACTAGTTTATTTTTTTCATTACCAAATTCGCGTTCTGTCGGCATTTCAAGTAACTCATCGGGAAGCAATTCAAAGTCAGTACATTTAACTTTTTTACCAAAAACATCCCGTTTTTCTACATAACCCCTTTTCTGTATTTTTTCTATAAGGGACGAAAACGTAGATGGACGCCCGATACCTTTTTCCTCTAATATTTTTATAAGACCTGCTTCAGTATAGTGCGATTTTAATTCATTCATTGTAACGGTTGCTTTAATTTTATTATAAGGAATTATACAATTTTTTTTAATATTTTGTAAATAGTTGTAATTAGGATTTTCCTTTTCATAGCCATCAACCGCCTTCCATCCCGGGAATTCGATTAGTTCGGCCGTATATTTATATTCGTTGCTTTTTGGTGCGGTTAAACATGCGGTTATTGTAACACCGGTTGCGTGAGACATACAGCTTTCGACAGCATTTGTCCATATTAGTTTATATAGTTTCTGTTCACGCGCAGTAAAAGTATCGGGAATTTTCAATGTAGATATATTTGTTGGACGAATTGCTTCATGCGCTTCTTGTGCCTTAACACCTTTGTCATCAGAACTTTTACCAGTTTTGCTTGTTTTAGTTTTGCTAGCGTTTGATACATTCGAAACATCTCCAGAACCAAACCCTAGAGCAAGGCATTGTACATTAGGGTTGATATATTTATCGCTCCATTTTTCGCATATATATCTTTTAGCACTCTCGATAAATTCTGGGCTATATGTTTTTGAATCTGTTCTCATATACGTTATAAACGAACTTTCATATAGCTTCTGGCATATCGACATCGTCTCTGAAGGAGAATAGTTATAATCGCTACTTGCTTTTTGTTGTAATGCGCTAGTAGTAAAAGGACATGGAGGAGCCTTTGACGTTTTTTTAGGCGATGATAAAGTAAATACATGATCATGATTCACACTTTCCTCCAAAAACTCCTCAACATCTTTAGGGGTATCATATTGACGACCAAGCGTAAAAGGTAAATTCAGTTTTGTAAAATATCCCACAGTATTGTATACCATTTTTCCCGGGGAGGCATCTATGTCTTTTTGATTATCGTATACCAATCGTAGGGCAGGCGTTTGACAACGACCGGCAGATAAACTGTTTTTAACACTTGATGCGATATGGGTCCAAAGCTGTGGTGAAATATGATATCCTACCAATAAATCCAATATTTGTCGAGCGAACTGAGCATATACCAAATTCATGTTCAATGTTCCAGGGGTACTTACCGCGCGTTCAATGGCAGTCTTTGTGATTTCATGGAAAATAATTCGCGGGGTTGTTTCTACTGGCAACTTAAACATGTCACAAATATGCCAACCAATTGCTTCACCTTCGCGATCATCATCGGTAGCAATAATTACATTACCCATACACAATTCTATTTCACTTTTAATACGAGAAATCTGCTTTGATTTTTCTTCCATACATGAAAATTTGAGCTTAAAGTTATCCATATTAATTGATTTTAGACCATCTAATGTGCGAAAATGTCCGAAAGTAGCTATACATTTATAACCTGGCCCAAGGTATGATTCTATTTTGTTACACTTTGCAGGAGACTCGACAATAACCAAGGCTGTTGTGGGTGTTGACGAAATAGCTGACTTTGTGCGTTTAGACATTATATGTTATGAGGTACGAGGTATAAGGTATGAGGTATTTGACGTGGGATATGTTATATGGTATAGATCTAAATGTTTATGTATTTATAAATGTAATATTAATTATTTCAATTTTAGAGATATAATTAATATTACATTTTTGTGTAATTACATGGATTATAATGATTACGAAGACAAAGACGCAGACGAAGCAGACGACGACGAAGAAGAAGCATTTTGCGTTTTGAATTCAGCCCATGAAATCTTTTTCACAGCTGGTGGTTTTGAATGATCCTTGTTTCCACTTCCATGTGAATGGTCGTGTGATTTATTGATATTATCGGCCTTTTTCATTGCGCTATCAATATAAATGCTTTTCAATAATTTACCGACCTCATATGAACCAGTATGCTGGTCTAGCTTTCCGTCCTCGATCTGCTTAAGAATGTGAATTAACTGGAAAAGAATATTTAAATCTATTTCGTCTTTTTTTACTTTATTAAAAATATCGGTATAGTTATTAAACAAAAAAGGACATCTAGATACACAAATATTGTCAAATTGGGCAGGATTACTTTTAGACAACCGTTGATATTCTTTCTTAAGTTTAAGAAGCGTTATAATGTCATCGCCGAGAGGCTTGCTATGTTTAAGTTCGCGGATATTATTAGTATTATCTGTTACATCATTTGCTCTGATTAATTTATCTAACTGTAAACGTTCTTGGGGGTTCATTTTATTTACTTAACAATGTACTATATAATATATTTTTAAAAATGTTTTTAAATTATAACGAATCTAATTTATAATATCAATAAAATATATAAAATATATAGAAAATATATAGAACATATAAATGAGCGCAAGTACTTTATTACCCGCGTCAACAAGTGTTGCTATTGCAACACAGCAAGGTGGTATAAAACCACCTGTATTTCAACTTCCTTCTATGCCAGCAGTAACTGGTGGTGCACAAAATTATGATAATAGAATGACAGCAACTCAATCATTAATGGGGGTGGGAAATGGGAATTTAGCAGGCGGTGGATATCGTAGACGCCGAAACCATGTAACAAAAGTAATGAAAGGTTGTAGCAATAAAAAGACACGAAGAAATAATAAAAATAAAGGACACAGTAATAGACTATTTAGGGGTGGATCCAATATTACACCGGCATTTACTGGTGGTAAATTAGAGCTTACTATGCCTGGTGGATCATCTGATACTCAAGTAGAAGCATTAAAAACATTAACAGGTGGACTATTAGATTTACAAACGGCAGCTGGAAACCTTCCGCCAGATATACCCAAACCCGTTGTTGGAATGTTTTCGGGTGGGGGTAGAACACGTAAAAGAATGAATAAACACAGAAGAACAAAATATAGAAGATTAAGATATAAAAAAAGTATAGGTAGAAGAGGTCGAAGTCGGCGACACAGTGGAAGACATTAAACTACGAAATATAAATCGTGAAATATAAATCGCGAAATATAAATCGCGAAATATAAATCGTGAAATATAAAATATAATAATGTAAAATAATATATTATTATTATATTTTAATATGAAGACCAGCGATTTATTAAATTCAATATTTATTATAGCAGTATTTATAGGTTTATATATTGCAAATATTTTAGCAATAGGTAAAAAGAATATTGAAAAGAACTGGCCGATTTATAGATGCAGTCCTTTAGTGATGCCTTTTGCTAATATGTTTGGACACGACGTGATGAAAAATTTCACATATTGTATTCAAACGATGCAGACAGATTTTATGGGACCATTTTTAGCACCTTCAAATTATACAAATTTAGTAGCTGCCGAAAATATTAAGACTACATCAAATAATAATAAAAATTTAATGGGAATGTTTGCATATATAAGAAACACAGTAATGAATAATTTCTCCGGTCTGTTTGATGTATTTGGTAACATGGGATTAATATTACAATATATGGCTGCTAAATTAAAAGACATGATAGACAAGATGGCTGGTATATATATGGGTACGTTGTCTATATTACAGGCTTCTGGTATTACAGCTGAGTCTACATGGAACGCATTACCTGGTAGATTATTAAGAGCACTACCAGGTTAATAATCATAATAATTCATTAATTCATTATGTTAGAATAGTTATAATAATTCATTATACGATAAAAATGAATTATTATAGGTTATGTATATAGTAATACTAATTTATATATTTAGTATATATGGATTCTGCCAATATACCAACACCTATAACACAAATAACGCCGATAACGCCGATAACGCCAATATTCAATAAAATAAATGATATATATGTTAAAAGCACATATTTAGAGAGATATGGGGGTTCTGTAATATTTGCAATTTTTGCAATATTGGTCGTTGCTTGTTACTTTGTTTATTTAAATATTCAAAATAATAAAGAAATTGTTAAAAAAGACTGGGCTACAAATAAATGTAACCCGTTATACATGCCTTTTGCTGGAAGTATAATGGAACCGAAAGACATGAGTAAAATGGAGTATACGATAAAGAATTTTTCCGAATGTTCGGAAACGATATTAAAAGATATTATACAAGTTGCTCTAGCTCCAATTGAAGCAGCATCTATCTTAATTAGTGCTAGTGTATCTATTTTGACAGGTATTACAACAAATTTAATGGGGGCAATATCTAATTTTAGAATCAATTCTCTTCAAAAAGAAACTAAAAAAACTGCCGAGAGACAAACCGAATTTTCGTCAATATTAACAAAAATTATGGCTAAGATTAGATCAGCTTTAAATAAAGGTGAAGGTATTTTAACTACGATATTATTTGTATTCTTTTCAGCATATAAAGCAGGATCGTCAGTATTTTATGTTATTTTATTGGGCGAGTCACTAATACTATTAATTATGTATGGTGTTCTTTACGTTGCTTGGTTAATATATTTAATGTTAATGATTATATTTGCCCCCGTTGGAGCTGCTTACTTATGGGTTCCTGTTGGGCTTACAGTAATATATGTAGCATTTATGATTATGATTTTAGTTTTAATCATTTTTACATATTCTGTTATTGCGAAAACAAGGTAAATAGAAAACTATTTATTATACCATAATATAACCTTTTAATTAATGGGGGTATGTTATAAAAAATAATTATTTATTTAGGAAATAAATACAATATTATACAATACAATATTATATTATACAATAAAATAAAATACAATAAATAATTATTTTTATCTAAGATTTATGTATAAGAAATATGAAAAATATATTTAAATCCAGATTTTCATTAATTGCTATTTGTATAGTACTTGGTATTTTGATTGGCTCATTCGCATTATGTGGATGTAGAACAAATTATGGACTTTTAGAAGGTATGGCTGTTGAGGAGAAGAAAAAAAATGTAACAGAAGGAGCAACCAGAGACAGTAATTCAACTTCAGTTAGCGAAGGTGACCAACTTCCTTTTAATCCTGCTGCTGTAATGGAGACAAAACCTATGGGAGTTGGTGATATTGCTGGTAGCTTGTCTAGTATTGGTTCTAGTCTTGATACGAATGGTGCTAATGCTATAACAAGTTCAATCGCAAAAGCACTAGCAACTGTTAACCCCATTGGAAGTGTGGTCCCTCAAGTTAAAAATGATGTTCAAGAAGACAGTGCCGCTGTTGATAATAAAGAGACATTCCAAATGTCAAAACCTCTTGCCTGGGGACCTATTAAGGATACTGAAACCGAAGATGTAAATTTAACCAAGTGGGTTTCCGACGCAATGAGATACTCCAAGGGTATGGGAAATGAAAACCGCCTTGACAGTTATCAGTATAATAGCGGTCCTCCTATTCCCCTCCCCGAAGGAGAAATGTTTTTCTTTAAAGATACCAAATTCGACGCATCATGCTGCCCTGCTACTTATAGCAATAGCATGGGGTGTGCTTGCTTGTCAAAGAAACAGTTCCAGTATTTAACTATGCGTGGAGGAAATAACACTGTTCCTAATACAAAGACATCATACTATAACGAGTTTTAATCAAGTAAAAATATTGCCATATATTTCCATATATTATTTTATATTCATGAAAAATATAAAATAATCTACGAATTACAAATTACAGTCTACGAATTACAAATTACAGTCTACGAATTACAAATTACAGTCTACGAATTACAAATTACAATATACAAATTACAAATACATATTAATCGGAGCTTTGTTTAGGCTACTTTCGTCTTTTTTGATAAGATTATTCACGATATCATTTGTAACTGTGAACGGAAATTCTACAATAAGCGCATTATCCTTTTCAAATAAAGTTGTACCCGGTTTGACAAGGCGATACAAATTCAATTTCTTATATACGATTTCAATACAGCGCTTCAGATTTCGCACACCATCTTCCTTCTCAGTATAATTATCAATAATATAGTTCAACGTCGCATCAGGAATAATAATATCACCCTCCTTGAAATTTACTTCATAGCGAATCTTGGGAATCAAATACTGCTTCGCAATAACAATCTTGTCATTTATCTTATAACCAGTTGTTTTAATTTTATACATACGATCAAGCAAAATCGGATTCACTTTAAGGGGGTCATTGTAGCTAAAGATAAAGAGACACTTACTAAGGTCGAAATCAATCTCTGCGAAATATTTATCATGGAATTGCGAATTCTGTGTTGTATCCGTCAAATGTGTCAAAATTCCAATAATCTCCTCGCCTTTAGGTGTTTCACTAATTTTATCCAACTCGTCAAAGTAAATCACCGGATTCATAGACTTCGAACGTATCAAAATATCCACAATTTTACCCCACGTACTTCCCTCATAAGTATATGAATGTCCCTCCAAATAACTACTATCTGTAGCACCCCCTAACGGGATAAAGGCGAACTCACGGTTCAAAATCTTACTGATTCCCTCTTTCACAAGTGAAGTTTTACCTGTACCCCACGGACCGTTTATAGCAATTGCTGTGCCCATTGCCGAAGGGTTTGAAATCCACTGTCCCAACATTTGCATAATCTGCATTTTAGCATCGTTTAGTCCATATACAGCGCTATCAAGCTTTGCTTTTGCTGTTTCCATAAAATCGTGACATTTTTCAACTCCATCTGAAATCGTAAGAGGGAGATTGCAGTGTTTTCCAAACGGGATTTGCATAAAAGTGTCGACCCAGTTTTTAATCTTATAGTATTCACCAGCACCTGGTTCCATGTAGCGCAGATTCGTAATCTTCTTTAGGGCAATCGCCTTGAATGCTTGAGGAATATCCGACTGTAAGAGCGACAGACGATACGGTTTATCAGTAATCGTCAATTTATTCAGATCTTCCAATTCTTTCAAAACATCGGTTTGCTCTTCAGTCGATAGATGATCTTTAAAGTATTTCAAATCATTTGTCGAATTCTTCTTGCGCAACATTTTTTTGAACATCTTGACATGATTTTTTTGTCTCGATTTAATCTTCTTCTCTTCACGATCTTTGTGTTCCTTCTCCTTTCTAACCATAATACCCAAGGTTTCACGCGCAATACTATCATTCTTGTTAAATTTTAGAATATCCTCCATTTGCGCTTTAATTTTCTGAATCGTTTCAAGTGATTCCGTTTCTGTAGAGAGAACACGACCATCCAGCCCTCCCACGCCCCCCTTGGAAGATTTTTTGTCTGAAATATCGCGTGAACTGTTATTCTTCGAATCCTTAGAAGCCTTTTCGAATTTTTTATCGTTGCTAGATTTAGTATTTTTATGATTATATTTATAACCTTTAATGTCGCCACTGACAGCATCTTCATCTTCATCGGGATGATAATCTGGATCAGATTCAGAATCATCAGATTCATATTCCTCCTCAGAATCATAATCTTCTTCGGAATCATAATCATCATCATTGTCGTCATCATCATATTCTGAATCGGAATCCTCATCGGAATCATCATCACCGTCATCGCGACCACCATGTTTCTTATCATTTACAAGGTTAATTACAATATTGAATTTTCCATTTTGTAACTGTTCTTTCGCAAATTCTCCAAAACCGGATGAATACGGATCCTCACTCTCGCCGTCACTGTAGGTATCTTCATAATCAGAACAATTTGTACTTGTACTTGATGTGTCATCATACTCTTCCTTTGCTCTATCTTCATCTGTCGGAGGAGGATTATGAGAACCCTTTTTTTTACCCTTTTCAATGGGTTTACTTTCTTTTGACTTAGCTTGTTCCAAAGCAGCTTTTGTCGAACTTCTTGTTACTTTTCTATTCTCATCAACGACAGTTCCACCATTTGTTTTTTTATTGGAAGAACCAGTAGATTTTTTCGTATCTATTTTAGCTAATTCCGCGCTATTAGAAGTACTGTGATCATATGCTGATGCCGATACCTGTGACGACTTACTGTTTTTTTTATCCTTTTCAAGCATTGAAACACGATTGTCCATGTATTTTGATGGAAACATTTCAGCCAACATTTTTCTATATTCCTGAATATCAAATTTTTGCTGATCTGTCTTATCACTAGTTACTATAGAACCGATGTTATCATTATCGTTATCATTTTCACTTCCACTGCTATTCTGATTATTATCACCTTCACTATCAGAATCTTTTCCCTTTTTATATTTTCTCTTTTCGGTTTCTTTTGATTCCTTTGACTTCTTGTCTCCATTTTTATAAAGCTTTTTCATATGATTAACTGGCATTATAGTGTTGCTGATTTAATTTGAGTTGTATATATATACATTAATGTTTTTAGATAGCTTCAATTTAATATATACTAAATATTAAACATTATATAAAATCAAATATTAATCCAAATATTAATCCAAATACTAGTTTAATATTTTACTTAACTATCTATAATAGAGTATTTAGTAGTTATTACATAAAAATATCTTAAGAATAAAACTATAACGAAGGTATTTTCAATTAAACTATATTAATTATTATTTTTGTAATTAAGAAAATTGATAAACAATCTAAATATTATTCTATTAATATAAGAAGGAAATGTTTTCTCAAAAAGGTCAAACAAAATTAGCAGTTCAGAATGTATCTTCAATTATAGGAATTCAGTTTAGTATAATGTCTCCAGAAGAAATCAGAAAATCTTCTGTTGCACATATTACCGATAGAAATACATATGATAATAATAGACCAGTAATTGGTGGACCATTTGATTCTCGCATGGGTGTTCTTGAGCCAGGATTGATTTGTCCCACTGATGGATTGGATTATATGCAGACACCAGGATATTTTGGTCATATTGAATTAGCGCGACCAGTATTTTATATTCAATATTTAACAACAGTACGGAAAATTCTCAGTTGCGTTTGTATAAAATGTAGTAAACTGCTTATTAGCAAAGAAACAAATAGTCGATTTATGGAGATGAAGCCCGATCAAAGATGGAATAATGTATTTCAATACTGTAGTAAGATTAAGCGTTGCGGCGAGGATACACATGACGGATGCGGTTGTCTTCAACCAAAAAGAATCAAAAAACAGGATATGGCGACCCTAGTAGCCGAATGGGAAAATACAGAAGCAGATGAAGGACCCGAAGGAGAACCGAAGAAAAATCTTACAATGCATCTTATTCCAGAAGTTGTTATCAAAATCTTCCGTCGCATTTCTGACGAGGATGTATCGTTTATGGGATTTAATCCACAGTTTTCACGACCTGACTGGATGATTTGTCAAGTTCTAGCTGTTCCTCCTCCAGCTGTTAGGCCATCAATCAAAATGGACGGGCAACAAAGAAGTGAAGATGATATCAGTCATATTTTGGTAAATATTATTAAGATGAATAAGACACTTCAGGAAAAAATAAACGATAAATCGCCTCAAAAGGTTATCGACGGTTGGCATGATGTACTCCAATATTACGTTGCCACGCAAATAAATAATAACATCCCAGGAGTTGGTCAAGTTGCGCAACGTTCAGGTAGACCTCTTAAATCAATTATGGACCGTCTTAATGGAAAGGGAGGTCGTGTCAGAGGAAATTTGATGGGAAAACGTGTTGACTTTTCCGCGCGTTCGGTAATTACACCTGACCCAAATTTGTCAATTCGCGAACTGGGAATTCCGCTAAAAATCGCGAAAAATATTACGAAACCGATTACTGTAAATGATTTGAATAAGAGCTTCCTAATGAAACTAGTGAAGAATGGCCCCGATGAGTATCCTGGTGCGAAGATTCTGGAGAAGAAAAATGGGGAGAATATTTCGCTGCGTTATGCTGATCGCGAGAATATACATATTGAGAATGGGGATATAGTACATAGACATATTATGGATGGTGATGGTGTGTTGTTTAATCGTCAGCCTACACTCCACAGAATGAGTATGATGTGTCATATTGCTAAAGTCATGTTTCAGGGCGATACATTTAGGATGAATGTTGGTGATACTAAACCATATAATGCAGACTTCGATAAACTCTCTGTCGAAAACAGGAGGCGTTAAAAGCGTGCTACCTCCTAGTCGGATGGGTCATATAATATATGACCTATACGGCGAAACACCTTGATGCGGGAAACCCCTTAGAGTCTTTGACTACCACCTTATAATGGAAACATCATAAGGGAACTCGGTTAATAGCCGAAACCAATGGTAATAATGTCAAAGAATTGGGCAATCCGCAGTGTTACTTCCTAAGGTCGATTGGTAGACTATGGAAGGCACTCAGAGACTGAACGGGTGTTGGTGAGTAATGAAGGACTAGCCATCCTGAACTTGCTTAAGATACAGTCCACCCCCTTTGGAAACACTGGGGATTCATCGGGAGATGAAATGAATTTACACATGCCGCAAGACGAGGAATCTGAGGCAGAGTTGAAGAATTTGGCAGCGGTTCCATTCCAGATTATCAGTCCGGCAAACAATCAGTCGATTATCGGTATCTTTCAGGACTCTTTGCTTGGGTCATATCAGTTTACACGCGTGGGTGTGAAATTTGACAGTCGCGCGGCGATGAATCTTCTAATGGCGCTTGACACAGTGAATGAGTCGATCTTTAGTAATGTAGATGGAAACTTGTCCAACTTTCAGATACTTTCGCAAATTATGCCACCAATTACACTGAAATACAAGAAAAAAGCATTCGGCGAGAAGGAAGACTATAACACGTCAAATAATGTACTTGAAATTCGCGACGGACAATACTTGAGAGGACAACTTGACAAGGCTGTTTTAGGTTCAGGAACAAATGGTCTAATCCACCGCACATGTAATGATTTCAATAATATGACTTCGGCAAAATTTATCGACGACCTTCAAAACATTATTACGGAATATATGAAAGTGAGTTCTTATAGTGTCGGAATTAGCGACTTGATTGCGAATGCTGAGACAAATAATAAAATTGCCGAGGTTATTATATCCAAAAAAACAGAAGTTAAAGGACTAATTGATCAATTACATATCGGTGTTTTCGATAACAAGACGGGCAAAACAAATGATATCGAATTTGAAAATCAGGTTTCAAATATTCTTAATAAGGCGATTAGCGATGCTGGTAAAATAGGTCTCGAGTCGTTGAGTAAAGATAACCGATTTGTTACAATGGTGAATGCCGGTTCAAAGGGTTCCGATATTAATATTTCGCAAATGACGTCTTGCTTGGGACAACAGGCTATTGATGGAAAGCGTATTCCATATGGTTTCGATAGCAGAACATTACCGCATTTTACCAAATACGATGACTCGCCAGATGCTCGCGGGTTTGTCGAGAGTTCGTTTATTAGTGGTTTGCGACCTGAGGAGTTGTTCTTTCATGCAATGGCTGGTCGTATTGGTCTGATTGACACCGCTGTAAAGTCGGTTACATGGGAAACACCAATTGTAGTGGTTGAAAACAACGAACCCAAATATGTAAAAATTGGCGAATGGATTGATGGACATATGGAAAAGTCAGGAAGAATTCAACATATGGAGGAAAAAAATATGGAATATCTTGAAATAGACCATAATGTTAGTATTTCAACTATGGATTATAATGGAAATATGTCATGGGGTAATATTACCGCAGTAACACGTCACGACCCGGGGAATGTACTATATAAGATTACTACACATGGAGGAAGAAGTGTGATTGTTACAGAAAATAAGTCATTACTGGTGTGGAAACCCGAATTGAATCAATTTCGCGAAGAATATACCGAAAAAATTAATGTAGGTGATTATGTTCCGGTTGCTAAGAAATCAGCAGAAACTGATGTTAGTCTGGATGAAATTAAAATGGAAAAATACTTACCCAAGACCGAATATATATATGGATGCGAAGTTAATAATGCAGTCCAACTTATGAAGAATTCGATGGATAATAGACATAAAATTCCTTCAAAATGGTGGAATAATAATAATAACAAAACATTTACTCTCCCATTTGATAGCAAGGCGAGATTACAGCGCGCTACTACGCGTTCCAATATAAACGATATTAAAGTAGATTGTGTATATCCCTTTAGAGGAACAAGACAAAAATCCAATATCCCCGATAATTTTAAATTGAATTATGATAATGGTTTATTCATTGGGTTATTTATGGCCGAAGGAAATATTAATAATAATTCTATATACATTACTAATTTAGACGATAAAATTATTGAATTCGTTAAGAAGTGGTTTGATACGTTTAATATAGAATATTCAGATGTTACAAAAATAAATAATATTGGTGGAACTACTCGGACAATATGCGGCCGCTCATCAGTTATGTCAAGCTTTATTACAAAACTAGTGGGGAGTGGTTCGGAAAATAAACATATTCCCAATGAAGCATATATTTCAAATATTGATTTCGCAAAAGGTATTTTGAGTGGTTATATTTCCGGCGATGGCTACATATCTAAAAATTCCATTGAATCATCGTCAGCATCTAAACGACTAACCGAAGATATCGCATTCTTGTGTTCTCGTATCGGTGTATATGCGAGAATATTTAAAACTCAGAATAAAACGAATAATATTGGAACCATTAATATTAAACCATCTTATAGAATTAGTATACGTTCATCAAACGGAAAAGCATTTTCAGAGCAAGTAACGCTTCTTCATCCTGAAAAAAATAATAAAATGAAGTCAATTGTTTGGAAAGATAAATTAGACAAAGTGGTTGTTAAAAATGATGTTATATTGGATGAAATTGTTTCAATTGAAAAAGTAGACCCCGCTCTTCATCCTAAAATGTATGACTTGACAATTCCCAAAACTCTTAATTTCGGTCTGGCAAATGGTCTTCAAGTGCGCGATACATCAACTACTGGATATATTCAGAGACGGTTAATCAAGGGACTGGAAGATTTGAAAGTTGGGTATGATATGACTGTCCGAAACAACAAAGAGCGTATTATACAGTTTGCTTATGGAGATGACGGAGTAGACACAGTAAAGGTGGAGAATCAGTCACTGCCGCTTGTATCGATGACACTGGATGAAATATATGCTCACTATTATGTTTCAACGAATGACGATAAGGATGGCGTATTAATGACAGTATTTACAAAGACGGCTGTGACGAGGATGAAGAAAAGTGTAAAAGAATTGGAGACGAAGACTAAATATTATACGGATATGATGATAGAAAAGCGCGACGATATTGTTAAGAATGTGTTTAAGATGCGCGATAACAGAAATATTCACTTGCCTGTATGTTTTACACACATTATCAACAATGTTCAGGGAATGCAACACATCACCAAGAACTCTATGGTAGATATTACGCCACTGGATGTATATGACATGATTGAGGATAATTATAAAATACTAGAAGGGCTCTATTATGCCCCTCCGACAGAATTATTTAAAGCAATGTATTACTATTATTTGTCTCCCAAAGAGTTGCTGGTTATTAAACGGTTCAATAAGAAAGCGCTTACCGTTTTATTAGAGACGATTACACTCATGTATAAACGTGCTTTGGTTGCTCCTGGAGAGATGGTGGGTATGATTGCTGCCCAAAGTATTGGAGAACCGACAACCCAGCTTACTTTAAATACGTTCCACAGCGCCGGTGTTGCGTCTAAGTCGAATGTTACTCGTGGTGTGCCGCGTATTGAGGAGATTTTGTCATTGTCTGAAAATCCGAAGAACCCGTCTTTGACTATTTACATGAAGAAGGATGAAGAACTAGATAAAGAATTGGTTAGAGACAAGATTCCTAGTATTGAGCTAACCATCTTGAAAGAGATTGTTGACTCAGTTGAGATATGTTTTGACCCTGATGATATGAATACGCTTATTGAACAGGATAAAGATATTATGTCGCAATATTTCGAGTTCGAAAAAATGGTGGATGAGTGTATGAGCAGCACTACTGAACAAATGACTAAGAGCTTGGCTGCTGCTGTCTCCGCTGGAAGTCCGGAAGAACAGGGGTTGGGTGGAGCAGCAGCAGTAGCGGCACAACCTGAGGCATCTGTGTCTGCATCCGGATCTGCTCCCAATGAGAAATCGAAATGGATTATTAGAATGACTATGGATCGTGAATCAATGTTGGATAGAAAAATATCAATGGATGATATTCACTTTGCGCTTAAAAATATCTATACCGATGAGATTACATGTATGTATGCTGATTATAACTCGGATAACTTGGTATTTCGTCTCAGGTTAAATAATGTAATTACCAACTCGAAAAAGAAGAGCAACAATCCTTTGTCGCTCGATCAGTCGGACCAAATTTATATTCTTAAGAATTTCCAGGATAATATGTTGAATAATATTGTACTAAGAGGTGTTAAGGGATTATCTAAAGTATTGCTCCGCAAGATTACGGATTCAGTTATTAAAGTAGATAGCGCATATACCAAGAAAGAGACATGGGTACTTGATACTACTGGTACAAACTTGATTACTGCTTTATCACTCGATTATATTGATGTTACGCGAACAATTAGCAATGATATTCAAGAGATTTATAATGTATTGGGAATAGAAGCAGCTCGTGTTGCTATCTATAATGAACTGTCTGAGGTGTTGGAATTTGATAATACATATATTAACTACCATCATTTGATTATGTTGGCGGATAGAATGACGGCGAGCGCGAAGATGGTTTCTATATTTCGACATGGAATTAACAATGACGATATTGGTCCGATTGCTAAAGCATCATTTGAGGAGACACCAGAGATGTTCTTGAAGGCGGCGCGACATGCCGAATTGGATGAGATGCGCGGTGTATCTGCTAATGTAATGTGTGGACAGGAAGGCTACTTTGGTACAAGTAGCTTTCAAGTATTGCTTGATATGAATAAGATGATTAAATTTGGTGGCGAATCAAAATACAACATTACAAACGCAAATGAGGAAATCGACAAAGCCTTTGAAATGGAGAACCCAGACGATGTTTGCTCTATTGGAAATCTGTCAATGAATGTTACGGTTTCTAGCATCAAGAAAGAAAACCTTGGAAGCGTTAAGATGAACTATAATATTGGGTTTTAATTATAATTGGGATGTTAAATATGTAATATCAGTAACTTTATATCAGTAACGTTATATCCGTAACTTTATATCAGTAACGTTATATCCGTAACTTTATATCAGTAACGTTATATCCGTAACTTTATATCAGTAACGTTATATCCGTAATATAGTAAGGAATATAAAATATTATTTTTTATAAATATAATATTTTACTACACAATTTTGTAATTTATTATAGGGGTGATGTTTCAGATGCTTCTGGTATATCAGACAAACCAGTATCTTCTTCAATAATTGGTCGCTGCTGTGGTGGTAAAACTTTAGAACCAAATAGAGGAAGATTTGATGTGTCGATAGTCAATTTTTTTGATTTTGGTTTTTTAACAGGTTCTAGCGAGACAGATACAGGCATAGATTGTTCTTCTTTACGTTCTGGTAATGTTAAACCCGATGTATTTATTGTTATTCCTCTTCCTGTTCCTTTCACTCTTGGCTTTCGTTTTGGTTTTGTTTCTACAACTGCTCCTTGTTCTTGTTCTTGTTCAGACGCTTCGCCTTGAGGAACAGCTAATGCTTTAGATGGTTTTAACATTAGAGATGACATATTAATAGTCTGTCTTGGTTTTCTAGATTTCTTTAATTTTTTACTAAGAATATCTTCCAATTCTTCCTGTATATCCAAAGATACACCTGTTCCAACAGAGGATGAATCATCACCCTTTCCTTTTTTGGAAGGTGGTTTAAAGTTTTGAATAAATTGCATAATACTATTTTTATATCTGATTGACTCTTTCATTTGTGCACTTTCATCATCTTCGCTATGAGCAGGTTCATCGTGGTTAATATATTGAGTTGACTGTTGTTGAATAACTATAGATTGAAAACCATGTGTAAGTATATTCAATGACATGTAATATTCGTTACCACTAATAGTACTCGTTATTCCGCTTGTTTCACTTACTTTCTCTTTTCTGAAAATAATACTATATGATGGGACGACGTTGGATTTAATAGCCGGTGAAATAATAAAATAATACCCCTGTACATTTGGTAATTTTTCACTAGTAATAGGACGAGCTGACTCTCCCATAAAAGGTAAATCTACGTCAATATCTTCTTTTTCTTTGACTTGCGATAGTTCGATTTCTTCTGATGCTTTTTCCGACGAACCTTCTTCAAAATATGTTGTAAGAAGAGAAAATTCATCTTTTGTTTCTATAAGAGCTTTATTTGGGTAGTATAAAACAATAATAGGTATTTTATAGTAAGTTGCTAAAATCCAAATATCAAGGCGTGTTAAATGATACGATTCAAAGAAGGGTAGCGTTTCAATAAAGTTATCATCATCATTTGATATAAATTTTATTCTATATTCGTCGGCAATTGATTCCATACCATAGTATTTTAAAAGTTTGGCAAACCGATCTTTTATACCTTCCGTATACTGTTTATCAATTGTATCTATATAAAACTGAGCAATAACAATTTTAAGATGATTTATGGTAATAGTTTCTAGTCTTTTATAGTTTCTTCTTTTTGCTTCAAGTTTTAAAATAAACAGTATAATTTCAAACGAACATTTAGGCGAATTCGAGTTGAATTTTAACATTTCTAGTTGTTGTGTTTGTTTTGAACTAAAATATTTGCGATATTCCTGTGTTAAAAATACCTTTTCAGTTGTACACTTTATATGCTGCGATGAAGGAGTATCATATATACTTTCATATAGTTCCGTTAATAATGGTTCTGTTGTGTCGTATGTATTAAAGTTAGCATATTCGTTTTCAGGAACTGGTTCTAAATTATCTAGATAGTCTTCGCTAAGCATAGTCTGCGATAATATAATTTCATCTTCTCGTAAATTGTATTTTACGTTTATTAGAGGGAATATATTACGGTCGAACATAAATGCCCTTATTCTATTATATCGTAAAATCTCGTCAGCCATTCTAGCAATATACATTGCCTCGTTATTTTGGGAAGGATTCAAAAGATTTACTTTAGGTATAACGAGTTTACATCTCCCCTCTTTATCCGTTTCTTTTATACAATATTTTGTTTCACTACATGTATTTGGATTTTTGTTAGTTATGCAAGATGTTGTTATTTCGCTCATACTTTTTAGTAGTTCTTCGCTATAGTGACTAGTGCTAAAACTTATATAGTTCGATATAAGCCGTCTTATAAGTGTTTGTAAATTACTTAGTTTAATTAAATATAACATATCATTTCGCTTAATAATTGATAACAATGATTCTTTTATCTGTATATTTTCGAACTTATGTAATAAAATTCGCACTATAGTTCGAAAAACATTATAAAAATTATTTTCAAGATATATATATTTTACATATTTTTCTCTATCTGGGTCATCTTTGAGTCGTGTATTAATTTCTGTATCAGCAATATTATAGTCACTTGTGTTTATAATTGGTATATTAAATATACCATCATTTCTTTTGCTTTCTGATTCGTCAATAGAAACGGAAATAAATTGGTCTGTTTCACTAATAATTCCTGCAATCTTCCCGTCATCTATTACTTTAAACCTAGGCAAACAGGGTATTTTAATTTTACTATGAACATAGTGAAGAAATGTAACAGTTTCCTCATATGGTCGCCATAAAGATTCATCATCTATATAATTTATTTGTGGAATTGTTTTATCTAATGGCGAAGGTTCGCACATAACGATGCCCGAAAATTTTTCATCTGTTTCTTCGTCTTCTTTTTGTATAAATATACCGATTACTCTTCCATCATAGTTTAAAATCTGATTTAATATAGTGAATCCACCTCTAGTTACTTTTTCTTTTAAGTCATATAAATGTATATTTCTTGAAAATTCATATAGTCTTGGAAATTTCTTTGATGCATTGGCTGTTCCTTCGCGTGGAATACTATTATATGGTTTACATTGCCCGTCGTATGCATGTTTAATATTTGTTATTATTTTTTTAAGGACTGGGGGTAATGCTGATTCTTTTACTTCAACACCTCTTTCATTTACATATTTCCGTAATGCCGTGCTTTTAATATTAAATAGACATGTAAGTTTGCGTGGTTTTAATTCGCGGATTTCATATATAGGTTCAAAAATATTTGTATCTTTAATATTTCTTTTTATTAATATTGCTGTTTCTCTATTGTTGTCGAAAAATCCATTGGAATAGTGATTAGTTGGACATAATACTTCGATATTATTTGTTATATCTCTATTTGATATTTGTAATATAATAAGATTTATACCATCTTTAAACAGTTTAGGATTTGGTGTGCTAATAATATCCCATAAATACTGATAGTCAATATATATAGTTTTACTATTTATATATTTTTTAAAATTTTCAAATGAACATACGACTTTTTTAAAGAAAATAAACTGAGCATCCGTATTAGACATTTTTGTGACTGACTTAAAAATAGCCGAATCTTTATATTCGAAATCCGGTTTTTGTAACATTACTCTAAATACATCATCATCTACTATACATATATCTTCTTGTTGTTCTTGTTGTTCTTGTTGTTGTTGTTCTTGTTCTTGTTGTTGTTGTTGTTGTTGTTGTTGTTGTTGTTGTTGTTCTTGTTCTTGTTGTGATGTCATAGATGGAACAGGTGAGATATGTAGTAGTTTATCTTCCTCTTCACTTGATTCAATATCCATACCTTCTATAGGAACATCTACACTTTTTCGACTACTTTCTTTATTTTTAAAAGCATCGGTATCTGAAACATAATCCAATAAATCTTGTTCATTGCCGGTTTCTTGACCTTCGGCTTCTTCCTCACTTGAACTACCACCGCCACCTAATTCTATAATAGTACTTGTTCTTGGTGTTTCTTTTGCTGTGTCATCTGATTGTTCTTGGGATTGAGTGACAACTTTTGTTTCTTTATTATGTTCATCATTACCATTACCATTACCATTACCATTACCATTACCATTACCATTACCATTACCATTATCACTATCTTCATCATGTGATTTATTTGCCTTTTGTTTGTAATTAAATGTATTAACAAGTGTTCCATTTTGGTATGTCATAAAGGTGTCGATATCGATAGCGTCTATAATATTTTTTTTCATTTCAGAAATAGATATTTTATTAATTTTTCCTGTAGTTTCTTCAATATATTTTGAATATATGTCAGCGACTGCTCCTATAAAACTTTGATTTTTATTATTATATATTTTTTCTTCACTGGTTTGAACACCTTTTTGTAATAAACATGATACTCCTGGTTTTAAAATAGTACTTTTTTCATTTAAAGTACACGTTTTTACACTTTGTGAAAAGAATCCTTGTAACTGTGGTAATAAATACCCATAAAATCCATCTGGTAATTCTGAACCGCGTTCCGGTCCTAAAATAACAAAGTCTTTTTTGGGTCCAATAGTTCTTCTAGACATAATTTGTTCACTTAAACTTAATTGCGACATGGGTGTTACCGGTTCTGGTTCTTGTTCCGCTACCGGACCACCTTCATCAAATACGTCTACATCTTTTCCTTCTTCTGTTAACTTGGCAAGTGACTTTCTAATTGCTTCTGATGTTAGTTGTTCTCTTTCACCTTCTTCTACTTCACCTTCTCCTACATCACCTTCTACTATTCCTACTTCACTTTCTTCTACTTCACCTTTACCTTCTTTACCCTTTCCGCGAACGCGTCTTACAGGTGATGCTTTGAAAGCAGAATCTTTTCCTTTACATTCAAAATTTTTAGAATTCGGGTTAGCTTGATTGTGTACAGTTATACTGGGGCATCCGCATGATTGTCGTGCTAAATTTTGTTTATCTTTAGCAAAATTTTCACTATTAAAACAGCATGGTATACAGTATTTGCTTCCGGCATTTTCTTTGCTATCTACAAAGCCTGGAGACTGGGATTTATATTGTCCTGTTTTTTTGTCGATATGGTATTTATCTTCTGTAAATTCAAAAATATATTTACCTACTGGAATTGTTTCAGCTCCAGGTGGAATAACTACATCGCCTTCTTTTGCTTTTATTTTTTCTACTTCTTCATGTGTTAAACTTACATTTTTTTTCAAATCCCAATATCTCGGACATATATACCAATAATTTTTACTTTGTGAGGAGCCATATTTCATAGCCCTATCATATGATCCGGCATGGTTTTCGTCAATATGTTTTTTCTCGTCATCGGTTAAAATAATTGGTTGTCTTCTTACATTCCAAGGACATGATCGCGAATACTCTTTGATATTTCCCGTTGTTGTTTTTGGAAATAAAACAGGGTCGAGTGAATATAACCTTTGAAAAACGGGATTTGGGTTTGATAATTTTGCTCCAGTTATATCACGTTCTATAGTACCTCTTTGAAATAATGTAACACCTTCTCCTGATTCTTCAGGTGCCGATGAAGCAACGGCTGATGCTGAAGCTGGTTTAGATTTACTAGCTAAACTTAGCCCCGCAAGATTAATAGTCTTTTTAGCTGGTAGAGGTTTTGTAGGTTTTACCGATGGTTTTTTAATCTCTTCTTGTTCGGAAACCGATGGTTCTGTATCAGAACTAAATGATGGTATTTCTGGAAGATCTCCTTCTTCACCTTCGCCTTCACTCGAACTACCGCCACCACTTTCAACGCTATCGTCGTCACCTTCGCCTTCACTACCCTCGTTATCACTACCGAATTCAATATCTTCGATAGCTTGACCTTCTTCTCCTTCGTCGCTATCAATTTCAAACTCATCGATAGCTTCGCCTTCGCCTTCACCTTCACCTTCGCCTTCACTAACATTTGAAGGTTTTTCTTCTTCTACTGCTTCTACTGCTTCTACTGCTTCTACTGCTTCTTCTTCCTCTTCGGTACTTGGTACAGGTGTTACTTTTTGCTCTTTTTCTAGTTTTTTTTCGATAATATTTGGGCTTTTGCTAGCATCACTTTCTTCTGCTGTTTCTGCTTCTTCCGATTCACTACCGCTACCGCTACCTTCTTCTTCGCTTGCAAAAAAGATATCTTCTAAAACAGCATCGTCAATATTCCTTAAATCTTCAGGTCTAGAAAAATTTTCAAAAACGAATGCGTCATCAACTGGATTTGTCTCAGCCATCATTGTATTATCAGTAAGAACTGATTTATCACCATGAACTACAAATTCTTTTACTTCTTTAATTTCCGGTTGATCTTTTGAACTGAATGATTTTTTACATAATTTTGTAATTTGCTCTCCAGATACATTTGTATTTGGTTCTGTTTTTTTATAAAGCAACAACCTCAAAAATGAATCAACCATTTTCTCAATATGATCTAGATAATAAATATTATCAATATTCTCAACATTTATTTCAAAATTTCCGATCGGTGAAAGTTTATACTGAATAATAGATGTGAAGAAACCAGGATGACTATTTACTTTTATTTTAGTTTGTTTATTTAAATCAGAAAGTTGTAACTGGTCTAATAGATTCGACACGCGTCTTACAGCTTCTGTATATGATAAACTTTGATAATTTTCCATTAAACCAGTAACTACGTCAGCTTGATAACTTGATTTTAGAAACTGTTGCATTATAAATGCGTCAATACTTTCCATTTCATTATAGTTTGAGACACGTTTATATCTCATTATAATACGCTGTCCTTCTTTATAATCGATAACATTGAAAATGCTAGATATACATCCCATATTTTTAGAAATTTTAAATTTAAAATCATCGGGAAGTTTTAGAAGTGTTTTATATTTTATTTCTCGAATAATAACATTTCTGGAATAAAGACTATTAAATGTATTCATGGAATAACCATATTGTTCGATAAATGTTGCTACTTCTTGAATAACCGGATTAACACTTTTTACGATAATTTTTGTTATATTGTCATCGTTTAGGGGATATTCTAATTTAAATGAAATAAATATACTACCGTGATTATCAAATTCACATTTTATTTGAACCGTATGGTCTTCTATATATTTTCCCTTATCATATACTTTATGCGTTGCGTGTATTAAAACCATTACACGTTTTTCAACTTGTGTTTCTTTCATTATTCTTTTAATTTCTGATTTTTTAAGATACGGAATTCGTTTACCACTTCTAGAAACTTTATTTGCATATAATCTGTACATTTTTTCATCACGTTTATTGCGTGTTAATTTGATAAGAGGTTTTTCATGAGTTGTATGTAATATTTTGAATAATATATCAATTGGGATATTAATAATAGAGTCAGGTTTAATTTCCAATTCAATATAAGAAATACCTTTTTTATATTTAACATATTTTAAATCTTTATCTTTTTCTTTTTGATAAAATACATCGTAAAATAGGTCTACATTTTCTACAAGGTCTCTATATGACTTGTCGTTTATTAATTCGGCAGTCGACTGTTCCAGTTCGCTACGATTGCTTTCTAAAGCACTAACCGTGGTATACTCTTTTTCAGCCAAATATGGATAGTATATTTGTATCATAGTATCAGATGTTAGTTGGTCTAGACTTTCTTTGTCTGCATCGCGGTTAAATGATTCAATGTATTCTAACACATCACTAGCAAGACATAGAAATATAGTATTACAAATAATAGGTTGATAGTCTAACAGTATTGTTTTATTTGTTGTTGAAATAATATTTTTTGCTTTATCTTTTAAAAATTTATCTATTTCGACTACATTAAATGGGTTAATAGTAAATGTATATTCTGATTGATTATAAGTTAGTTTTTGTCCTATAGGAACATCTTCTATTAATGGAATAATCGATTGTTCTATAATTTCTTCTTCTTCTGCTTCTGCTTCTGCTTCTTCGCTTCCACTATCACTAATATATTTTTCTTTTTTATATCTAAAAAATAGCTCCATAATATCTTCATATGTATATACATCTTTAAGCTCATCTTTATTTGTTCTTAAAATGAGTTCACATTCTTGTTTAAGATTCCATCTATGAGAATTTGTTAAAAAATTAATAAGGGATGATCTTGTTATTGTAGATGTATCATTATTTGATAACTTATTATATAATTGTGTTGGTGTATATTCTATTCCTATTTTAGAAAAAATATATAATTCATCAAATGATGGCAGCTTTTCTATTTTAATATTTGAAATGATTTTTTTCTTTACTGTCTCGATAGTATCATCACCATATAATCTATCAAAAGAGAATTCTACATTTATTTTATATGTATCAATATTTTCCAATTCTGTGTTACTAAATATATCATTAAAAAATACATATTCTTCATCGACTTCTTTTTCTTCGCTTTCACGTTCGCTGCTATCTTTTGAGTTTATTTTTTTTCCTATATATGAAATAAATTTTTCTTTTAGTTCATCTACGGATATTTCCCAATTTTGTGTTGTTACAGGGTTTGTTCTTCCGTAAAAAACTATAATTTTTGAGGGTACTTGGTCACCATCTATATTTGTATTATTGATATAACTTAATTTATATATATCTTTTTTAATTCTATCCTCCATGGTATATAATATATATATTAGAGAATATGTTTATATATTAGAGAATACATTAATTATATTAGAGAATACATTAATTATTATATATAATGAAACTAAAGTTAATTGTAGCAATGTGTAAAAATAGTGGGATAGGTTATCATAATGATATACCATGGAATATTAAAAAAGACTTGCTGTATTTTTCGAATAAAACAAGCGGTGGATATGGAAAGTATATGAGAACCATAAAAACATCAAATATTGACACAAGTATTAAAAAGAATGCTGTTATAATGGGGAAAAATACATGGTTATCCTTACCTAAGTGTCCTGAACCGCTAAAAAATAGAGATAATATTATTTTATCAACATCTACTCCTGAAAGTATTATACGTACGTTTGGTTCTGATTTAATTATTTATTTCTCATCCATCTCTCGTATCATGAGTTTTTGTATCTCACCGGGTTCAGACCCTCTTATTACAAGTGAGAGGAATGGGTGTCATGAAAATCATGAGAAGGATGAGAAGCGTGAGATTAATCGAAATTCGATTGTAACAACTTATAATTCATTATATGATGAAATATGGATAATCGGCGGTTCCCAGATATATAATACGTTTGTAAATGAAAATATGAAAAGTAATAGTAATATTTTAATTGATGAATTTTGTATTACGTATATTGATAAATATTATGAATGTGATACATTTTTTCCAATAATAGAAAATATGAATCTTTATTATATTAGCTCATTTTCAAAGTGTGAAAATATGGAAGAAAAAACAGGTCTATGTGTACCAGTATATTATATTGTATTTACTCTAATTGAATGGGATAATACTGAATATATTCAAAAAAGGTATGTAGAAAATATAAGTCATACAGGAGATGTAGATAAGTATTATTACTATACGATAAAAGATGATCATCATGGATATATAACAAATGATAATGTTCATTTATTTATGTGGTGTATTACAAAGTGTTAGGTTAAACAGTAAATACTCTGTTGGGTACACAACTTCCACAATCTCTTTTTTCAGTATCAGCAGAACATCTAGTAGACGAAGACAGCTGTTGAGCAAGTTCGGGTTTAGTTTTTAAGTCCTCATCGAATTTTTTAGTATCGCATACCCAAGGACATTCATATATTTTATCGTTATTTTCGTCTCGTTTTTGTTGACATTTTAATGTATCTACATTATCATCTCTAACACAACCTGTTAAACATTTATTTTGAAAAAAACTAGAAAACATAGTAATTATATTTGACGTTTGTGGATTAGAATCATCTAAACTTAAACCTTCTATTATTGACGATTGAATAGAGTTAATATATATTTGGTATAATAATACACCAACACCTAATGTAAATATAAGTAAAAACAAAAAACTTTTACTTTTAAATAATTTTAAATTAACTTTGTTAACTGTCATAATATTATATATATATAATATCTATAAAATCTATAAAAATATATTAATATGATATGAGATATTTAATATATTAATTATTTTTTATATAACGGGCTTTCGTTAACTGTCATACCGCAATAAGAAATAGGATGTTTTGCGTAGTCTACTGCGGTATATACGTGACAGCGAACAGCATTTTCAAGAAGGAATTTAAAGTTGCTCCAAAATTCTTCTTTGTGTCCGATACTTTCTGACATTGTATGAGAAAGTTCATGTATAGCTACAAAAGTTAGTGTATTTTCATCAATTAACGTGTCTCCTGTTTTTGTAGTATTCAAACAGAAAGCAATTTTTTCGCCTTTGTTTTCACTATATGCTGTATGTTCGCTATCAGGTTCATTTTCGATGATAGTTTGAGGATTGAAATTTTTTACAAGACGTTGTACATTTTCATATGTTGGGTATGTTTTCTGCATAAAACCGACAAGTTTTTTCATTTTTTGTGTAACTGTTGCTAATAAATCTGCTGCCATTTCAAGTTTAAGTCGTTCGCGAACGCAGTATTTATTACCATCTACACTTGAAGTAATACATTTCAAATTTGACATATCTGAACTAAAATATACTTTAACACATATGATAATAATAAGAATAGATAAAATATATCCTATAGTATTTATTTCCATAATATGGTAATAATTTTATATATTATATAAATAATAAATAATAATAGTATTGGTATTATTATTATTTAACTAAACAACACAATAATGATATGTAAAATATATTTATTGTTTGAATGTTTACTGAGGACCGCAACCGACTTCAAGAGGCTGACGGAATGAATCAGGCTCGATGGTGGTGTTATTCCATGGACTTACTATCAGCTGAGGGTTAGGAGGCTCAGAACGAATCTGTTGGTTAGCGTTTCTAAGAGTGCTACCGATAGTATCAACACCAATAAGGTATCCAGCATTCAAAAAGTTAACACCCATAAAGTCACCAGTACCCATAGGTTTTAATCCCCATCCACTATTATTGTCGCTAGGAAGAAGGTCAGAAGGAGTATTCATAGTTTGACTATTGCAGTTTGAGGGCATACCGGCCATATTAGCGTCGCCGGCATTTACAGGTGAATAATCAACATAGAATGTGCCGTCATTAGCGCCGGCAGGGTTACCACCTCCGGCATTGGAGTTAGGGGCACCTGAAGAGTTTTGAGAGGAGTTGCGCTTGTTGGCGGTTTCATAGTTCTCGGGGTAAAAATTCTTATTGGAAGAATAATTGTAAATAACATAAATAAGAACAAGTCCTCCTAAAAGTAAAAGAACGTGATGTGCCTTGAAAGTTTTCTGTAAATCTTTGAGCATCGTTATATAAAATAAAAGATAAAATATTTTTATAATTTTAATATTAATTACCAAATATAAATTATACGCCTTAAGTAATTAAATAAAATTAACTAAAATATCTAAATTTTGCTTGATTTACAAAATATTAAATTTGTATTTTTAAAATATAAATTTAATTTATAATATTTCTTAATGATTAGTATTTATCTGAATAGTCACGACTTTATGATTAAAGCGTATATATAAAATTATAATTCATTTTTAAGATTTTTCTTCTGTATCTGAACTGTCTGAACTGTCTGAATTTGATGAATTACTAAAATCTGAATCGGAATCGTCGAGCATGTATGTTTTTTTAATTTTTTTTACTTCTAAATAAGCATCGAAAGCTAATTTTCTTGCTGTTCTTGCTTTTTCTTTCGCTACGTTATATATTTCATAATAAATATCGTTTGGTTTTTTTAATTTAATATTATCATCATTTTTTATTTCTAAATCTGCTTCTGTAAGTTCTGTAAGTTCTGTAAGTTCTAAACATTCTATTTTTTCTAAATTATTTGCGCTATTTTTTATTTGATTTTCGTTTACCAAGTCTTTTTTTAATTCAAGACTGTTCATATTTTTATTATCAGCATTAGCTCGATCAATGGTCTCATTGTTCTCATTGTTATCATTGTTCTCATTGTTCTCATTGTTATCATTGTTATCATTGTTCTCATCGTTATCATCGTTATCATCATTAACTCCATCTTCAGTGTCATCATGGTTTTTTAAATCAAGTTTTGTATTTTTTTTAGCATTTTGTATTTTCTCTAAATTAACTTCTTTATGGGGTTGTATATGGAGTGATATTTCTTGATCTTCTGATTGTTGTGATATATCATTACTGGATGATGTGTGTATCGTTTGAGATATACTAGATGATTCTATTGAGATGGGTTCGATTGCTGCTACTCCTGTTGCTAATCCTGTTGCCGATATTGATGATGAAGAATGAATATTTTTTTTTATTACACAAGATTGAAAAACAGGTTTATTTGACATGACAAGAGCTTGACGTAGAATAATTTCGAATTGGAAACTTTTAGATGTAAATTTAATTCCTTGTATTTCTAAAACGGTTATTAAATCATTTTCTGGTTTTACGTCATCTAGTGATAATTTATTTTCGCTTTCATCGAACACGAAACATGTGGGCATTTTTACAAGATTTTTAGATGGCGCAATATTGGCGCGTAGTAAGTAATATTTACCTGCTTTATAAGGACGTAGGGTAGCTGTAAAGGCATTCTCTATATCATTTTGATCAATGTCGTTTGTAAACCATGAATTCTTTTTTTCATGAATTTTTTCAACACATGATTTTTCTAAATTTTCCATAAACTCTATAAATTTAGAGTCATCTGATGAGAACATAAGGTCAATATATGATTTTTTTCCCGAAGAAGAAACTATACCTTGTTTAGAAATACATTTAGGCGTTTGTAAGTAAAGTATATCATTGTTTACATTTAACTTTGTAAAGAAAGAGCCGCCTTGTAAAGACTCAGGATGAGTTAAAATAAATTTACTAAAATCAAAATTATCATAAACAGTAAAGATATTTGAGATAGAATTAATATCCATTTAATGCTTAAGGAGAAAATATAGATAATATTAACACGCAAAGTTTATATAATAATTATGTTCTTATAAATTAATTAGTAATATTTATAACTTAAAAGTTTACAAATTATAAATGAAAGATACAAAAGATATGAAAGATAAAATTACAGACTATTGTTTAGAATTTATTAAAAAGGATGAAGTTAAAAAAGAATTAAAGAATTTATTTAAACCAATAATTAACTTAATATTAGAAGAAATATACCCATATATTTATTTATCATTACTTCTCGTTATAATTAGTTTTTTTCTAGTTTTAGGAATATTTATTATGTTAATTAAAAGTCATAAAACTATTTAATATACAACCATTATCTAAATAATTATTTTTTCTAATTAGATAATATAATATAAGATATGAAAAGAAGTAGAAGTTGTGGTAGTAGACGTAGAGGTAAAAGAGGCGGTGGAATGGCTCCATTAGATTCAGGCGCTTACCCTGCAAGTACAACTGGTGCTGGTCAATGGGCATCTTCTGTTAGTGGTAACCCAACAGCTCAGTCTGCTGGTCAATATCAATCATTTCTTGGAAAGTTTGCTAATGAATCCGGTGGTGCTGGAGTAAATCCTTCTTTAGCAAGAGAAATGGTTGCCGGTTATGCTATGAATGGACCTGGACAAACTGGCGGTGGATCGAGGCGCCGTATGCGTCATCATAAGCATGGCAAAAAACACGGTTCCAGAAGAATGCGCATGAGTCAGAGCCAAGCACAAGCACAGGGTCAGAGCCAAGCACAGGGTCAAGCACAAGCACAGGGTCAGTCGGGCGGTATGTTCGCTACATTTGGTGCTCTTTTGAAAGAAGCTCTTGTCCCTCTTGGTTTGTTGGCAGCACAGCAATCTTACGGAAAGAGTTATGATAAGAAACGTAGAACTAGAAAGAATAGAAAATAAATTATTTAAATATTAAATTTTATTGATTATAACTATGTAAAATAATATGTAAAAATAGTTTAGATATTATTTGTTATAATATAATAGATATTTCTATTAAACAACAACAATGAATAAGCCTCCTACTACTAACGCGAATACGAGTACAAATAATTTAGAAAAAACAATTCAAAACTGGGTTGAACTAGATAATGAGTTGAAAAGGATAAATGATAGAGCAAAAGATATAAGAACACGAAAGAACGACATAGAAGATAAGATTATTACGTATGTAGAAGACAATAATATGAATAATAGTGTCGTAAATATAACAGATGGTAAGATTAAGTTTTGTGAGACCAAACAGACGTCGCCGCTTACGTTGGGATTTTTGGAAAAATGCCTAAGTGAAGTTATAGCTAACCAGAGCCAAGTAAAACAAATTGTAGACTATATTAAAAGTAAACGTGAAACAAAAATGGTTCCAGAAATTAAAAGATATTATAACTAATTTTCAAAATTAAATATTAAATATGATAAAGAAATAGTTTAAAACATTTTAACTAATTTATATACATAATATAGGTAGTATAAGATATGAGCGAATATCAATCGGGTGGAAGAGATAAAAACAATGAGTTAAAAGTATTTCCTTTGCGCAATGAAGATCTTGTTTTTAGTAAAAATCGCGATGGAATATTAAGCTGTGGATATAAAGTAAGTAACGCTCTACTTAATGCTACTATTGGTATGCCTATGTCAGGCGGTGGTGGCGATAAGGGCGCAAAAAAAGAACATGGAAAAAACAAAGGAAAAGATAATGATAATAATGAATTAAAGAGCGCAAAAATAATGGAAGATTTAGTTATTCCATCTAGTTTATATTGCTCTAGGCATATGACAAATGATAAAGTATTTAATTATAAAAAAGGTAAAAAAGAAAAGTGTAAGAAAAATGGGAATTATTCTAGTGATAATGAGAGCGACGACAATGTTATTGAAGAGTCGCTATATGATAAATTACTATCTTTAGTTACCCCAGATAATAAAATAAAATATGATAAAAAAACAAGAAAACATATCGACCGATCTATAAAGGATAATACAAAGAAAGATGTTAAAGATACACCAAGTACACCAGAAAATAAAAAAAACAAAAATAAGAAAACTAAAAAAGTAAGGTTTAATTTATAATAAATATATTATTCTGATACTATTATTATTCTGATATTATTCATATCATAATAATAAATTTTTAGCATTGTAACCAATCTTTTGTAAGCGTAATATTTACACTTTCTAATGCTCCTTCTACCCATCCCTGATGAATACTAATTAACTCACCTACAATAAGAATATTTTTATCTGGTCGCTGCACTGTTTTTATAAATTCTTGTCTATTTTTAAAATTAGAACTAAGTGGTGCATAATAGTGAGTACCATTTTTCCAGTAAAAATCTTTTATATTTTCTATATGTAACTTCCCATCTAGTCCTAATGATTTTTCAAGTAAATTATTTAACATCGTTCTATTTTTTTCATTATTTTTAAAATATTTTTTAAAAAATTCGGCATCATTGTTATCACTATATACTATCATGTAAACTCCTTTATCAGGATTCATAGGTATAACTTTTTGCATAGGACCTGTTATTACTGTAACGCCCTGTATTTTTTCTTTAAGATATGGTATAGACTCTTTTGAAAATTTAGCATACATTCGTAAAAATGGTTGTCCTTTGATTTGAGAATATAAACTAGGATTTGGTGATATATTGTGAATTAAATTTGTTAGAGCATCTATATCTGTAGCAATAATCACTTTTTCACAGTAATATTTAATATTTTTATTACTATTACTATTACTATTTCTTTTTGTTGAAATTTCAAAGTAGTTATCTTCTTTAGATATTTTTGTAACTTCTGTATTGTTGATAATATTTTTACCCAAAGAGGCAACTATTTTGTCTACTAAAGTTTTCCATGGAACAGAAAACCCCATCCATTTATTATAGTTATCGTCAAAATTATAATGATAAAATGTATCATATACATCTTCATTCTCATAATCAGAATAACCAGAGCATACAACGAAATGATTATATGCGCCTTCGCCTAAAATATTTTTAGCATATTGTTTAAATGTTTCATGATTTTTTGTAACTTTATTTTTATTTTCTTTATCATATATTTTTTTTAAATATGTAAATGTAGACTTTACATCACACGGAGGATGTATAGAACTAGAGTATTTATGTTGTGTTTCAAAAACCTCAATAGGTATTTTGAAATCTTTCATAAGTTGTAATAGTAATTTATCTTTATTTTTTCTCCCAATTCCTGCGCCGGTTACTACATCAGTATCTTCAAATCGATAGTCATATGATCTTCCTCCAAATAATTCATTTCTTTCTATAACTAGAAAAGATATATCAGGACATAATTTTTTAACTTTTAATGCTGCATATAACCCTGACATACCAGAACCAATTATAATAATATCATAATAAGAAGACATTTTACAATCTATTATATAATATGTTTTATTTATATTATATAGTATTTTTAAAATATTCACAATATAGTATTTTTAAAATATTCACAATATCCTGATTTATTTACTATGTACTATTTACTATGTACTATTTACTATTTACATTTAATTTTACTTCTACTAATTTTACTTCTATTAATTTTACCCTAAAATACTCCAGCTGTTTTTATTAAACGGGGAAAGCAATATTTCAGGAACACGTTTCTTCCAGTAGTCTAATTTCTTTTGTAATTCTAAGTCTTTCATACTAACAGGATAAATAGGTGTATTCTTCATATTATCTTGTTCAGCAGCAGTTATAATAGGTTTAAAACCGTAACAATTCACACCAAAACGGGCATTAGGGTTATCTATTTTACCACCGTTTACACCAGGTCGCCCGCAGTCATTTTCATGACCTTCGATAGTTTGTAATTTATCCCATGTTTTTTGTTGTGTAGGGAAGAGAGCCATTTGTCCATCAGACCACCCATAGTTACACCATTCAGCACCTTTATTGTAAGAATCTTCAATTTGATTATAAGATGCTAATTTTCCTCCATATGCTTGACAGATTGCTTTTGAATCGTCATATGTGTAGCTGTTGCTGGGTATATTATAGACTTCTTTTTTTATTTTTAATTCTGGTACCACATTTTCACTAGGTGGTTCTTGGATACTGAGGTCTATTTTTGGTTTATCGGTAAAAATATCTTTGATAGATGCCGTGAAATTAACATTAAAGAAATACTGGAAACCATTTATAATGATAAGAATAATAAAAATACTCCATAGTATTACTTCCAATGTTCTTTTACCGGTTGTTTCACCGCCTGCTCCAGAACCAGAACCGGGTGAATCTCCTACACCACTTCCTCCTCCATTCCCTTTTCCTAAAGATGAAAATAACATATAGTATAAAATAGTTATAACAACGAAGGCGAGTAAAATAATAATACGCGTTGTTGCGCTAGATTCGTCTAAATTTCTTTTGCCTTCGGTTGCTAACTGAGTTATATATGATACTGGATTTCCTTCTATCCCCGTTAATGAATTATAACTTATACTCATTTATTATAATTATTCTATATATATAATTCAACTAATTTTTTTTTTTCGATAAAACAGACAATATGGCGTATTTCCACTAATTATATTATCATTAACTAAAATTTCAGTTACTTGTGTATCGTTAAAATTATACCATTTCCCATTGGAATTTTTTATCGTTGCACTATAATGTCCACCATCAATTTGCCCATGGTGATTACAAATAGCATAAAGATCATATATATATGTTTCTTTTGCATATCCTTCTACATATTTTGAAAAGTCGACATCGTTGATCGGAATATCAATAAACTGTTGATTTTTTTTACTTTTTCCATTCATAGAAGTTATAAATCGCTTAATATCAATTATCATTATATTTGGAAGACTCCAAAACAATAATCTTTTGTTTACATCCTGTTTTTTATTCTCTTTCTCATTAAACCATGCATTTTCTCCTTCTAATAACTCACACTCACATTGTTTATTAAAACAGTCAAATAGTGTTACATTTTTATCCATATTTTTTATATTTACTTCTTCTTTTGATGGTATTGGAAGATGTATTAACATGTATGGTTCAGGACGCAAACTTAAATAGTTTAATTCTTCCCCTTCATAACTATTAGTTAACCCCTTGTTTTTTTCATTAACAGGTGTTAATACTGACACATGTATTCCGAAAAATATATTTAAAAACTCCGAATAATCTTTTGTATATTGCGTTTTCATCATTTCATAACATGCCTTGCCCATTTCATCTTTCTTTGTTTTTATATTTCCCTTAATGTCCATAATAACTTCCCGTGTCAGTGCACTATGAAATGAATCAAATAAAAATAATAGAAATTCTGGTAAATCATTTTGAGACCATCCTGTAAATAAATCGCGGTTTGTAATTTTCGCAATACGCTGTATCGTGTTTATAAAACGTCCCGGTGAAATAACACAATTTTGACTCCACATCAGTTTACGAAGATCATCCCATTCTACTAAAAGAACGGATTCAGGTTTATTATTTAAATGTTTCTTATAATCTCCATCTCCCTTTGATAAAAAATCATTTAATTCATATGTATGCGAAAGACACTGTATACAAGCATTTATAAAACATGTATTCCCTAAATTTGCTAGACCTGTTATACCCTTGTCATTATATTCATTAAATCTATTTTGAGATTGTGGTTTTTGTTCTGTCATTGTTTATCGTAATGTGTTAATTATTTAAGTAATAAGTAAGGTTATGTTATGTTTAAGTAATTAAGGTATATAATATTAAAGCAAGTAGTGTTTAATATTTAAACACATTTAATATTTAAACATATTTGATATAACTAGTTATATAAAATAAATGTCTGACAGTGAAGAAGAAAATAATACAAATAATACAAATAGTATATCTTTTGATAATCCTTTAAGAGGTTATAGTCGTAGGCACTCTTATTATGACAATGCTTTTAATATGGATTTTGAGTATAGTTATCTAGACTTAATGAGGAATTATGGAACATTTGTTTCGAGAACACATGAAATGTATTCAAATATGGAAACATGTATATCAAATATTATTGAAACACAACATGAAAGACGAATGTCTATTAATAGAAGAAGAGAACGTTCGCGCAATAATCAAAGTATAAGAGAGCAACAATATATGGTTACTGTCGATAATGATAATGATAATAATAATAATAATAATAATAACGATAATAACGATAATAATAACGATGAACACAATTCTATTTTAGGTGATTCTCACGCTTCTCATGCTCCTCTTAACGATAATGTAGTGGATAATCCAAGCGATGAGACTGGAACAGGAGCAAGAGGATTAGGAACAGGAACAGGAACAGGAACAGGATTAGTATCTGGTAGAAGACAATTATTTGATATTGGTAATGTTATTTATTCTATACCTAGGACAGTATTATTAAATCCAAACCCAAATCCTAATACTAATTTAAATAACTCGACACTAAATAGAAGAAGAAGCAGCGGATTAACTATTTCTGAAATAGAAGAAAATACAGAAATACTGACTTATGGTTCAATTCCTTCCAACTATATTTTAAATACAGAATGTCCTATTACAAGAGAAACATTTACACCTGAATCAGTAGTTTTGAATTTAAAACAATGTAGACATTGCTTTGTACCTTTCCGTATGATGAGATGGCTAGAAACACATTCAACCTGTCCTTTATGTAGAGCTAATGTTGTAAGAGTAGATACACATCAAACAAATACTGAGTCTAATAATACAACGACTAATACAACGACTAATACAACGACTAATAATACCGAGGATGGAACAAATACTGAGTCTAATAATGCCACGACTAATAATGCCACGACTAATAATGCCACGACTAATAATACGGATGATATCAATATATCAAATATATTTAATAATCTTCTTCAAAATAGCAACAACGATTTTAATAATTTATCAATAGATAATGTTAGTGATAACTCTATAATGTTTTCTTTCGACTTGCCTTCTGGTGAAATAAACAGGCAAAATTCCGAAAATAATCCATTTATTATTCCACAAATTGAAAGGCTTATGGCAAATACAATATCTAGAAATATTTTCAATAGTGGTACTCGCGCTAATACATCTATATCAAGTGTAACACCTACTACATATAATAATACTAATACATCTATATCAAGTGTAACACCTACTACATATAATAATACTAATACTAATAGTAATCATAATAACGAGGAAGATGATGAACACGATGATGAACACGATGATGAACACGATGATGAACACGATGATGAACACGATGATGAAGATGAACATTATCCAGAAGTAGATTAGGATGTATTTAAAATTGAACTATAAAAATAGATAAATATAAATACAGCAAACTATAACACACGTTACGTAACAAATTAAATGCCTAGAAGATCATTCTTCATGTATCCTGAAAATTCCGAGGATGACGGTATCGGTGATAATATCTTCGACTTTGTTGTATTCCCATGTTTCAACTGTTACTCTATTTTGTCTGGATGTATTGAATTAGTATGGGAACAAATGACGAAACTACCTTCAATATTGTATTGGCTGTTTACATTTATGTATTCGATATTTGGTTATTATTTGATGTGGATTACTTTACATTATCTTGCTGTTCACATGTATCCAATGTATTGTGCTCCACTTACTATAATAGGTTTCATTCTTTCCACATTCATGGTTTCCACTCCTCATTGTATTGCGATGCGATGGTTAATTACTGAGGGATCAAATGTCATCGTAACGATGTGGCTTGCTATTGGAGCATACGTTATTCAACGAATGTTAAGGAGACCCAATAACGTATAGAAAGTATTATTATTGTATAGTATTGTATAGTATTGTATAGTATTGTTAACCTAATTTTATATGTTAAAAAATAATATAATTGGAATATATATTATATTATTTTTTCTTTATTTATTTTCTATTCGACAATATGTGGTTTAATGAATCCGACATATTAAAACATTTTAAGTCTCTTACTCCGATAGAGTTAAAAGATTTAAATGGTTACGTCCTTCCTCATGCTGGAACGAAATATACTGGACAAATTATCGCCCATACAATGAATTTCAAGCCTACAAAACAATTTTCAAAAGTATATATTCTTTTTTATCCAGCCAACCCAAGTGACACCGAAAAAACAGCACACGAATATGAGGTACCCTACAAATCATGTTTAACCGTTTTCGAAAAAATATGGAAAATAAATACGCGAAATATAACTTTTGTTCCATATAATATTGTAACAACAACATTACCACGACTTTCGACAGAAGAATACAAAAAATCTCTTGTAATAGTCTCGGCGGATTTTTCCCATTTTTTGGATTTACAGACAGCATATGCTGCCGAAAACTGTGCTGCTAATTCAATTCTTCATAATGCTTTAGGTGGTGACAATGATGATGGTGTAGCCAGCCCTCCCATAAAGTGTACTGATATAATAGACCACCACGACACTTTCGTGCGCTTATATTCTTTTTTACCAGCTAAAACACATCCGGTCCTTCAATGGGTTGGACGCACACGTAGTCCTGGTAGAAAGGGAGTAGGTTATTTATCTTTTTTAATACAAGATGAACATATTGTTGCGAACGGTAAACTTCCTGATGGAATATTTGTTACATGTTATGACGCGAATATGACAGCTCGTGAGTGTTTAGGAGAATGGTTTGATGTAGGAACGGGAGATGTAAGAACTAGAGATGCTACAGATGCTACAGATGCGAGAGATTTGATTAAATTCGAAAATAAAAAATGGTCTAAGAATAAAGAAGAAGAACTTATTGCTAAAGTTGTTAAGGCAGGAGAAACAACTAGCCGTCTTACAGGAGGACGCGATATAAATGTGCCGATACAATATTGTACTATTACTTATTTATATAGGGACACAATTACACCACCAGAAAGATTTATCCGCGGATGGCATGGTCTTCTCACAAAGGCATTCTATTTACCAGATGTATTTTTAGAGAATACATTTGATAATGGACAATGGCTCAAGCCAGGGGATAATGAATGGCCACAAGATTATAATTTTAAACTTGATGATACTCTCGCTAGTCTAGATAGAAAAGCAGGTGTACCTGTAGGAACAAGTAGTCGCGGAGAAAAAAAATTATATACAAGCGCAATTCGGTATATTAAAGTCTAAAATGAGTACATGTACCTACACCTACACCTAGACCTATATCTATACCTTCTTGAAGAAACTCATTATGTTCTGATTCCCTTTCGTCGAGTTATCTATCTCTATCAAATACTCGTCAAACAAGATCTTTTTCACTTCTTTATTGCGTATATCCGCTATTTTTTTCCTTATTTTTTCATCATTTGGTTCATCATTCAACTTATCAATCCAGCCATCAATCGTTCGCTTCAATCCGGGTACTTGTCTCTTATAACTCGGAATATTCTCCAATACTAGCGCAAACACCTGTTGTATCGGTTTCATAATCTGATTCGTAATATAGAACGCATAATTCGGTTTAATTTTATTTGCCTGAATATAATCCGGATGTTCGATTCTTTCGCCTTGTAGTGCCTTCTTATCTGGATTTTGTATATATACAAACGGAATACGGTCTCCTATACTTGGCTTATTACCTGGATCGCGTTTACCCATTCGGTCGGCCAATACTTTATGCGCGATTTGTGCCGGATTTTTATAGCCACTTCGTAGCGACTTTGAGATGATAAGTTTATCCATTGGAACCTTCTCATCTACTAAATTTTGTAAAGATGTTTTCAGAAACTTAATTGCCGTCTCCACATTTTGCTCCTTCATCAGAATATCGATTACACCTCCATATATGTCTTTAACAATTGGCGCATTATCGCGGCGCTTCAACACAATTCCCATACTCTTGCGCTTCGGTTTTTCCGGCTTGTCTTCATAAAGCATCCCAATATATCGCTTCTTCGAAAGTAGACAAAACGGCATCAGCGTCTTCTCATATACCCACGCATGCGGCGACTTCAAGAACTTCGTAGCAAGATTACCCACCTCTTTGGCAAACTCGATTGTAATTTCAAGAGCATCTTTTCCGCGTATCGGGATTCCGTCTGATGTAGCGAGATTGAATGTAAAGAATACAGAATCCGTATTATGAACTATGATGTTACCAATACCGGCAGCAAAGTGGTGATTTTCCGTTGTAAGATCGTATACATATTCTCCATCAGGATATGAAATCTCGTGTATTTTTTTTACTAGATTCTTATTCATATTTGTATTCTTCGATGCCTTTATTATATAATTCGATGTTTCATCTTTAATATTATAATCCAATGAAAGTGTATTACCATGAAACCTATTAAGTTCATCCCATTTAACCGCTGCCTTATACTGTGATGTCTGAACCACGCCCTTAGCTCCTATATTTATTCTCACATTATCTGGATGTTTATATGTATCATGTTCAAAATGTAATAACTCTGTTTTAGTTTTAATAACATCCTTCGGCGATATTTCATTACCATTTATATCTACCAATGAATGGTCGTCTGTTACGTCTACTAATCCTGTATGAGTCAAAACTCGAATCATTTTTTTATGAGGCGCTAGTCTATGACGAATAATTCTATTAAGTTTCGTCCATCCTTTATCTGACCACGTTTCGATATTCATCGACGGAATCATCTCACAATATTCTTTTCCTTCTTTACCTTCCTCTTTGCTATAAACCCATCCATTTTTATCTCCATATAACTGTGCTAACTCATCTATCTTTATGATATTCATTTGTCCAGCATTACTTCTAATATATATCGGCGTATAGTTCGCAACACTGTCACCATATATGTACTCAGCTTTTGTATTTACAAAACCGAATTTCTTCGACTCTACTTTTGCGTCCCCATATACTTCCTCTACAATCCTTTTCCCATATGTTAGCAGTTTGCGACCTGTTGCCGTCGTCGATGCCGCAATATCCACATCATAAAATGTACTCGTCTTTGCCCCACATTGTCCATAGAGTGAATTCGCCGTTACTTTATAACCAAGTTGTCGTTTGTCTAAGATATTCGCCATAAAGGGGTCCTCTGTTGCTTCCGCTAGTTTGCGCGTAGCTTTTCTGGCAGCAAGCAGTTCTTCAAGCACTGTTGGCATGATTGCTTTGATACCGTCTCTAGGTTGAGCGAATCGGCAAATTTTAGTACCATTTAGTGTTTTAATAGCACGTCCACGTTGATTTGGAACCCATTTATATGTATCATACGTTACATCAACATATTCATATCCATCCATATTATCAAATATATAATTCCCTGACGGATCTTTGACACCAGTCTCGCGAACCAGCTGCCCTGCCAAGTCGAATTCCTTTGTCCATACTTTGCTATCGTGTGACAAATTCTCGCTAATCATTGAAGACGGATATAGAGACGAGTAGTCAAGACATGCTACAGGGTTGTCTAAATACAAGTTACACTTCGGTGGAAGACAGATAGCGCCTTCATAACTTTCATTTCCGAATGACCTTTCAATCACAGGCATAAGTGTACGTTTTTCACGACATTTTTTCGCAATAAAACTCGTCAGCTTAATGCTTTGACCACGCAATACAAGGAAACTAATCGGTACACTACAAATCTTCGCCATCTCGATATATCCGGTCATAACATCTATTTTGTTCATAAGATGATGAACCAAGTTACAATCCTGAATACAGTATTTCGCAATAATAGCACGCTCCGCTGGTCCTTCATTCGTCATTCTGAAAATATCCTGCGGAGTTACATCATCCTTAGCTAAACCCCAGCGCACGGATTTCGTCATATCCGGCATCTCATGTCCTTCTATTTCAAATGTTCGCTCGGCAATATTCACGTTCATCACCTTGAATTTCGCACCATCCTTATATGTATCTGTCGAGTGACTGGATTCTTCGAAATGTATATAGTTACCATTTTCAAGCCCCATAAGGTTTGAACTGTTTATTTTTGTATTACCGCTAGACAGATGCTCTAATTTTTTCACACCATCGCCGATAAAATATCCAGCACAGTAGTCTAATTTATACGATGTGAGGTTGAAATCGCGACGGAAATAATTATACAAATCAATCTGAAGCCGCCCTTTCATTTCAATATAACGCAAGTCGTGTTGTCCGCTAGCAATAACAATACTGCTTTCCTTAATTCCGATCTTGCCAGTATTATAGTCACGCGCCCCGCAAAATTCGCCCTTATTTCGCGACAATTTAAGGAATTCATTTTCGCACGAGTTTTCGAGTGAGCGGCGAAACATAAACTCGAAATCAAAACCGCAAATGTTATAACCGATTATAATATCCGGGTTTTCACGCTGGATGATATCTGTCCATGCAAGCAGCAATTCTCGCTCTGTTTTACATGTCTGGATCTCCGAATTCGCGACCTCGTCTTTCAATGTGTCGCATGTGTTGAGAACGATACAGTGATTGAGATAGGGGCGTTTTTCGCCATAGGTTAGGAATGTCGAGCCAATAAATGTGACTTTGTCTCCCTCTACAGGCGGGAATATTTCTTGAAGTGATATATTTAACTTATTGATTTTTGTTTCGCGATCTATTTTATCAGATGGTGACGTAATCAGATGAATAACGGTTTCTTTTTGGACTGGTGGTGCTGGTGTTGCTTTTGTCTTTCCTGATTTTGTAGTTTTTGGAGGATACGCCGATTTTATCCCGGCATATGCCATGAGCAAACTTGTTGCCTTTTTATCTTCTTCGTTGTCACATTCATTGTCATGATCATCATCATCGTGTTCTTCTATATCTACATATTCTTCTTCTATGTCTACATCAGCGTCTTCGGCGTCAATATCTTCAGCATTATCATCTTCTTCATGCGCTTTATTACTTTCAGCGACTTTTTCAAACATTTTCTCTATCGTGTTGCTTTCCTTTAATGCTTCATTCATTTTAATATCAGGAATATGTAACGATACCCATACATCAAATAATGTAGCAATACGCTGTTCTGATACTTTAATCTTTGTATAGATACGGTCTATATCTAGGTGTGCAGGTGTCCCATATCCAAAAGCAGTATATATGAGTTGTTTCAAAAGTGCCGGAGTAATATGTTCCATCGCTTCCGTGCTTGTAGTCGCGCCGGCATTTCGACAAACAGCATCACAAACATCCACAATATTTGTAGCAAGTTTCTTATATGTCTTGATTGGAATCGGGAAATCACCGTGACTACTACTCGCCTCAATATCAAAACTACATATCTTATAAGGTACAATCGTTTCCTTACTATTTAGAGGTACAATATCCGTAGACGCAAGTTCGTATTCATAATTACAAGTCGTTGTTTTCAGTGTCCCGCGCGTTTGTTTCGCTTTCTTCGCCTCGAATCCGATCCACCCCGAAGGGCTTATATCATGAATATGAAAGAATCGCAAAATAGGTGGAATATTTGACTCGTATATTTCCGTTTTTGTACTGAAGTAGGGATACCCTTCTCTCTTCAAAACTTGCTTTCCGTCTTTACCATTTTTAAACCACATATTTTTCACTTTATTCATCGTAGCCACATTCTTGAACTTTATTAGAATAAATTTATGTTCTTTCCCACCATCAAAACCGTACAACTTTTTCCTCTTGATAAGTTTCGATTCAACATCTAGAATAGAATTCTCATAAAATCTACCGACTTTCTCTTTCAAATGCGAAATAAAAGCACCCTTTTGAGGTATTGTCCATTCGTCGCCGACTTTGATATAGAAGAATGGCTGATAATCGCGAACAAATATTGCACATGTTTCACCTTTTTCATTGAGACCGAACATTTGAATTGTTGTGAACTTTTCATCTTTTTTATATTTCTTTTGTCCGTTGTCGTTGTCATTGTGATCATCATCATCGTTTCGTCTATGAGACTCTTCTTCGTTTTCAGCACCACCGCCTAGATCTTCTTCTTGATCACGCTTTTCATCAAATATATTGAAATCTAATAAACGAAATGATGTATCATATTTTGGTGTAGGTGTCGTTGTAGTTGTAGTTGTAGGCATTGTTTGTACTTGAGCGCTTGTTGACATTATATTTTTGTTTGTTGTGTAATGGTTATTTACCTTGACGGTTGTTCTGTTTATATATATCAAACTATGTTTATTATGTTTATCAATTTTTATAATAACCGAAAATGACGGAAATTATAAAATAAATATGAATACCATATACATAGACCTAGACCTAGACCTAGACCTAGACCTATACATAATCTAAATGCTTTGAAATCTAGCATCGGCAACCACGACCACGGCATCGTTTAGTACAGCAAAATCTTTTACCTGTGCAGCAAGGGCAGGTAGAACGCTTGCATCCTCCAGGACACTTACAAGCGCGTTTGCGTCCATGAGATCCTACTTTGCGAGTTCCACTACGACGACTGCGGCGAGTATGTTTGCGTCTTCTTGAACGACCGCCGGTCTGGGGGGCAAGGGCAAAATTAGAACCAGTACTGACTGGCCCGGCAGGTGCACCACCGGTTTGTAAACTACCACTACAACCACAAGTCATTTTATTTTTATATAGTATAACTATATTAAAATATAAATAGTTTGCTAAACATTCGATAAAATGTTTATATAGAATTTATTATAATTTAATTATATTATCAACGACGGCGATGGCGACTATGGCGATGCCTACGTGTACGTTTTCGGCGAGTATGATGAACTTCGGCAAAGATGTTGGAAAATATTCTTGGGGGAGAAAGTCACTTAATTATACCATTGCTTTAATAGGTGTTGTAATCATTTTGAAAGAATACATGCGAAAATAAATATTAAGCTAACTTAAACTTAAACTTATTTTAGTCGGTGTTTTTATAACATGTTAACAAACGTGCCGATGGATCCTTCTCTTCGCAAAACGGGTGTCGCCAAAAGTATGGGATTGTTTTTTCACATCCAGTATACAAATTCTCAAATATAGTTCTATAATAATAACTCTCTTTATCATATGGCGTATTATATACATCCGTATATTCAATAAATTCTTTATATTTATTATATTCTTCATCTGTCACCTTCGTGTCAATATAATCTCGAATAATCTGAAACCAACTTCTTTCATGTCCACTCACACCATCACTAAATGCCTCTTTCCTGCGCCATAGAATATCATCCGGCAACAGTCCGCTAAATGCCTTCCTGAAAATATATTTCTCGACACGTTCATCGCTAAACATCTTATATCGAGGCGGAATACTCATCACATATTGTAAAAACTTCTTATCAGCAAATGGTACACGCGCTTCCAGGCCAGCACCACTAATGCTCTTGTCAGAACGCAGCAAATCGAAATAACAAACATCGCGAACCATGCGCTCATTTTCGCGTTTAAAATCTTCATCTGTCTGCGCCTTCATAAATCCACGATATGAACCGAAAATCTCATCCGACATATCTCCACAATAAATAACACAGTCTTCAGTATTGGCAGCAATATACTTACTTACCAGGTAGTTTGGAACCGACGCGCGAACCGATGTCGTATCATAGCTCTCAATTTGTTGAATGGTTTCTTCGATGGCACTCAAGAACTCCTCCTCCGTGAGACAAACTTCATGATGATTCGTCCCCAAATAATCCGCCACTTTTCGCGCCCATACCAAGTCAGTCGACCCCTTCAATCCAATACTATACGTGTTCAAATCTTTTGCCGGCATATGGCGACACATGATTGCTACGACAGACGAACTGTCCAGTCCTCCCGAAAGAAGAGCACCTACTTTACGTTCACTCATAAGGCGCTTTACAACAGCTTCTTCGAACAAGGTTGCGATATTTTTACAAATGTTTTCTTCAGTGTCCTCCACAGTAGGATAGTTGTAACTTCTTTCGACTTGTCCTGATGCTCCCTCAACGCAATTTTGTGATATTGATACATTTTCATAGTAACTATAAAAATTAAAAAAAGGAGTATTTGCGGCATCGAACTCAGTTTTAGAATATACAGCATAACAACCAGGAGGAAATTGTTTAGCATTTGGTCTAAAACATTCATTAATCCCTTTAAGCTCGCTTGAAACAATCATAGTGTTACTATATGTATAATCATGCCCTGAAATAAATAGCGAACGTACACCTACAGGATCACGAGCTACGTATGTTGTATTTGTATCGTAGTCATGTAAAACAAACGCAAATACACCATCAAGTCGCCGCAACATATCGCGGATACCAATTTTTTTATAGAGATGAATAATGATCTCGCAATCTGACTTGCTTTTGTATTCTTCCTCTAGTTGGAATTCCTTTATAAGATCGCGAAAGTTGTAGATTTCTCCATTACAAATAAGACGACAATTTTTAATAAAAAATGGCTGATTGCTTTCGGGTGTTTGGCCGTTAATTGCAAGACGGTGGAAGCCCCAAAAACAAGCATAATTATTTGAAAATTGTATGTCATTTAGAAAAATACTATTATCAGGACCGCGGTGAGAAATTTTGCTGAAATCATTTTGATATGTCTTTAGATTTTCTACTAGAGATTTTTTATATTTTTGTAGGGTATCTTGATTTAAAAAATTCTGAACGAAAAATATACCACACATTTTATTATTAATATTATAAAGAGCAGATATTGGGTATATATTATTATTTAATATCTTTAACTTGTTTTTAAAATATTATAACAAAATATAATATAGTAATATACTAATATTAGTAAATATAGTATAATAGTATGGATTCTGTTTCTCAAGTATATGATAAATCTCAAATGTATGGTGTTTCAAATAAGTTATACTTGTGTCAATATGAAAGACAAAACGAAATAAATGATAGAATATCATCAAGAAATATTCCTTCGGCACCGCTTCAACCTTTTTATTATCAAGTGCCGGTATCTACAAAATATGGTTATATGCCTATTTTAGACCAAAGTAAGCCAACCACTGTGCCTCTTAATAATTATCCCGTATATAACCCGCGTACAACATTTAATCCGGGAAATAATATGGCACCTTGGTCCGGGTTCGCTAATAACGTGAATGTTGAGTCTACATTGCGTAGCCAGTTTTTTGCCTTACAGGATTGTGAACAATCACAATATGTTCCTTCTTCAAATAGCGACCTTTATAATGTATATGTTCCACCTAAACCTGTAAAACAACCTTACCCTGATTTATTTAAGAAGGAAATTTTTGATCATTGTAATCCAAATCCTAACAATTTAGGGAATAATTTTTTTAATAATAGTACTAGAAATGAGAATAAAGATATTATACCTGAAGAGGAGAAACAATTTTATACTCATTAACAAGTATCGTTTTTATTTATATATATTATTTATAACACCATTCGTGTTTAAAATAATATTATTTTATATGTATTCATCTTAAATGGAAAATAAAAATAAATCAGGTATAAATACTGTTATGATGCCTAACATACAATCTAACGTTGATACTAATACTACTAATACTACTACTAATTCTAATGCTACTAATTCTAATGCTACTAATTCTAATGCTACTAATTCTAATGCTAACAAAATAGACAATATTAACTATATTACTCTTGAAATTATGGCAAATTCTGATACATATAATAAATATTTAAAAAAGAATAATTTGGAACATGATACTGTATTGAAAGGAGATAAAAAATTTTATAGAAAACGCATTGCCGCAATGGCGAAGGATATTTTGAATAATAATGTTAATAATAATAGCGATAGTCCTATAAACGATGTTATAGTAAACGCTTTTAATACATTCGCACGTTTATGTATATCTCATTTTAAATTTAAGGATACCATGGATAATATACAGGGGGACTATAAAGATATGGTGTTGGTAGATAAAGAAGACGAGGAGTCAGGTGTAGATAATTTAGAAGGATGGTCTATTGATGAAGCGAATAAATTATTTATGAAACAAGTGGATAAGAAAGTTATAACAATGGATAATTTTGTTACAAAAACGTCACCACCACAAGATGAAATGATAATACCAAAAACGAAAGACTTAAACTTGAAAGATCCGAAATATAAAAAGAAAGATATTAAAAAGGGTTTTACAAAAAATCATACAAGTAATGGTAATGGTAATGGTAATGGTACTGGTATAAAATGGGCGGATACTAACGATGTTATAGATGTTAAGGTTATCAAAAGTGAAAATAGTAATATTGATTATTTATATAATAATGATGGGTTAAAAATTACTAACTAACTTAATATATATATATTAATTATATTGAAATAATATATACATATTTATACAATTATATTGAAATAATATATACAAAAATACACAGTCATGAAAACAAAAAAAATGGAGAATATTCTACAATTTGTAGATAAAAATATGAAATTTAAATCGGAAATTAGAGGCAGAAGGCATATAACATCTAAGAGAACACATATGTCAAAAACAGTAAAAAGAGGGAATAAACAAAATAGAAGTAAAGTCAATATAAATCGAGAAAACATAAATAGAGGAAACATAAATCGAGTAAGCATAAGTCGAGTAAATCGAAATAAAAAAATAGAAAATATAGTTCCTGGTGTAGATAAAGATCCTGATGGATTTATAAAATTAAAGTGTAGCCCAAAACTACAAGAGAATGATTTTACATGTTATAGCAATGAGTCATTGATAAAACTCAAAAATTTATGGAATGCTCGTCATCCAGATGTGATGATAACAACAAATGATCCGCGTGAGATTTGGAATGAATTGAAGCGACATTTAAAAAGTGTATGTAATAAGGAATCGTGTTGGTTAAAACAGAATTTTGCTTCATCGGGAGTAGATAAAGAAATGTTGAATTACACATTTGCGCCGAAAAGTCCAGATGATTGGAAGAAGAATCCGAACGAGTGGTTGAATAGTATTGATATTGAAAATGTTATGAAACAGTATGAGAAAGAATTTCCTTATTTCGATTTTATAGGGGCAGCACCTATAGATTTTGATTCTCCAAAAATGTACGGCGAATGTGTATGGGAAGAATTGTGTCGTTTTGATTTAAATATATCTATCAGAAATGGTAGGAATAAGATCGGATTTGTTTTTAATACCGATCCACATTATTTATCGGGTTCACATTGGATATCTATGTTTGTAAATATAAAACAAAAATATATATTCTTTTTTGATAGCACAGGTAATCCGCCACCCAAAGAAGTGAAAAAATTAATTAAAAAAATTATAGAACAAGGAAAAGTTGCCGGAATAGACTTTCGTTATATAGAAAATAAAAAACATCATCAGAAAAAGCCGACAGAATGTGGAGTATATTCTCTTTTTATGATTATTAATTTATTGAAAGAAACTAAAAAGCCTGAAGATTTTCTTACTGATACTTTCCCGGATGAAGAAATGCAACAATTTCGTAATCATTATTTTAATAGTGAATTGTAACATTGTAACATTGTAACATTGTAACATTGTAACATTGTAACATTGTAACATTGTAACATTGTAACATTGTAACATTTAACATTTTTATTCCAACTCTTAATCCAATTTTACTATATTTACACAGTTATCTATTACGCGATTTTTAGATGACCATTTATAAAAATGATACATATTTAGATCGAGTATACTGCTTAGTGTGCTATAAAAATTATACCCAATTTGATGTATACCAATTGTATTTATAGATGATACTTTATAAATATTTTTACTTCTTTCTAAGTACTCTACTGGTTCAGATACGGCTAAAAATTTTTTAGGTAAATACGGTGTACTTGGAATACTGTCATCGATAGTATTTGCCCAAAAGTTACAGAATCCAAAAATATCAATCTCGGGTTTATTTTTGATAAATTGTTGTAACGTATTATTGCTGTATTGTGTAATATTAGGTGTTGTAGTTTCGATAAACTTATTTTTGGGAATATGTAGATATTCATCCAAATCGCAAAAAATCATATAGTCATATATATCTTTTCCATATTTATATAGCGCATGATGCATCTGTCCCATTTGAGCATGGTGAGGATATTTTACTCCCCTAGGATTCCAGTAGTGAAAATTCCATTCAACTAATGTAACGTCCGGTTTATTAAATATGTTGCTTATTTCAGGCGTAACTATTCCATTATAGTACATGTAAAAATGTTGGACCCCTTGTTCTTTATAATAGTTATAAAACAATGGAAACAAATAGTAATCGTTTTTAAATAACGTTGTTAAAGCTAAGAAATTATTTGGATGTATATTCTGATTCATATTTGTATTCATATTTGTATGTATATGGTGAAGGTCGTACGATTTTAGTATGTTATTAACAAGTTTAATATTTACTTTTATTACACTATTAGGCGGGGATATGTATTCATAAATAAATACTAAAATAGGTTCATTCGAATCTTTTACATGACTATCTGTTAATTTCAATATTTTATTATCTATGGTTACCATTATGTGATCAGGAAATACCGGCGCATTGTAAATAGGCATTATCATATATATTTTATTATTTTTATAACACATATCAAAAAATAGTAACTTTAGGTTACTAATAGCAAAATATTGCGGTTTATATGTAGCGTTTATGTTTTTTGGCGGTAACATTATATTATTATTTAATATATAATTTTAAACATATTTTAACTATTAATATTTAATGTTATAGATATTGTATTTTCTGGTTCATGAAAAATATATTTATCAGGTACATATACATTTAATTTATTAGATAGATGCATATTTGATAATAAATCATCACATGGCACATTTATAGAGTCTTTAGTATAATTTAATATTTTTTTTGCTCCTTCTTTGGAAGTAATATAAGCCGTAAGTCTATTAAAATATTGTTTATGAACAGTATTCCATACACTATTTACTTTATTATTAAATATAAATTTATACCAGTCAGATTTAGCAACATGACAAACATCCAATTCAATGGGAATATTAATAAGACAGTTATAAGCATACTCTAAACTTTCGACAAACTCAGCATCATCTTCGAAAATTAAATACTTATCTATATGTTTCTCTTTCAATAAAGATTTGTATATATTGATATGCGACCATGAAGCTCCTAGTTCGCCTCGTTTCATAAATTGTTTATTAACTCTTATAGAGGAATCATAATACTTTGATTCATTTTTATATTCTAACCTATATAGTTGTGGATGTTCCATCTTCACAACTTGTATATCTTCACCATTAACACCATAGAATAAACTACACTGTAATCCTATTTGAGAAAGTTTATTTATTAATTCATACACTTTGTTCATTCGGTGTGAATATTTTTCAAGTGTTAATATAACTACTTTTATATCTGTAAATTTTGTCGTTTTAACATCGTATAAAATTGTATTTTGTATGGGCATCTTAAAGTATCCATTTTTTCTATCCTCTATGTCGAAAAAATTATAGTTCGGCATATATATTTTTTCCAAAGATTTCGAAAAATATGCTGCTACCCAACATAATGTACTCATTGAGCTTATTATTCTTTTTGCTTGTTTCATAATATTATAATCCGTTAACATATCATTTGATTCTATTACCGGAACTGGTATATTATTTTCTTTAAACCATTCTAATATCGTATTTAAATATTTTATATCCGACTCGTTTGTTGGCGTTTCAATAACAATTGCTGTTTTGTTGTAAAAAATATCTTTTATATTATCAAACAACCTCAATAAATACTCTGACTCTATAAAATCAGGTCTACCATTAAAATCACCGAGACGTATATGTATAACATTTTCATAAATTTTTGATGAATCTAATAACATATCGTCTATAATGTGCTTTGTTAAATATGTTTCATTATCTGTTCTAATCTCATGAACATTCTTATGTTCTTCTAAGAACTCTAAGATATAACTCTTATTTTGTAAATAAATGTGGTCGTATTGAAAATAACCATGTAAAGAAATATTTATATTATCTGGTAATTTTGATATGTTTGGGTTGTCTATATTTATATAATTAAAAAAATTATCTTCATTTACTATTTTTGTATTTTTTACATATATTCCTCGATCTACCTCGTCGTTAATATAAGGTGATATAGATAATTTTGAAAATTCTGTATCAAGTATATACTTGAACTTATTATCAATATTGTTATTTTTTTGTAACATTATATATGCCATATATCTAAAAACAGCATTACCAAATCTTCCAGACTGATTAAATATAATGTAATTGTTTTCCATATATATATGATATTGTATTAGTAATATTACTAATAAAATATATTTAATTATATTTAATCATATATTATTTATTTTGTTTTATTTTGTTTTGTTTTATTTTGTTTTGTTTTATTTTGTTTTGTTTTATTTTGTTTTATTTTGTTTTGTTTTATTTTGTTTTATATGAATAAAAATTATTAATATTTTTTATAGCTAATTTATAACTCCATGATATTCCAAATAAATATATTACAAATAACATTATATTAGATAGTATATTTTGTTCATACATTTCATATCTAATACTATAAGCGAATGATAAAATTTTAAAAATTCTAAAATAAGAATACCATATAAGTTGAATAAAATCTGTAAAAAATATTAGTTTTTCATTTTTGTATTCTTTACGTATATGATAAGAAGTATATAACATAATATTTGACATTTCAAGAATATAATATCCATTTAATGTTAACAAGAAGTATACATTATATAAAGAACTATATAATAATTTAATCGTTATTATATGATGAAGAATATAAGGAACGTGTCGAGTTAATTTATCTTTGACTTTTAAACATTGTGTAGTTAAATAAATTAAATCATACATATAAAATCCTATACTTACATGAGTTACATAAATCATATCATTTGTATAATTATGATAGGCTATAAAAATCAATCCATGAATAAAATGTATAATATTTTTACTTATTTCTTCGTTCTTATACTTTAATAATTCTACTAATAATAGATGATACGACATTACTATTGGGATAATATATCCTATGTTGAACATTTGCTATATATTATTATGCTACTATGAAGTATGCTTTGATAAGTGTACGTATACGTGTGTGATATATACATATTGTTATATATATTTATATTAGTTTAAAAAACAATAAAACGCGAATAGTCTTAGATATTATTGTGTGAAAAATATATTAAATATTAAATATTTTATATTTAATATAACTATATAAAATATATACTAACTAAATTAAAAATGTCATTTTCCGATTTTACAAAAAATGATAATAAGAGTATTATATGGGGACTTCTACAAGAAGGAGGTGTTTTTAATGATATTCCAAATACTTATTTTGAAAATATTAAAAGACTTTTCGAATCATCTATTATATCTATGAAACCTGAATTTGATATTTTTTTCGATAAAAACGACGAAGGTGACGATGATTATGATAAGAAGGCATCAGAAATGATAGTTAATAGTAATAAGGCTGTAATTAAAAAAATGATTAATGAACTTGGAAAATTTAAACAGCCGCGTAAAATACAACCACCTCCTCCAACACAAAACCAAATACCACAAGTAAATGTATTACCAATTCCACCTAGGTTTGGTATGATATCTGATTCATCTAACTCTGTAGATTCGAGAGGTAATAGTAAAAAACAAAAAATAGAGGAAATATATCGTGCCGATGATTTACAAAATCACCGTATGTCTGAATTGGAGTTGCGATTGAAAGAAAAACAGGAAGAAATGGATACCATGTTGAATAATAAAAAACCTACAAGTATAGATTTTTCAGATAATAAGTTAAATGATAATAAACTGGATAGTGACGAAATGGAGAAATTATTGGCACATGCTTTATCATCGCGACAGCGAGAATTGGAACATATGACAATGAATACAACTCTCGACAAATCAAAAAATGCCGAAGAATGGATAACCGGATCAAACGATCCCGTTGCTAACGCTCTAAATGCTTCTATCGCTATAAAACGTTCAAATGATATAAAACGCCCTACAGAACAAAATTCTACTATAAGTAAAAAAAACGTATCATTTAATGAAGAAAATAATGAGGAAATTTTGTATGAAAAGGATTCAGCAAATCATACAAACAATGGTACAATGTCATATAGAGATACTACTGAAAATGGTAATGAAAATGGTAATGAAAATGGTAATTTGTCATTTCTTTCTAAACTAAAAAGAAAAAGTAATGTTATTCATAGCGATACAAGTGTTGATAGTATACCTTTAGATGATTTTATGACAGATTATGACGAAGGAGGTGAACATGGTGAACGTGAAGACGATATTATCCAACTATATGTAACTGAAAAAACTAGAGACGTAAGAGATTCGAGAGAATATGCGAAATTAGATGAAAGGATAAATAAAATACAAACATATATAGAATCTATAAAACAAACTCAAGATAAAATACTAGAATTGCTTCAGGCAAATAGTTATAGTAAAAATATTCCTGTTTTTATATAATATTTCATATAACTGAATAAATATTATATAAATGAATTTCGATTAATCTCATGCTTCTATAACATCTCATGTTTTTACTCTTTGGGTTTGGGGTTGGGTTTGGGTTTGGGTTTGGGTTTCGCCGATGCCGTAGATGATACCAATGCTCCTGAAGGCTCTAATGATGTTGCGCTCATCTTAACAAATGATTTACTACCATCTTTTTCTACTACTTTACCAACCATTAAAGGTTCTCCTCCCATATCTTTTGCAGCGAGATAACTATTATAATCATATACAGTATTCGTTTTTTTGTCAAAAGCATAATCAGATTTAACACCATTTATAGTCAATGAAAGCTTTACCAATTTTAGTTCTGTTTCTTTAGTATTTTGGGCCATAGAAGCATCAGACTCTTCCGTATCAATTGATGGAGCATAAGAGAACTTGTTGGAGTTAACTATACCAAATGAAAAACATTTTAGTTTCTCTTTTGAAGCAACATTGCGATGAATCGAGCAGTCAATAGAAGCTTCCTTAACAGCCATAAGTAGCTGACGATTAATTTCTTCTTTTATAGTTGATATCTCAAACAGTGACTGATCTGTTGTCAATGGTTTTTTCGAGTCACGCTTACTGACATCATTTAATCTAAGTTCAAGAGATGAATCATCACTCATTTGTTTAGGTGTAAAACTCATTATATACATCATAACATGAACAGTTCGGAGTTTTTCATCTTTCAAATCATTGTGACTACAGATGCGCCTAGCCCTCCCAATTACCTGCTCTATTCTTACAGGATGCCAATAAGGTTCCATAATATGAACATAACGAACATTTTTCAAACTAATACCTTCAGCACCTGAAGCTGTAATCATAAGAACTTTGATAATTTGTCCCATAAAATTGTTTGCTGATTTTGGAGCTAGTTGTTCTCTGATAGAAACAGGAATATAATCCCATGTACTATTAAAAACATTTCTTATTATCTCACGCTCCTCATCCTTCTCTTTTCCTGTATATAACGCAAACATCGGTTTACCTTGATCAGCATCGCTTATATCACATACCCAGCTTCCAGAATCATTTTTGCGAATTTTAAAACGCGCAAAACCATTTGCTTCAAGAACTAGCGAAAAAATTCCTATACCTTCTAGTGTAAGGAACTGGCTATAAATAAGATTTAATCCTTGATGATGTGGATCTTGTATATTTTCCAACATTGCTAAAAACTTAGGGCTATATACTTGTAACTCTCCTTGTGGCGATTTTGTCAGATATTTCATCATACCTGCTTTAAGTTGTGTTAATGCAGCGGTAATTCTTTTATTATAAGAGGCATCAACTTTTCCCGATATTTCTTGAGCTAACTCTTCAACTTCATCTGTTGTATGTTCTCCATTTGGATTATCCAACCTTTCTGAAGCACTTATAGCATCAATATCTTCTTCATTCGCTCCATTTCTAATTGCGCCTTCAACATCTTCATGATCTTTTGGAAGGGGTCTTCCTATTTCTGTTGGAAATACAAAGTTACAAAACAATCGTGAAAAAATACGATATGTAGATACTGCGTCTTCATATATATCATCACCTTTACCTTCTCCTCCTGCTCCTGAAGTTTTTGCTCCAGGTTTTTTCCTAGATTTTGACTTCTTCTCTAGATTACGTTCTACACTACGCGCCTTTTCATAAGCAATAAATTGGTGGTCGCTCATAGGAACTTCTATTACACGAAAGTCCATATCTTTATCATATTTCGGCATCAACTGTTCTTGAGCACTACGAAAATAGGATGTTAATCCCAGTATTCGGCGCTGAAACATATTTATATTTTTTACTTGTCCTGTTTCAGAGTTGATAAAATAAGATCGAAAAGCATCTAGTGAATCCGGCAAAGCTTTGAATGTTTCTATTGTTATGCTTCCAGGTGTCACACTAATATTGCGCGCCTTTAATGTGGTGAGAATAAGTTTCTCAAAATCAGTATCTGTTAAGTTAGGTGTTTCGCCCTCTGGTGATACTCCTAATACCCCGCTATACTGTCCCTTATCATTTACATTTAAAAATCCGAAAGGATTTCGCGTAACAGTTAATACATGTGAAGTGTCATTGTAATCCATATAGTCGAGCGTATTCAATCCTTCAAATATCTTTACAAGTGCTTTTTTATCAACCTTTGATTGTGAGACAATCTGGAGTGGGAATTTCCATGTTTTAATGTAACCGCGTAATATATTGAAAATAATAGCAATCTCGTTAGGATAGTTGATAACAGGTGTTCCTGTTAGAAGAATTATCTTCACATTTTCAGCTGTCATTAACAAATCGTATAGTTTCATTGAAAGGGATGATGGTTTTTTTAATTTATTTACAATACGACTAATAAAGTTATGCGCTTCATCTATAATAACTACACGGTTTGAGAAAGGATTCTGTGTAAAGTCAGCTGACAATGTTTTTAAATTACTCATTCGCATACCGTTGTAATTGAGGAATGTATACTTTGCGTCTATCATTCGTTCTATTTGACTGTCTAGACTTTTCTTTTCATCAGAACTGAGGCTTACATAATTTGACGGCTTTTTCACATTTACTAACCACGCTCCTTTCATTTCGGTAATTACTTCTTCTTTTATTTGTAGAATGGCAACCAGAGTTTGAATCATTGGGTCATTTTTGTCTATAATGGGTATAAACTCCCAGAATTGGTTTTTCTTATAGATTTCATCACCGCATTTCTTCATCTCTTCTATATAGTTTCGTCGCAATGATGCAGGTGTCATTACAATAACATTTTTAAATGTTTTTAACCCTTCGGCAATAGCAATCGAAGAGCATGTTTTACCACTTCCCAATCCGTGGTACAATAGTAACCCGCGATATGGCGTATATATATTCAAATAATCGCGAACTATTTTTTGATGCGTTAAAAGAGAAAATTCGGCATTTGCTGCTGGATTGCACGAAATTTGTTCCTTATTACTAGAAATCTCATCATGATACGATAAAAAAAGTTCATTAATAAAATTAACAAATTTTTGACGATTATTCATATAGTAATGAGATGCCGATAGACTTGGCAAAGGACGTCTAGGCAAACGGTTTCCAACAAGTTCACCTTTTATTTCCATTTTTTCTATTTCTTCGGATACTAATCCCCATACAGGTTTTTCGGTTAATCGCTTTGATGAAGCTACTACCTCAACACCTTTGCTTATACCTACTCCTACTCCTACTCCTACTCCTACTCCTACTTCTGATGATGCTTGAACCGCAGCAGAGCCCATAATAAGAGATGCAGCTTCAACAAGAAATATACGAGATGGTAATTTCCGGATAATAACAATTTGTCGTGTAAGCAAAGAAGGGTCGGCTTCGACAGCGGCAACATCGGCGAGAAAAGAATGCTTGTGAGGCTGTAAAGGACCACGATACGTCTTATTTCGTTCACTTTGTGTAATTTCTTTAGCTTTCGATTCATGTGTATGTAAAACAGCTCCAAGTCTTTCTAAAATATCGTCACCGTTTACAAGATCTTCTCCACGCTTGTCTACAACACTAACACCATGAAATGCTTCAATATGACCTTGACTTTCTGCTACATCAGGTTCAGCGTCGTGTTGTTTACGGAATGTAACTTTTATTTTTTTACTTGCTTGTGGTTTGGGTTTTTGGGGCTCTATATTTTCCCCATGTTTAGATTGGGATGTGGGGGAGGGTTTTTTTTCTAACCTTTCTAAAACAAATGCTGGTGCTAGGGTTGTTTGAAGTTGGTGTATCATCATTTGTTGAGCATAGTCTACACCAGGTTTTCCACTAGGAAGAATTTTAGGTCCTATATCGGGAGCTTGTAAAACTTGTAGTAAATTTTCTCTTGCTCTTTCAGATAATTCATTTTTTTGTGATTTTGCCCTTTCAGAAGCAATAATAGCGGCTGATTCGGCGACATTTACTGCTTCGTCACCTTCACCTTCTCCTTCCACATCTTCGGCTTGCATATATGGATCATTAACAACTGATTGTGATGGTGATACAGGTTCTGCTGCCGATGAAGCCGCAATACTAGATCGTTCGGCATAATAACTAGCTTTAGTCTTTAGTCTTTGTAATAAGTCTCCTATTTCTTTTGTTTGTTGAGGATCATCTGCTGGCTCAGACTCAGATAATCTTTTTTGTAAATCTTGTATTTGTGACTTTAGTTGTTCGTATTCTTGGTCCGCCATTATATTATATTTATACAAATATTTATACAAATATTTATTATATACAACAATAATAAAAATATAAAAATAACTTTATTATTGTTAATATTGTAATCAATTAAAGAATATTATATTCTATATTCTATATTCTATATTCTATATTCTATATTCTATATTCTATATCATTAAATATTTTGAAGGGCGTATTCGCATGCCATTTGTTCTGCTTTTTTTTTAATCTTGTGTGTTCCGGAAGCAAAGTGAACTAAAATATGCCCTTTTTCTTCATAAATTTCTCGAATTTTTGAAAATGTCTTTAGTTCACTATAGTTAACTGCCTTCCTATAATCAACTTGATATATTTCTTTTCCAAGACACAAATAAACACCCATAGTATATCCCATATCAATATCATGTTGTATTTCTAAATAATCAGGAGTAGTTTTAAATTCCTTCTGTATTTTTACTTGTAATATATTTTTATAGTTGTCATCATTCTTAATAAGAGATATCCAGTCAATATGTTTTTCAAATACTGCTTCTATAAATTTCTGAGCCATTTGAAAACCGGGTCCCGTGACAAACACATTTTCAAACCATTTGCCTTCATCGTGTACTGTAATTTTATTAAAGTCGAGAAATAAAGCACCTATAAATGCTTCAAAAAGGCATCCCAATTTTTTTAGATTTGTTCTTGTATGTTTTTCCTCAGCGTGTTTAGAAATAATAAACCATTTATGTAGTCCCATATCGTAAGCAAGTTTTCCGATCGACTCGTTTTTTACAATTGCTATTTTTTTTTCGGTCATAAAGCCTTCATTCTCTTTAGGAAATCTTCGATATAGGTAATATTTTGTAACACATTCTAAAACTCCGTCACCAAGAAATTCGAGGCGTTCATTCGACTTTGTTCTTAGAGGCATACAGTTTGCTGGCTGAGGCATAATTTTAATATTTTCTCTAGCATTTTCTAGTTGCGGGCGTTTTGTATATGAGGCGTGAATAAATGCTCTACGATATAATTCAAAGTTATTTAATTGTGTTGGAATACCATATGATGAAAGAATAGATTGAACTTCGTTCAATGTAATCTCTCTATTTTCCTGATTATACGGATTAAATACATATCCATCATCACATTGAATAATATCCATATCATTTAATATATTTTTTCCTTGTGATTGTACTGTTGTATTTAATTTAGGAGAAGGAACCGGTGAATTTGGCTCGCTTGTTTTTTTTGCGAGTATTGACATTACTATTTAGAAGTTGCGATTCAACGGTTTTATTTATGAAATCTTACTAATAATTATATTTTTATCTTTAAATGATTTCAATTTATTTTACTTTATAAACAAAACAAATAATAATATATAAAATGTATATTTAGTATAATTTTTATATTTAGCATATATATAAAAAACAAAATGGTTGGAATGAATGTTGTCGGTGGTAAGAGGGCTAGGTCTTCCGAGTCTCTTACCAATAAAGGATGTATTTTCGGAAGCATGGCTGGAATGCCCCCCACTATTGGCGTTCCTTCTAGCATTGTAGGCGTTTATCAGAAGGAGACTAGTTACTGTAACTACTGTATTCCTCCTGGTTGCAAAGACGGTTTTGCTTATTTGAAGGCCAAGGGTTTGATTACTTACAACAAGGGCTCTGGTGGTATCGGCAGAATGCAGAATTCTCCTGGTATCCAGCGTTTGTTTGGTAATGGTTACCAGAGAAATATTTAAAACATTTACTATTTTATTTTATATATAATTTTTCATATTATATAATCTTTAAATTTAATATTATAAGATTATATAGAATTAGATAAAATGCCTGAAAGAAATGGACAAAGAAGTAGAAATGGACGGTCGGCTACAGCTCGCCGCGTATTGTTTAGCGCTACTGGCTCAAGCGACGGTATGTACACCAATATCAATAATGGAGGTGGAATGAAGAAAGGTGGAGCACAGCCTTCAGCAACAGGATTTATGATTCCTTTTGCTCAAAGAACTCATATCGCCGTTCCTGCTTTAAATGCTAACTTTTTATTTAAGTTTAGGCAATACTATAACCCGGCACGTCATGCCGGCCCTATGTTGTAATTTAATCGGATTACTAATAACTATATGTAGTTATAGGTCATACTATATACAGCTTATATCATATAGTTATTGTATATAAATAGTTCAAACAAATAAACAATAAAAATAAATAATACAAACAATATAAAAAATACGCGATATGGTATATATACGCAACATAATATAGTAGGCATATGTCTTGTCCAGGCATAATAATAAAAGTAGACAATCGTGAGACTGATTTAATACCATTAATAGAATCAAGAATAGAAACATATTTATTGGAGCCGTCTTCGCCACCTGACTTAAATAAAAGTAAAAATGGTTGTTTGGTTCCGCTACATATGTTCCAGGATGTTGATGTAAGTAGTCATGTATTATCTGGAGAAGGAACAGAAGCGAGAGAAAATAGGAAATTCCATAAAATGAAAATAGAACAACTTCATATTGGTGACGTCGTTTTTGAGGATGATTCAGGAAAACCTATTATTATTTTTGAAAGAAAGACACTCATGGATTTGGCGGCAAGTATTAAAGATGGTAGATATAACGAACAATCATTTAGATTAGATAAAGAACCAGCGCATAATCATAATATCATATATATTATTGAGGGAGATATCGAAAGATATAATGAAAAAAGAACGCATATTTCGAAAAAAACACTTATAAGTAGTATGTTCTCGCTTTTATATTATAAGGGCTTTTCAGTATTGAGAACGAACGGAATTTGTGAAACGGCAGATACGATTGTGTTTTTCGCTGATAAATACGATAAAACGCGTATAAATGAAAAAAATAGGAAACCATATTATGAACTAACGACAAATGGTGGTGATGCTACTGGCACTGGCACTGGCACTGGCACTGGCACTGGCACCGAACCTACTCAACAGATTGTACAAGATTTAAAAGAAACAGAAGAGAGTGAAAAATACTGTGGGGTTCTTAAAGGTCATAAAGAAAAAAACGAATATATAACTCCGGAAAATATAAATATAATCATGTTGTCGTGTATACCAGGTATAAATTCTAAAACGGCTACACAGATTATGAGTGAATATAAGACAGTACAAAATCTCTTATATCAACTTGAAATTGATCCAACGTGTCTAAATACATTTATGATAAAGACGGAGTTAGGTAATACGCGGAAAATTAATAAAAATTGTGTAGATAATATTAAAAAGTTTTTATGCGCGAATAAATAGTTGTCTCTTTGCTATTATGCTAATTTGATTGATACTTCGTTGTCGGCATAGTAACCTCCATCTACAAGTGTTTGTGTGAAATCGGAACCTCCCCAGTTAGGGTCCATGGGATTTGGGCTAAGTCCGGTTGACTCGGTAATATAGTCGAGCATCATGTCAGGAGTAAAGTCCCCCTGATCAGTATTAGAATTGTCATAACCTGGGTAAGAATTTACATTATAAGGAGGGTCATCGTGTGATGCATCCAGTAATTTTGTAACTTGTTTTCGTGGAGGTGGTGAAGCAGGAAATGCTGATGCTGGTACACCGCTTAGCCCGCCCAGTAGATTTGTAGGACCAGGACGAATTTTATAAGACTCAGTCCCATTGGCTTCGTTTGAGTGTTGTAGATATAACACAGGACATATAGTTCCAGATGCGCGTTGAAATTCAACGAATTCTACATATTCTTCTAAATTATTAAATATAACAGGATTTACACCTGGGACTTCCTTTTTTTTCGAGTTATATAAATAAAGAAGCGCTCCTTTTTGTATTAATACATTCGGACAGTTGGTATCGACTCCCGGCATTGTCAATGCTTCTTTAAAGTCCGCTGATGTATAATTTAATACAAAATATGTAACCATTATAAATAAAATAATGATTGATAAATTTTTTAACATCATTTATATATTATTTTATTATAAAATAATATTGTAACATATTTTATAATTGTAACATATGTTATAATAAATAATATCGATTAATTATATATTATATAATATCGCAAAATGTTTGGAAGTAGTGATGAACCTAAAATACTGACTGAAAGTGAAGTTATGGAATTAAAAAAAAAGCATGGTATTATATTGTTTTATATGAATGGGTGTGGGCATTGTGAAACTATGAAACCCGCGTGGAATAAAGTAATAACCGAACTTAAAGATAAACACAAGAATGAAATTATTTTAGGAGCAGTTGAAAGTAGTAATATGGACATGTTTAATAAACATGGTATAAGCCCATCCGTGTCTGGTTTTCCTACCATACTATACTTTCATCCGAATAAAATTACGACCCCTGAACCTTATAATGGAGACCGTAGTTATGAAGATTTAAAAAAATGGATTTTAGATAAAAAAGGTAAAGGCAAAAGTAACAAACCCGTTGTTATATTAACAAATTATAACCCAAGTAACAAGCATGGTAAGGTTATGAGTCATGGTTTGGGTAAACAAAGGGGGCTAACTTTTTCTCAGTCTGGAGGCGGTAGAACTAGACGACGCAGGAATACGAGGAGGAAGTCTTATACACGTCGTAAGACTTTAAGAAGGCGTCATCGTCGTTAATATTTTCGTTTATATTAGTAATGTTAGTAATATTAATTATTTTCAATTAAAAATTGAAATTAATTCCCTATAAGTATTACATAAGCAATATAAGCAGAAATCAAAACAATTATTCTTACTATGTCAAGCATCTCAAGCTTCTCAAGCTTCTCAAGCATGTCAAGCACAGGATCCGAAGACGCTCGTTCACTTTTAGAAAGAGTTTTGGAAACACAACAACAAATTTCTGACAGTTTTGTTGTTAAAGAGCCTGATGTTCAGTATTATGGTTGGTTTTCTGAAGTAACACAATCAAACCGATTATATAAACCATCAGAACATACATTACGACGCGGTACTTCAAACACCGTATCGATAAAAAGTCCTCCTTATACGTACTGGTTACAAGGCAACAAGAAAGTTCTGGTTACCGATGTTACATTCACGAATGAAGCAACGAAAAGACATACTGAAAGCAATGCCGTATTTTTAGGCAAGCTCGACAAATTCTGTTGCCATTCTTATACTAAACTGTGACAATTCTATAGTGAATGATAACATGACGATGGAGTTGGGTTTATTATATTTTTATAATTATTTTACTGACATAAAAAATTGAAACGAAAATACGTGATATATGTATGGGTATACAAAAACAAAAACCATAGAGAATGGCTTCTTCAACTGTGACATGTGACACTTCTTCACACAAAACGATGCAGGGTGTTCGAAAGTCAAAAAAAATTATAACAATCGATTTATCTAGCATATCGTGTATTTTGAATAGAATAGACGATACTACAAATACAATGAATACAATGAATACAATGAATACAATGAATACAATGAATACAATGAATACAATGGATACAATGGATACAATGGATACAATGGATACAATGGATACAATGGATACAATGGATATAATACAGGATGAAGAAAAGAATGAATGTTGTATAGACGAGGAGTGTTTGAATAACAATACCGATGCTGGTGATGGTGAAAAGAATGGATACTATTACCGAAACAGAGAAAAAAAATTGGAATACCAAAAAAATTATAATCGTGAGCAAGGCGACAAGATAAAAAATTATAACAAGGATTATTACCAAAAAAGGAGAGAAGAAATTCTCGAAAAGGCAAAGACTAAGGTTATGTGTAATTGCGGATGTGAGGTTCAGTTATTCAATATGAACAGTCACAAGAAAACAAAGAAACATGCCAAGGCTCTTGCTGCGATCAATGCGAAAATATGAATTATTGCTAGTTTAAAATTTAGCAAATTAGCAAATTATAAAATTATATTAATTATTTCTTTTTTTTAGAGTTTTATTGTTATTGTTATTAACTGGTTTGTTATTTTTTTTGAACGATTTTTGATGTTTACTGTGAAACTTAAGTTTCATTATAGGCTCATCCTTATCAAAAAATTCTTTTATATGTTCCAACATTCTTTTACTAACTATTATATCTATATCGTGCTCATGTTTATCCTTTTCTGTTATATTATATTTTAAATTAAACATAGTAAACTGTTTGAAATCATCTTTATTTTTAATATCAGTTGAAAGCGGGGAATTTAAAAATCGATTTAACATTTCATTAGCAGATAACATGTGTTTATATTCTTTAACATGAATGTAGTATACATTATCATTATTCATTTTGGGGTGAAAAATATCATCTACAAAACATATCTCAATATCAGAAGGTAGTCTAGTACACCTGAAAAAATCATCTACACTTTTGTCGTGTGATGTTCTGTTTATTTCAACGACTTTTCCATTTATTTTAAAAGCAGCTATGATTTGTTCGAAAATTTTCGAATTTAATTTATGTTCAAAATAACCCTTAATGTGTTCGGCCCATTTTCGTTCTCCTGTATTATTTGTATAAATCATAACAGCACGGCATTTATTTTCTTTCTTTTTATCTAATAAATATTTTAAAATATTCATAATATTGGGTCTAGTAAATTCAGGATATAAATCCATTAGTTCATTAAAAATACTATATGACTTGTTCGGATTTTTATAATATTCATCCAATATGTTACAAAATCTTCCTAACTCTCCGAAATATCCAAGTGTTTCATCTAAATCAAAAACAACAACTTTTTTATTTATGTTTTTTATTAATTTAGGCATTTAGATTGAATATAAAATATAATTATATATTTTTATATATAAAATAATTATTATCTACTTTTAATATAGATTTAATCAACTAATGGGTATTTTAACTAAAAGTGACTATGAAAAAATATTAAATTATTATAATATACCTTTTTCCCCATCTGATTCTTCAAAACAAATAAAAAATAAAGCAGAAGAAATCCTTGCTGGAAAACTATGTAAGTGTATTAAAAAAGTTAAAGATAGTTCAGATAATTCAGAAATAGAGGAGTCAAGAGCAATTGCTATTTGTAATGATACCGTATTTCGCCGTAAAGGTATTCGACATACTTCTTTTACATGTAAAAAAAAACCTAGACTTTTAAGATTCCCTGGAAGAAAATATTCCCTTGTAAAAAGAAGTAAATATTTATCAAAAAAACAAAAACTTAGAAGAATGTCTTTAACTATGAAAAAATAAATATTATAATAATATTAAATTGGTCAATTAATTTGTTTGTTATAAAATACCAACAAATTAATTTATATATTTACTATATTTTTTGTGTTTGGGTTTGTGTTTGTGTTTGGGTTTGTGTTTGTGTTTGGGTTTGTGTTTGTGTTTGGGTTTGTGTTTGTGTTATTTAAACTGCTGGTTTAGACTGACGTGGTGCCCTCTTTGTAGTAGCAGCACGAGGAGTTGCCGGAACATCATGTACTTCCTTATGGTCGGTAGTGGGAGCAGAGGGGGCACGCGATGAGTACTTATCCGAACGACTAGGGCGGTCAGAATAATCCTCACTACGCACACGTGAATCAGACTGCTCATTACGATCACGACGAACCAACATCCACTCACCACCACCACGACCACCCCTATCAACGCGTCCACCACGGCCTACACTGCTACCACCTCGAATTCCAGTGCTTCCACCACGACCTCCGCTATAACCTTGACCACGTCCGCGCATCTGAGGCCTTCCCCTCTCAGCCACAGCACCAGCACCACCGCTGCCAGCTCCAACATCCTGTGAAGCACGATGCTCATGGCGAGTCTCGCAAAACAACTTGCCACCCTTCACACCACGAACATCACCCGCCTGAAACTTATGGTCTCCAGACTCTGTGCTTACCACAGAAAACTCCACATACTCTCCTTCTACCAAATAACGGTATTGCTCCTGACTTACTGTAACCGCTGAGTGGTGAACAAAGATCTCGCTAGCATCTTTGTACTGATCGTTTCCTCCAACGACTGAAATAAAACCAAAACCTGTCTTGTTATTAAACCACTTCACGCGCCCAGTAAGACGAACAGGGGCTGATGTATCAGAAGAACTCGCAGAACTCATTGTAATTTGTCGATATAATAATATGTAATATGGCTTTAAGTATTTTATATTATTTATGTATTATTTTTATATAGTAACATAAAAAATATATAGTCAATATAGTCAGTTTAGTATAAATACATAGATATGCAGAAAGTTTTATTTATGATTAAGTTAATAGAGATATCTCTTTTTTTGATATTACTGTTTTCAAGTATAACATGGGGTAAAAAAATTCTATTTATTCTTATTATTTACATATTCTACTTGATAAATCACAAATTAAATACAGTTTTAAAAAATACTTTTAAGATAAAATTAGAAAACAAAAAAATAATAAAACAAAAATTAGAATCTGGAAATAAACAAATATACGGTATGCCTTCAGGTCATGCCCAAAGACTATCATTTTATCTTATATTAAGCTACCTGTTTTTTATAAATACAAAATATTTCAAAAATATTACCAGTAAATACATATATATTTTAACTTGTGTCACTTTAATAGTTTATATATGGGAATTTATTCTTTGTATTCTTTATAAGTATCATACAGTAGCTGAATATATAGTTGGAACTATTTGCGGAGGTTTCGTAGCTTATGTTACTTTTATTTTACTATTAAAAATAAATAATAAAAAATAGAAAATATAAAATTATTTTATATTTAATTTTTAATATTTTACACCTTTTTACATTTACAATTTACTTATATTATTACTACAATATTCGCAGCAAGCTTTTACACTGTCTTATCATATATAAATAATCAGGCTTCTCAACAAATTCCAGACTATATGCATAGTCCAATAATTTTTTAAAGAGACTAGGAAGTCCTTCGCATAACTCATCTGATGTAGTTTTTACCTTTTTATCATATACTAATTCTTCTTTTGTTCGAGTGTCACCTTTATTAGGATACAATCCACACCATGGTAAGGTGCCTTTTAATAAATAGATTGAAACATATATTATTGAAATTATATCATCGCGTCTAGAGTATACGTCTCCATCATGTATATGTTTGCTAATATATCTCATTGTTCCGACTATTGTTCTATCATATGTATTTATAACATGATTATATCCTTTCATATAAAATCGGGAAAGTCCAAAGTCTATTATATATAACATTTTTTCACCATCTTCTTTCTGTTTTTGATCTATGGTCGGAAAACATATCATAAAATTTTCGGGTTTGATATCGCGATGAACTATACCTGCATCATGAACTCTACTAATAATCTGTAACATTTTTATTAGGTATCCAATAACTTCTTTTGTATATGGCGGTATTTTATTAACAATAATATCCGAACTATCTACTGTATCTCCATTGTTATCATGAACTGATGACAATTCATCTGTTTGCTCTTTCAATCCATTGGAACTATTTGTACCCCTCTCTGTCAATTCTTGATCTGAGTTTATTTGTTCCTGAGACTCGGTGCTATTTTTTTCATTTTTAATCGTAGTTGTAATGTTTCCGGTCTTTAGTTTTTGTATTTCTTCGCATAATGTGTGCGAGAATAAATCCATTACAATTATATTTTTATTTGACTCTGTTCCGAAATATCGCAATTTTACAACACCTTGTGTACCCGCCAAGTGATTCAGTATTTTTGACTCCCATAAAAGCGTAGGAAGTTTTGCCGTAGTTGCTTCGAATTTAATCGCAACGCCGTCCCCTGATATAATATTTCTTCCTTTATATACTGAACCAAAACTTCCTGACCCTATCTTCTTTTCAAATATATATTTCGAATTTATAACTGTTCGACTACGATATTTTTCTGGTATAGCATTAGTATCAGCAACCTGTGTTGCGTCAATGATAGGAATATCTACAGACATTTGTTGATGATGGTATGCTACGTTGATGAGATAAGTTGACTATATAATGAGACAATATTGTTATATACTATATTGTGTCATATTTGTAAATCAATTTTGTTAAATAATTATTGTTATTGTTTGGTTATTGTTTGGTTATTGTTTGGTTATTGTTTGGTTATTGTTTGGTTATTGGTTGGTTATTGTTTGGTTATTGGTTGTTTTTTATTTGTTCTTTCAACATAGTTGTTGAGATATTCGGCGTCCGCTCCATATATAGTACATCACATGATACCCAATCGAATTTACCTACCCAGTCATCCCCCATCATTAATATTTCGGCTCCTGATTGTACTATATAGTCGTCTTTCTGTTCGAGGCTTTCTTCTTTAAATATTTCGTCCCCAAATTGCGCCTCCTCAATAACCTCTTTGCGTTTTTCGTAGTTGTCTACACTATTTTTACCTTTTATCATATTTAATTCATCACTCGATAATCCAATATAAAGATAATCACAAAAATTTCTACACCTTTTTAATATATTATCATGACCAAAATGAAACAAATCGAATGTTCCGAATGTAATACCCTTTTTGTATTTGTGTATTATAAGTTTACTGTTACTGTTACTGTTACTATTACCATCGAGATTATCGGGTGTATTTGAAAACTTTATATAAAATAATTTAGGGAAATTTTTACATGTACTTTGATACAAACATGATGACTTCATATTTACATAGTAGTTATATAGTTCAGGTGTTCTACAGAATAAATTAGTCATATAGTTAAATATGTCATCATTATATTTTTCATCTATTTTTTCAGATGTGTATATTTCCGTTACTAATTCAGGATAAAAAAATCGTATGTCTTTAAAATGTGATATTATATCATACTCTATACTTGGAATTGTGTTTATTGATATATCAACTATTATCTTACTTATACTATTTTGAGATATATAATCGAGTAAAGTTAACGTTATTATATTATTCGCATAAAACTCAATATCCGGAAATTCATCAGTTAACAACCTTTCTATATTTTTATACAAATGTGAATTTATACTACTACTTAAAAAAGATAATATTTCACTTGATAACATTGTAGTAGTATGAAATAAGTGAAAATCATTTACTGATTTATGGTTTATTATGTTATATATTTTTTGTATTTGATCGGGGTTTTCGGAAGCAAACCATGTTAAAGAATGATCCATTATATGTATATATGTATATATTATTTAGATTTAGATTTAGACTTATACACATTTATACCAATTTATACCAATTTATAAATTGATATAAAAGAATTAAAATATATGCTATAAGTATGGTAAATGGTCTTTAAAAAAAAACATTCTTTGTTGTTGAATACGTTATTTTTTATTAGTTTATTTCAAGCATGTGTTCCTGTATATGCTATTCCGGTTAATTTAGTACCAACACCTAGCGAAAGTATAAAGTATCCAATAAATATTGCCTGTGAGTGTGATTATTCTTTATATGTAGATGGCAAGTATGTTGAGCAAGCAAATAAGGAAGTAAATATAATAGAAAGAATTGAATATGGTCATCCTGGATGGAATGCTACAAAGACGTTTTATCCTATTATATACGATGAAAGTCCGAAAATAATTGCTTTATATGGTACAGGTAATCAGTTTCCTGGTTTTGTAAATGGATTTGTTATGGACATGAATAATGGTAAAGACTATACAAAATATCAAGAGTGGAAGTGTAAGGATTTTTCGAGTACAGTAAACAAAGTTCCTCCTGGTGATTGGTTTATGTTTGACTATGATGACAAAGATTGGGCGATGGCTAGATCATATGGTATGAATTATCAAAATAATAGTTTTCAGATTTTCGAAAGAGAACGGGAAGGTATTAATCTTCAAGCAGAGTGGTTATGGACCAGTGATAATTCAAATAGTAATATTTATTGTAGGAAAAAAAATGAGAATGTTAAAACTATTCCTATGGAGGTCACCACAATTCCTGCGCAAACATCGGCGCCATCTCCTGTTCATGTGTCTACAAAAGTACATCATACAACTGTTGCGCAAACATCAACACCATCTCCTGTTCATGTGTCTACAAAAGTACATCATACAACTGTCGCGCAAACATCGGCGCCATCTCAGGTTCATGTGTTATCTTCTTTATCGAAAACAATACACACAACTCCTGCGCAAACATCAGCACCATCTCCTGTTCATGTTTCGAAAACAATACACGCAACTGTTGCGCAAACATCTGCGCCATCTCCTGTTCATGTGTCTACAAAAGTACATCATACAACTGTTGCGCAAACATCAGCGCCATCTCCTGTTCATGTGTCTACAAAAGTACATCATACAACTGTCGCGCAAACATCAGCGCCATCTCAGGTTCATGTGTCTACAAAAGTACATCATACAACTGTCGCGCAAACATCGGCGCCTAATCATGTGTTGACAAAGATACACGCAACTCCCGCGCAAACATCGGCGCCTAATCATGTGTTGACAAAGATACACGCAACTCCCGCGCAAACATCGGCGCCTAATCATGTGTTGACAAAGATACACGCAACTCCTGCGCAAACATCGGCGCCTAATCATGTGTTGACAAAGATACACGCAACTCCCGCGCAAACATCGGCGCCTAATCATGTGTCATCTTCTGTATCGAAAACAATACACCCAACTGTTGCGCAAACATCAGCACCATCTCCTGTTCATGTGTCTACAAAAGTACATCATACAACTGTCGCGCAAACATCAGCACCATCTCCTGTTCATGTGTCTACAAAAGTACATCATACAACTGTTGCGCAAACATCAGCGCCATCTCAGGTTCATGTGTCGAAAACAATACACCCAACTGTTGCGCAAACATCTGCGCCAAATAGTGTGTCGAAAACAATACCCCCAACTGTTGCGCAAACATCTGCGCCAAATAGTGTGTCGAAAACAATACCCCCAACTGTTGCGCAAACATCGGCGCCATCTCCTGTTCATGTGTTATCTTCTGTATCGAAAACAATACACACAACTCCTGCGCAAACATCAGCACCATCTCCAGTTCATGTGTTGACAAAGATACACACAACTGTCGCGCAAACATCGGCGCCTAATCATGTGTCGAAAACAATACACCCAACTGTTGCGCAAACATCAGCGCCTAATCATGTATCATCTTCTGTATCGAAAACAATACACCCAACTGTTGCGCAAACATCAGCGCCATCTCCTGTTCATGTGTCATCTTCTGTATCGAAAACAATACACCCAACTGTTGCGCAAACATCAGCACCATCTCCTGTTCATGTGTTATCTTCTGTATCGAAAACAATACACCCAACTGTCGCGCAAACATCAACGCCATCTCCTGTTCATGTGTTATCTTCTGTATCGAAAACAATACACCCAACTGTTGCGCAAACATCAGCGCCATCTCCTGTTCATGTGTCATCTTCTGTATCGAAAACAATACACCCAACTGTTGCGCAAACATCAGCGCCATCTCAGGTTCATGTGTCGAAAACAATACACCCAACTCCCACGCAAACATCAGCACCATCTCCTGTTCATGTGTCTACAAAAGTACATCATACAACTGTTGCGCAAACATCGGCGCCATCTCAGGTTCATGTGTTATCTTCTGTATCGAAAACAATACACGCAACTCCCGCGCAAACATCAGCGCCATCTCCTGTTCATGTGTTATCTTCTGTATCGAAAACAATACACACAACTCCCACGCAAACATCAGCACCATCTCCGGTTCATGTGTTGACAAAGATACACGCAACTCCCGCGCAAACATCAACACCACTTATTGTTCCTATGCCGCCAACAAACTACAATATCGTATTTTCACCTCACATCAAAATAATTATTCAAAATGTTAAATACTCCAGAAATCGTTCATATAATCATATCGATAACTTATTGCGAAGATTAAAAATCTATCACGACGATGATAATATATACCAACAAATACTTCATACACGACACCACATACAACACCACTATAATACTATATTACACGATCTTCGAATACTAATACACTCATTACACTCTCACATGGGTGACGATGACGACAAATACGACAACCACACGACAAAACCTACACCACGCTTTATTCAGTCTATGCACAAATTAGATAAATCCATCAAGAAAATAGAACATAGTTTACAATTTATTAAAGGAAATCATAAATATATACTTCTTCGCATCTTAAATAAACTGAAGTTACAATATCAACAAGATACAGAAAAATTATTTACACTTATTAAGTAGCCATAATAACATAAAGTATATAAAAGGTGTAAAATAATAATATTTGATATTATTAAATATTATTAAATAATATTTAATAATATTTAATAATATTATAGTTATGGAAAATACTACTCCCGCTTATATAATAATCTCATTATTGTAGTAGCTGTATATATAAATAATGATAACAAAAATTATAACGAATAAATAAAATGTTTAACTCAATTGAGACATATTTATACAAATGAAACAATTATCGCCGTTGATAATAGTTCATTAAATAATAAATGGTTTAAAATAGCAAAGTCATTAAATATTATTATATTATCCAACAACTCAGAACTTCATCGTTTTGAAATGGACGCGTATAAACTCGCATTACAATATTACCGTTCAGATAAGTATATTTTTATACAAGGAACTATTTTTTTTAATAAAAACTCGACTTGACATCATTGAATGAACCACTACCAAATGCTACTGCTTTTAAACTACTACACAATGATTTATCGTGGAGCGATAAAGGTTTAGTATTAATTAATAGTTTATTACAGTCTATACAAATGAAAAAATGGAATAACGACCCCATTGTTTTATGGAACTGTTTTTGCTGTAATAATTTATTCATAGATAATATGTTTAAAGATAAACTATTTGACTTACATTCAAACACAAAAGAACATTCATGTGCATTTGAAAGAGTATTAGGATATTATTTAAATTCTAAATTAAAAAAAATAAATGAAATAGATAATAAATCATTTAATAAAATATTTTTATCACAAGATGTTATAAAATTTTAATTTAGATTACGTTTATTTATTATAATTTATTATAATTTATTATAATATATTATAAAGTATTATAATATATTATAACGTATTATAACATATAATGAGTTTAGTTAGTTTAATTGATAATACTTCAACAGATAAAAATACTGTTCACTCTTATTTAGAACTATATGAAACATTATTATCACCAAAAAAAAATACAGCAAAAAATATCTTAGAAATAGGAATAGGTGATTTTAAAGAAAAAAATGGAGGTAGTATAAAACTATGGAAAGATTATTTTCCAAACGCAAAAATTTATGCATTAGATATTCTCCCCAAAAATCGTGTCCTTGATGAAATTATAAATGATGATAGAATTGTTTTATTTACTAGCACTAACGCATACGATGAGAAATTTTTCAATGAAAATTTTTTGAAGAAAAATTTAAAATTTGATCTCATGTTAGATGATGGCCCGCATACATTAGAAAGTATGAAAACATTTATAAGATTATACTCAAAAGTTATGTCCGACGATGGTATATTAATTGTAGAGGACGTTCAGTCTATCGACTGGTGGCCCATCTTGTATAGAGAAGTTCCACAACATTTGAAAAAATTCGTAAAACCTTATGACTTAAGAAAAAATAAAAATCGTTATGATGACATGGTATTTACTATTGACAAGTCATCGTCATCTACTTAATTTTTTAGTATTATTTAGTTTAATTAGTTTAATTTATAATATATTATATTTATATCATCTTAATATAAATATAAAATACATTATATATACACTATATACACTATATACATCAACACGAAAATACAATATACATGCCTCCTTCAATTTCCAACTACAAAAAAACAACACCCCTAGAAGAAAGGAAACAAAAGTCGTCGAAAATGACAACACTTTATCCTGATCGCATACCTATTATCGTAGAAATGTCGCCATCTTCGGCTAGTTATAGCACTTATCTTGCGTCTTCCCATAAAGTTAAGTATCTCGTACCATATGATATCACAATGGGACAATTTATAAAAATTTTACGCGATAAAATTAAAATTAAACCCGATATTGCATTATTTTTCTTCGTTAAAAATAAAATGTTCCCTATTACATCAACTATCGGAACTATTTATAAAGAAAACGCCGACGAAGACGGGTTCCTATATATAGAATTCTGTGAGGAATCTACATTTGGTTAACTTATTATATTTAGCACAACTATATAAACATATTTGTATAATATATATAAATACGTTTGGTCTTCGTTATTATCTACCATCATGCAAGATGGTTCATCTTCGTCACTCGCAAAATTTATGTCCTTTTTTAAAAATAAATTTTATATTTTTAAAAATAAACTGTTACATAAAGAAGACTACAATAATATGCAACCTACACAAAAAACTTGTATAGCCACAGATACAGATACAGATACACCAACGCCTAATAACTATTCTATAAATATACCATCATTAAATAACAGTAAAAATATTGAAGTTCATGAAACAAAAATACTTCAAGATACTATAATAATTACTACAACTACTACAACCGTTACAATGGTACATAGTTCACATCAACCACACCAACTACATCTGCCTCCACTTCCTGATCTACAACTACAACTACAACTGCCTCATCAGCCTCCACTTCCTGACCTACAACCTAAAACCATAACCCAATTTCCATGTAATAACAATTTATCAGTTTCAAATAATAATTCATATGATATTAATAATTTTTATAGACAATTTAATAACTATTCAAAATACGATTCTAATATTATTTCTTCACTCGTTGATATTATTATTGACACTGTCATCTTGCGTGACTATATTGAAAATAAACAAAAAAATGAAACATATATTAAACAATATTCTGATTACTACGAAAGTCAACATGATTATGATACTTTACGTGATGATAATACATTAAACCCTTATGTTTTTAATGAATTTGAAGAAATTATTACACATATTTCAACACCTAATCCTGACTATCTTATTAAACTATCTACAGTAAAAATTTATTCCGATGACCTTATAGATATGTATACACGATATGGTGTTTTTGAAACAAGTAACTTTATTATTAAAATCGATGACCAACCTGAAATTTTTACATCTGAATTAGAACTAATGGCTAAGTTAGGAAAAGGTATAATATCTCCATACAACATTGTTCTACCTTACTATGTACATATTTCTATTAAAAATAAAGATAAAACTAGGAAAAAATGTCATAAAATGCACTTTAGTATTCAACCTCGTATCCGAAATACAATTGCTCTACATAAATGGTTACACTTTACAAGTAATAATTTTTATCATATCAACTACTATGTTAAAATGTGTATTACTATTTCAAAGTCTATACTTTTTATTCACTCTCATGATCTAGTTCACGGTGATATAAAACCCGATAATATTTTAATCGAAAAGTATACAAATATTCCTTACATTATTGACTTCGGATTATCCGGTATTAATGACTTATCTCCTGGAACCGGCGGAACGCGACCTTTCTGTTGCCCCGAAACAAATAATATTTCTGATAGCAAAGATAAAGATTACTTATGGACCAAAAATAATAAACGATATGACTTATGGTCCATCGCGTTTATATTTTCCACTATTATTATATTTAAAGATTCTTATAATTATTACTCAAACTATCCACACGGTTACTTTACTAAAGACAAATATGTTAACTGCGAATATTTACAACGTATACCACCATTATTCAGAGAACCATTCATGCTAGTACTTTGTAAAAAATCAGATATTAACCTTTCAAATTTTATTTGTCTTCTAGAAGATGCTCTAGCTAAATCAACTACTAAATAATATTATACCACTACATTGTTTGTTGTCTATGTTACCGACGTTACAGCTGTTACACTATCTTCTGTTACTTCTGTTACTTCTGTTGTGCTATTGCTTGGTACATTTATTACTATGTCTGTAGAAATAAGCTTCTCTCTCAAATTATTCGTTTCACTCGTTTCCATCCTCTTCGCAATAACACGCTTCGTATTTTGTCTCTGTAACATTCTCATTATTATATGGTCGCTTATCGACAAAGCACTCATATACGTCTTATATTTGAATACACATAACGATGTATTCGATTTTACAAACTTTATACTATACCACCAATATGCTGGTATATGTATCATTTGTCCAGGTATCAATGTGACATCTATACTTCGCAACTTGTCAAAATCAGAACGATATTTGTCCTGTACGTTCCATGGATTCACAGGCGATATAAACTCGAAATTTTCATAGTCATTTACCGAATATAAATACTTTGTTGCCTTCGGCGCAAATAGTCTTATTACTACCTTACCATGTGTTACTAACATATAATTACGATAATTCATATCATATCTAAGAGGTGTTTCGGCATTTAATGAAGCAAATATTATATCATATAGACATGATGAAACCATCGATGGTCTTAAAAATATATCGTTGTTTTTATAATAGTTGATAAGGCCAGACTCTTCTAGAAAATCATAATTATTTTCACTAACATATTTTGAATCTTTATCTTTTTTAAACAATTCAACAGATTCACTTATTGCTAAAGGAACATACAATTCTGTCTCGTCGTCGTACTCTTTTATGTTTCTTATTTTAATATCAAAAGCTCCATAATTCGCTTTAATACTATTGAAATTACAATTCGTCATTAACTTCTCATTCATAAAATCTGTCACTACAGGCTGCCTTAAATCACATACCTCCTCTAGCTTCTCTTTCGACGGCTGACATATTTCATATATCTCTAAATCATCTACCTTCTTCAAGTGAAAACATACATGTAAATAAATAAATAATACAAAACAAAATACTATTACAGCTATAACTTCTTTCATGAGAATATATTTATTTTTACTAATTTATTTTTATACTAATATTTGACAATTTATACTCATTCCGTTTATTCTATTTCATCAAATTAATAATATAAAATTTAAGTTTATATTATTCGTTTTTAATATTCTTTCTTGAATTTATAATAATCTCTCGCTCCTCATCCTCCTCATTATTATCATGGTTATATAATCATCTAATCTATCCTCTACTACCTATCTCCTTCCTCCATGACTTCTTCTAAGTTACCAATTGATAGACAGCATACTCCATCTACACCGTTATCCGTATTACATATACCAAACGAAGAGCCATTATTATTTTGTTCCATACACTGAATATCGTCTGGATTATATACACTCGTATCTATATTATTCACATCATCATAACTATTGTCCTTATCATAATCGCATTCGCCTCCGTCATCGCATTCGCTTTCACTACTGCTAGTGCTAGTGCTAGTGATAACACCAACACCAACATCTTCACCGTTATGTGATGGCAGCCCATTTGCTATAAGTTTCATCACAAGGCCTGATAACTCATTCAGAGTAATCTGCTGCGAATTTAGTAAGCTTCGCAATGACTCATTTTCTTTTTGAAGTGGCTCGATTTGGTTAATTATATCAGATAAATTAGTATTCGTCAATATGTTATCTAGGAGTTTTGTTATAAAATCAGTATTATTTACGAGCGAATCATATGAAAAATCATTACGGTCGCTCATTTTACTACCATTATCTGAGACAGTATTTACATTATTAGTTGAACCAGAAATAGGACCTGAAACTTTATCAATCCTATTTGACAACATCTGTATCCTATTAGAATGCTCGTTAAGCACAGCATCCATATTTAACAATTCATCATGATGTAACTTAAACAATACATTCGGAGGAAGAGCAGCACCAGACGGCAAACATGGTAATCCTGATGAACTAATAGGCAAGTCGCGTATATGAATACCATCTACCTCAGCAACTGCTCTATTATGTATAACCGGGTTTACTCTATATGGACCCGGCATATTTATAGTATTGTTGCCCTGTCCTGGTGTAGGTATTCTTGTCTGTATAGGCACAGGAGGCATAGACGGTGGTGCTTGTTGTGGAGGTGGAGGTGGAGGTGGAGCAGACTTTGCTGCAGCAGCAGCCCTTTGCTGTAACTGTTGGAATAACTGTTGCTGAACATGTGGAGGAAGTTGACGAAAATTTGGAGGTAATCCGGGAGGCAAACTCATTCCTTGCCCTTGCCCTTGCCCTTGCCCTTGCCCTTGCCCTGGTCCTGGTCCACCTCCAATCGGCGGAGGACCACCTCCTCGTCTCTTCTTTGCTGCTGATATTGACGCACTATTACTCATATTAGTTAGTAATCTTATATATTTCTTAGTAATAGTATTTTAAACCTTTTTATACGCAATCATTTTATTTTATTTTGTTTTGTTAAAACAAAAACAAGATAAAATTAATTCCTAAACTTTCACAAAATATCACAAAATATCACAAAATATCACATCTTATATTAAGCAACCATTTTCATCAATATTGTTTCATGACTTTTGTACCCCACCAATTTAATATCTTCAATTCGGTATTTATCGATTTTCTCACGGTTCTCATTCGTCTCACATATTTCTATCCTCGCAAACTCATACGGCTTCCGCTTCAACTGCTCCTTTAGCGCCTCTATATGCTCCTCATATATATGTGCATTCCCTAAATGGTAAACAAACTCATGTGCCACCAGTCCCGTATGTTTAGCAATTATATGTGTAAGCGCCGAATAACTCGCTATATTAAACGGTACACCCAATCCTACATCCCCACTTCGCTGATAAAGAGCACACGATAACTTATTCCCTTCTGATACATTAAACTGCATCAATACATGACACGGAGGTAGAGCCATCTCGTCCAATTGACACGGATTCCAGGCACTCAATACTAACCTCCTACTTGCTCTAGCTACAGGATCAGGATTTTTTAACACATCTATAATCTGCTGAAGCTGATCTACACCTTGTCCACTATAATCAGAATCACATCCATTATAAGGCGCATTAAAATGCCTCCACTGATGCCCATATACAGGTCCAAGGTCGCCCTCATTATTATTATATAATCCTCTACTATCCAAAAATTCACGACACCCATTATCATCCCATATATGAACTCCTTGTTCACGAAGTCTTTCATTGCTAGTATCACCGCGAATAAACCATAACAACTCTTTAAAACATGTCTTCCATGCTGTACGTTTTGTCGTCAATATGGGGATTTTGCCATCACTTAAAGAAAAAACCATCGAAGCACCAAAAATAGATTTAGTAATTCCATTGCGCCCTTGCTCTGTTACTCCATTATCCAAAATATCATGAATAAGGTTTAGATATTGATACTCTTCGTGTTCCTCATATTCTTCATGTTCAACGTCATCGGATATGGAATAACAACGCCTCATGTTATATTTAGCAATTCTTTTCAACATTTAACTATTATGTATTTCGACACTTACTATATTTTATACTTTATTTTATATTATAGTTTTTATATATCTTTAGTATTTTAATTGTATTTTTGTATTTTTAATTATTTATTTTTTATTTAATTTCTTAATATAATTCATATATAAAATGGATGACGACAATATAAAATCTATTACAAATCAAGGATTTTTTACTTATGTTTTTAAACTGTCGAAATTTAAACAGGAAGACCTTTTAAATATTATTCAGTACACTGTTTTATCTATTATACCTGTTATGTTATTTATTTATTTCACCAAGAAATATTTTCCTACCGTACACGAAGATGACTCGTCTATATATATTCTTACAGTTACAGTTATCGAGATTATTTTCATGATGACAGGTATATTCTTCATTGATAGAATTATCAATTATATACCTACTTACAGTGGAAAATACTATGAAACTATCAACTTAACAACTATTGTTATTATATTTATTCTATTCATGCTTTTAACTCACGCAGGATTTAGGATAAGAACTTCAATTCTTCTACAACGGTTCGATAACTGGTTTACACTTGATAACATAATTGCCAATAAGTTGGGATTCACACCCAAACCATTCAATATCGAAATGGAAGACGTTAAACCAGTACAAAAAAAAGGTAAAGGAAATAACAAAGCCGCTAATGGAGCTTCTAACGCCCAAGCAGGTGAGCAACAAATGTCTCAACAATATGCTACACCTGCTCCTCTCCCAACTCAAGGACCTATGATGCCTAACCCTATGTCCAACTATGGAGGAGGCGCAATGCCTACACAACAAGCTCCCAATTTTAACTCAATGTATGCTGGTCCTGCTAACCCCATGGTCGGTGCCGCTACACCTGGTATGGGCGGTATGGGCGGTATGGGCGGAGATGACTCATATATGGAACCTATGGCCGCAAATGCCGTTCTCGGTGGAGGATCTAGTTCATGGTCTAGTTGGTAATATCGAATTTACAGCATATTACACCTATCAAGTCTAAATAAAATATATATTGTTGTCTTTAAGTTTTTTTACAAAACAACAATATATTCGCCACTACCAAACACACACATGCACATTCACCTACAACAAAATATCTCTCTCAAAAAAAATAACACACCATTCTCCTTCATCTCTTTCTTGTCGTTTAACATTTTATGATGTGTTATCAAATCATTATACCACCTATAATCATCATATGATTTCATAGTAGTATATGGAATACGTGGACTATATACTGTATCATAATATAAATCGCCACTATCCGTTCTTTTAAGCACATTAGATGACTCCTGCATTCGCTGGTACACCACCTCATCATCCGGCATATTTGACTTACTCTCAAATATATTATAATACGTAAAATTCTCAAAAACCATTTTGTATTTTACTATTCGTTCACCAACGGCTTTTACACTTTATATATATTATTTTTATTTTATATACATTTTATATTCAATTATATACATTTTAGCTTTCTTATATTATTTATTTATCATAACAATTTACATATTTCTCACGCTTCTATAACATCTCATCACTTGCCATATATCATATATCCATATCCTTCTTATCCACTATCACCTCGCGACTCACAGCCCTTATTATCTTCTTACCATTTTTTGCCTCATCCTCTATCGGCTCTGATATATTCCTCAACATCGTTAAATACTCCATCTGCTTACGCTCTGTCTCTATCCAATCCGGGTTCTCCTCTGTCCATAACTGTAACGCCGTCCTCTCCTTGTCCGCTATCTTCTCTATCGTATTTCTCATTATCTCATGCGTCTCATCCTTCTCCCACTTCTCATGGTCCTTTATATACATCGTCTCCCTCTTTTTATCTGTACAATGTATAGGCCTCTTATATATATCCAACTCCTTCAAACCTCTTATCATAACATTGCTTATACCTTCCACTAACCCATTCTTCTTGGAATACAATAAGTCCTCAAATGTTATCTTCAATGAATCCACAAACTCAGATATATTGAGAGCATCCTTACACTGCTCGTTCAAAAATACATTCAAATTGAAATTGTTCGTAGTATTATTACTGTTGTTATTATTATTTATTATAGTATTGTTACCTATCTTAGGTATTATATCTTTCAATATTTGACGAATCTCCTCATTGTCTTTTAACAACTTTAATATAAGACCGTCTTTATCCTTCGTCGCCATTTCTTTTAACTCTGACGCTAATGAGGTGTCAGTTTTTTCATCATCTATTATAGTCTTATTACCACAGTTTCGCTTATGCTTAGCGAGACTCGTATGATGTCTATATTTATTACCACATATGCAGATAAAATCTTTGGATTCATGACTCGGCATTTTTTTGGTAGTCTGGTGTAGTCGATTATGCTTGTTGGTCTCAAGATGTTTTTTATAGTTAGATTCTTTACAGCATTTAAAGTCACATAATTCGCAAACAAAATTATAGCATTTTTCGGCATCTTTTTGGGTAGTCGTTTCCATGGTTTTCCCATATATTTAGACTACATTAAAAAATGCCTAAATCCTTTTCATATAATATATAAAAAAGTTGAAAAAATTATGGTAACAAAAAAATCAACCTAAAAAAGCAATTTAGAGCATTATGCTCTGAGTGACGAATGCATCGTTTTTTTTAAATCTCTACCCCCGGTTTTGAAAAAAGGACATTTATAAATGTCCATTTTTGAAAAAGGGACCTCGAGAGTTGAAATTTTCATACATCATCACTCTTTCGGCGTCCGCCCTCCCTTTTTTTGCTGGGTTACCTTTCTGCTCTTGTTTACTTTTTAATTTATTATATATATTAGATCATTATGGTCTTGATACAAAGATCGCAGACTTTTCGCAAAAGATGGGGCGAAACTTGGCGAACATCTTTTTCGTAAAACAAGGATGGACATTTTCGGGGGATGTTTTGAATATTCGCCGCGATGGAAATTCGATTTATGTCCCAAAAATGGGGGTTCTTGTTTTGACCCTTTTTCGCCATTTTTATTGCCCGTTTTTTGGGGATCTTTTGTATTTTTGATTTTGATATGTTTTATAAAATATGTCCTTTTTTGTCGGCTTGTTGTTTTATGATTTTTATATATTATGAATTGACAGATAAATCTAATTGTTGGGATAAATATATACTTATTACCTTTTAGTAAATATTTTTAGTAAATATAGGTAACAATTTAAATAATATATGATAGTAATTATATACACATTTATAAGATATATACCATGAGTTTAAATGTCGAAGACCTACTCAAAGCACTCGATAATGAAAATAATACAGGCATTGCCGGTTTAACTACATCTAAAATAAAAAAGGAGAAAAATGATATACTCCAAAAACTACAGCTTTCGGGACAAGAACTAAAAGATTTACATGCTCGTCTTAAAGATTATCGATATATTAACGAATTAAATGATATACAATTGGGGCGATATATACGATGGATACCACTCAATACTGAAACAGCCGAAATTAAATTAACAAAGGGAGCATTCATTGTAAATACGTTTTTAAATGATGATGGAGCCTCTCTAGTATGTCGTAACACATACCGACAACCCGTAATTGTAAAATTTGATAATATACTTATTTTTCAAAAATTATCCGAACAAGAACAAATCCTTATCGCCGCTATCGACTTTCTAGATAAAAAATAAAATACAATACCACGACATATTGTAATATATACTACGCTATATATTACGATACATTACACCCTTATAACTTTTCAAACTCGTCGTCTTCTTCCAACTCCTCCTTCGTCTCTACCGTTACCTCACTTTCAACTACGTTTGTATCATTCTTCTCCTCCTTATCATCATAGTTCTCAAAATATTGCTCTACGTTTTTCCACGCTTCCACTCTATCTTCATTATCATTATCATAGTCATAATCATAGTCATAATCATCAGCACGCGGTAATGACATCGCACTACCAGCACATCCTCCACCACATCCATATCTCACCATATACATAATTGTCCTGTCATAATCCTCCACCTGATCACTCATTTGTGTAATCATACCCCTAAGTTGTGTCGGTGTTTCAAAACAGTCGACAAATTCGGTATTAAAGTCCTCCACCTTGGATACTCGCCTACGCAGGATACCGATCTCGGCACATTTTTTGGCATTATCACGTGACCTCTGTTTGGCATGGCGGAGCTTCGATTCATGTTCTGTAAGAATATCGGATATTCTGTCTATTACTTTTTCGTTATCTACGATACGTTCATTTGCATATTTTATTGAATCAAAAACGTAGTCTAATTCTATATTTGTTGCTGTGATTTTTGTACTATTTTCATTAGTAGATTTTTTGAGAGTATTAATGTTATGTTCTGTATTCACCATACGCTCTGCTAAACCAAGATTTACCCAGTCGTTCATACGCGATTCAATATGATCAATTCTATTTGCGAATTGTGTGACATGAGCTATCAAAAGCTCGACAGACGCAACAAGCTCCCCGTGAGTTGGAAGTCGGTTTGTCGTAGGAACATTTACCATTGGAGTGTAATGGTGAGGATAGTATTGCGAATTTTGATAGTATTGGTTGGTGTTTGACGACATGATTGTATTTTCGGTGTTGTATTATTATATATAAATATATTTAATACTTTTTAATTTTAAATATATAAAATAAAAAAATCGGATTTATGTTATTCCACCTATAATTATACCATATTTTTAACAATGTGTACAAATGAAGATTTTTCCGTCGCCGCGGCAATGTTCTGAATTCGATGGGTCATTCGGATACAAGATTTCATGTGATGTACGTCCATGAATATGAAACTTTGGAAAGAACTCTTCCAGCTTTGAAAGCATTTCGCGGTTTCCATTGTTGATCAAATCATCCTCAATATGTTGCTTCATTTGGAGGCACAGAAATTGCGACAGATTTCGAAAGGCCTCCTCCTCGGTTCGATTAGTATATTTTTGCGAAAAGTGAGTTATGTCTACAGGCAAGAGAAGCTCATACTTCCAGAAAGTGTCACATGACATGCTGAGTTTAAGATATACAACGTCACTTATTGTATTTTTGTTATTATTGTTATTATTGTTATTATTGTTATTATTGTTATTATTGTTGTTGTTGTTGTGGTACATGTATTGGAATATTGTTGTATATATAAAACGGTTATGGGCTCTATATACAATATATATGTTTTTTGGCTTCAATTTTCCCTATCTAAAAGAGAAAAAAAGAAAGTGGTAAAAGTGAAATATGTGAAGAAGGTAAAGAATGTCGTAATAGAGAAAGTGTGAAAATAGAAATAGAAATAAACGAAGTTGCTGGT